CTTCTGAGTTACCTGATGCTGAACCAAGATAGTGAACAGCCGCCGAGTTACCCCAGCTGATAGCATTTGAATTGCGAGAGAGATCCTTGTAGGCTACATCAGTATATCCGCCATAGCCGTTGTAACCACCTGACATCATCACCTGCCAGTTGGTACAGCCTGCTCCGTTCCCGCCAGTCGTGGAAGGTAAGGTGCCAAAGCTGGCTTCATTGGTACCTGAGTTCCATGCACGGCGTGTAAACGAAGCTGTATATCCCCCTGAAGTGCCGCCACCTGCCAATACCATGTAAGCGGTTGATTTACACAGATAAGGCATTGTATAATTAAACCAACTGCCTAAACTCCAGTAATACGAATAGTAGTTTGCATGGGCAGCATAGAAACCAGGTCTGTTGTAGTTATGGAAGCTGGCAAAGTATCTGCGAATGCTGCTGTAGTAAAAAGTTCCACCTCTTGTTACCATGCCCATGTCAGCACCTGCACCATACTGCCAGGTAGTCACCGAGAGATACTGGAGTTGTGCGTTTGATAAACTTGAGAAATCATTCCAATCCGCCACTGTCCAGTCTGAGCCTATGTCTGCGCTGATACGATTGTTGGCAAGGTTAACATCGTTACTCTCCGTGTAGGTATTCACAGTTGGTCGGAACTTTAGACCAAGCGAGGCAATATAGCCTATCTTCCCTGCGGTGTTGGCTAGGCCAGTTGCTTGGCTGCTAACTCCATAGAAATCGCTGAATCGAATCGTTCCCGAACTGGGAGGACCAGCACCTGCAGGAGTGTATGCACCACCTGCGTAGTATTCTGATAAACCAATAGGATTCGAACCTCCTAGTTCTGATTGTATGTTCGCAGCGGATATCTGTCCTGAACTCTGTAGTGCCATATACATATTTAGTGTCAGATAAATATATTAAAGGAGAGCAACATGGAAGATCAAATCCCTGAGTATGAATTAGATCCAGACACACAGGCACTCTTGCAGACAGTACTAGAACTGGCACTGATGAGCGCTAACCTACAGCTTGATCCTAAGAACACACAGTCAGTAATGGACATAGTGTTCACCACCGCACATAGGTTTGGTATAGAGTTCGCCACGATCACACAGGAACCAAACACAGACCAAGCCGGAATAAACCTACAAGACTTACCTTTCGACATCCAAGTTACATTCATAGACAATATATCAGAATAGGTCACCGCTGCTAGTCAAGTGCTAGCCAGTGGTCACCGCTGCTACGGTCTAGTGTTACACAGCGAACACTAATGGTCACCGCTGTTAAGGTCTAGTACACAACAGGATAGACCAATGGTCACCGCTGTTAAGGTCTAGTACTACACAGATACGGATAATGGTCACCGCTGTTAAGGTCTGCTAAATACCGAAAGGAGACACTATGTACATAATACACATACCAGACAACCAACAGATAGAACCAAAGCTTAGATCTACCTATAGTGCTGCATGTAAAGAGAAACAGAGCTTAGACCAGTTAGTAGGTAAACCCAGTGCAGTAATAGATCAAATCGCAACTGTAAGATTTACAAACCAGGATACGAAAGATGAATAGAGAAACATATACATATGCATGCAGCATTTGTAGCATTAACTTCATATGCTATATGTGATTGGTACTGTGAATAGTACCACGTGCAGTCGTTGAGACACAACCGTAGAGTCAGTGAAACCAGTCGAGAGACTGTCGACTACTGTAATAGACTCGAGTTTGCAAAGTGATCGAGTCGGTTTGCAAAGTGATGCATTGTGATGCATTATGGAGACAGAGTATTTAAACTATGCCTGTCACCACCATTCTCCACCTTTTTTCACCATTCTCAACCGTGCCTCTTTTTTCGTAAGAAAATTCACATTTAAATTACAACAAAAGTTAGCAGATACTAACTTTTTTGGTTAGTAGATACTAAATTTGCATATAACTATATGTGCATATATGCATATGTGCATATACAAATATTTGTATATTTTTACATTTGTATATTTAAATATTTGTTTATTTAGATATTTGTATATTTTTACATTTATATATTTAAATATTTGCATATTTAGATATTTATATATGCAAATCCTCACCTGTTTTCACCCCTACCCCAAATTCCACCATAAACTGAATATTATGTTTTCCAAATCTGGTTGGAACTGAATATTATGTTTTCCTAATTTGCCCTAGCACGGTTCTTGCATACCGTTGGAACTGAATATTATGTTTTCCTAATTGGGTTGGAACTGAATATTATGTTTTCCAAATCTCCGTCAGATTGAAACTGAATATTATGTTTTCCTAATCCAGGCGGAGGGGTGGTGAGATGGACCTTGAAAAAAGATCCGTAATGATCACAGTGACTTAGCAGTAAGTCACTGATATTGCACGGGATCATTTCCGTTGCAATTCTCACCCCGTGCTAGTATACTATATGGACAGTGAGCGAAGGGCTTGCTTTTATACGCAACACAAACGGAGATACTTGATGTCCAAGCAAAGAACATTCTTAAGAGACGTGATCATTCCTACTCTTCCAGAACTGTTTCCTACAGAAGAGTCCCGTGAATATGCAATGAAAAATCCGCATATATATAATGTAGAACATCTCGTAGAAATATGCCTAGCCAAGGTTGGCGGCTACGAGTTTGTAGATGAAGAAGGATATGACTTTACAGACTATTCAGACTCAAAGACTACCAGTATAAATGAGAAAACTCTTGTGCTTACGATATGCTCAGTAGAAAATAAGATCGGTAGTCTCCGTATTTGTGCCTACAATCCAATCGCAGATCGCATTGACTTTTTCTACATGACACAGAGTCAATTGAGGGCGACTGAGGTTGCTTGTTGGGGGAAGAACAGTCATAAGACTCGTATACTTGCTAGATGGAACGCAGGTCGAGACAATTATAATTCTTTTGAAAAGTTCCGTGTAGACTCATTTGAAACTCTTGCAAAGAAAGGGACACTGAAATGATTCCGAATACAGTAAAGAATGACATACTGAATAAGCAGGAACAGGAGCTAGAACGGAATGCTCAGATCGCACGGATTAAGATCGTAGAACAAAAGATACGAGATTGGGACGTTCCCGGTTTGGGATTTGCGGGACTGAGGAGACTTGAACGACAATTGCAAGACCTAAAAGGCTCGGTTTGAGGAGACGACGAACAGCATCCACCGAGGGGCGATTTACCTAACAATATCAGTAGGTTAGTGCTAAGTCACTGTGATCACAAGGGATCTTTTTTGTTGACTTTCCCAGTTCGATCAACTATACTATTAAGACAGTGAGCGAACAGCTCCAATTGCAAACTCCACACTAGGAGACTCCATGAACAGTTTCACCCGCTCAGCCCATCCATACTACACAGACCGAGACTTCTGCGACAAGCTCACACTATACCGGACAGCCTGGAGTACGGTACACGAGACCTATGTAGGACTCCGTGCGGTATGGCGTGATCCTAACAATGTTCCTGTCATCTCAGCCCATGTGCTAGGCACTCCGGACGAAGAGACACATCTGTTCCGTCCAACTGAGTTGATCAACTACGTCCTCTAAAAAAAATAAAAAAAATGGTTGACTTCCGAAAGGGAGTCAGCTATACTATTAATACAGTGAGTGAACGGCTCACGCTTCCAATAACTCCTGCTACGGAGATCCAATGTCAGAACTATCCAATACAGTTTACTCATTCTGCTCAGATCCCAGTCACGGTTGGCTAGCAGTTCCGCAGGCTGATCTCGCCCGTGTAGGTCTTTCCGCTGCAGACCTGTCAACATTCAGCTTTTGGGACTCAGAATACTTCTACTTAGAAGAGGACATGGACTATGCGATCTTCTGTCGTGCCTTTGAGCGCACCGTAGGACACGCTCCAAACGTGAGATTTATTCCCTCAACAAGAGGCAATCACCCAATCCGCCGCAAGAACCGCAACATTATTGGTTGTACAGACAGTTCAAAACTCATCTCTCTAATGGTATAAAATGGAAGTAGAAGCAATCGTAAGGATCACGTTGAAGGAAGGATATGACCTTTCAACCCCAGATCGCGTCATAGAAGTGCTTAATGAAATGGATTATGAGTTTACACACGAGGCGATCGAAGACACTGAAATCGTAGACATCAATTGGGAGATTGACTGATGACATATCGGGAAGCAGATCAGCGACTAACCGCAATCCTAGACCGGCGGGTTAAAGAGTGTACAGAAAACGAAGACTTACAGAACAGTCATTCGTATAAGCTAGGTGTGTTAATGAGTATGATGTCTTGTGTACTAACCGACAGTCAATTACGGAAGTTTGAACAAGGAGTGCTCTAAAAAAGATCCTTAACAAGATCAGTGACTTACAGCTAAGTCACTGATCCTACAGGGAATCATTTTTGTTGATTTTTTTGCCCCAATCAACTATACTATTTAGACACTGAGCGACAAGCTCCAATTGCAAACTCCACGCACGGAGACAGTATGAAAGCAGTCATTAAGTTCCGCCCAAAAGCAGAGAAGCGCTCACGAAACTTGGATGCCGATCTGCGTACAGGTCAGGTCTACCTACTAGAGGGCAGGACTGTTGAGGAGACTATGAAGTCAGCTCGTCTAAACAATCGTCGCTACGAAATGATCGGAGGCAAGAAATTTTTGGTAGTCAGCTAAAAAAAAGGTTGACGGCAGGGCCTCGCCCTGCTATACTATTAAGACAGTGAGCGAACAGCTCTTCCTTCCAAAACTCCAACCGGGAGATCCAATGTCAGATACACGAAAAGCCACTAACCGACTGCTAGAACTAGTAGGCGACGGACTGCTAGATCAGTATCAGGTAATCCTAGCCTGCGTAAAGTATATGAGCGAGGACGATGTTGCAGACATGTGTCACCTAAACGAGTTTTTTGAGCAGGAGGACGAGGACCTGCTGGACGACTTCAACTATGCGGGCAGTCGTCATCATTATTAAAAAAAAAGGTTGACACGAGGCGTTCGGCCTGCTATACTATTAAGACAGTGAGCGACAAGCTTGCATTTTTCCAATCTACGCTAAGAGGGCACAATGGCAACAAGAGCAAGAATTGCATACCGCTACACAGACGGATCATATGTTTCTGCTTATCATCATTGGGACGGCTATTTAGACGGCTTAGGTCTTCTGTTAACAGAACACTATACAGATCCTAAACTAATTGAGAAATGCATACAGAAAGGCAACGCTTCTACATGGACTCCAGAGCCTGAGAACAATAATTACTATCACAACGAGCGTTGTATGACACATGCCGACACAAAGGCACTAATGGAAGACGCTTGGAACATGGATGAGGAATATCTTTACGTATACTCAGAAAAACTGCAAGGTTGGAGTGTACGATTCCGCAACGGAGATACGACACGGATCTCAGCTGAAAGTATTTTGTCAGCAAGAGAAAAATAAAGGTTGACGGCAGGGCCTCGCCCTGCTATACTATTAAAACATTGAGCGAGTCAGCTCACTTTTCCAAACTTGCACTAAGGACACACAATGACACAGGTCAAAATTGTCGAAGGAACTTACAACGTTCGTGGAACTGATACATCTGTTGCAGGTATGATCTTTACGCTTGTAGAGGACTTCAAGCTTGGTGTTAATGGCGGATATATTACAATTGACGGCAGCAAGACAGTAGGCTTTCCTGATCGTAACCTTAAGATCAAAATGGTAGGACCTCACTGTAGAGAACTGCTTGACGAAACTGTTTCTGTTAACAGTCGCAAAGAAACTGATGAGGAGACTATCGAAAGACTGCGAGAGCGATTTGACATGTTGGAGGATATGACGCGAGCATGCAAGAAGGGCGATGTACGTGCAATGATCGTGTCAGGTCCTCCGGGAGTAGGCAAGTCACACGGTGTTGAGAAAGTACTTGCAAAGCATGATATGATCACAACGCTTGCGAATACTGCTCCTAAATACGTAATCGTAAAAGGTGCAATGTCGCCTTTAGGTCTATACATGAAACTGTACAACTATTCTGCTAAAGATAATGTTGTAGTTTTTGATGACTGTGACAGCATCTTCCAGGATGAACTTAGTCTTAACATCTTAAAAGCTGCATTAGATAGCAAGAAGACACGTAAGATCTTTTGGAATACCGACAGTCGTGCGCTTCGTTCGGAAGGTATTCCAGATCAGTTCGAGTTTAAAGGCTCTGCAGTATTCATTACTAATCTAAAGTTTGAGAAAGTCAAAGGCAAATTGCGTGAGCATTTAGAAGCATTAGAGTCACGCTGTCACTACATCGACCTAACTATCGATACAGATAGAGAGAAGATGTTACGTATCAAGCAGATCGTATCAGACGGCATGCTCGACGAATATGCATTTGAAGACGACACTGCAGAGGAGATACTAGACTTCGTGTCAATTAATAAAGATCGCTTGAGAGAACTCAGTCTTCGGACTGTGCTTAAGATTGCAGATCTTGCAAAAGCTTTTCCAACCAAATGGGAAGCTATGGCAGAGAATACGGTGATGCGTCGAGCCTAAGCCCTCGGGCTCCGCATTGCACGGGCGGCAGTGCCCCTCAGCTGTCGCCCCAGAACAAAAAAAATAAAAAAAAGGTTGACGCGAGCACAAGGCTTTGCTATACTATTAATACAGTGAGCGACAAGCTCATCCTTCCAATAACTCCACATAGGAGATCACAATGGCAGCAAGACGCAAGACAATCGACTTAGACACTTTCGTCAACTGGTGCAACGACAGGCTCGCCAAGAGCAATTTCCAAGAACAAGACAGCACAGAAGGTGTTGGCTATCGCAAGGGCATTATGACAGCCGTTGAGGAGGCGCTGTTCAGTGCCAATCGCTACCAAGGCTATCGCGCCATCCGTCCACACGAAGCAGAAGTGAAGGACGGCTGGGGATACGACGATGCGACTGGTGAGTGGAACGATGACACTCGTCGTGTGTATTTCATCTAATCTAAAACTAAGGAGAATTATGATCGAAGACAACCGTACCAGCAAAGATATCCGCAAGGAGATCAAGCAATTGAAAAAGCTTGTGAAGGTAAAGCAGGAACTGTTAGGCATCGTGCTGATGCAGGAAGAGCTAAGCCAGATCAAACTACAGAAGACTTTTGACGACGCCGGTAACTAATTAATTTAATCTAAGGAGCACGACATGGCACAGGTAACCAAGCGAGTACAATCACTTTCACAGACAGTACAAGAAGTAGAAGAAGACATCTGCTGGCTGCAGCGACATGCAGTGAACGGCATCGTACCGCAGAAGGTACAGAAAGAACTGCAGGACCTGCAGCGGACACGAGCTAGCCTGATTGAACGACAAACAGAGCTGGCGTAAACGGTTCCTTATAAGGCAAGGGTTTGGTTTGGTAGAGCCTGGAGTGACCCTTGCCGCCTCCACCACTACACTTCACGACGAGAATCACAATGACAACGATCCAGAAACGATACAATAAACTAAGACAGATGTCAATCCAGGAATTAGAAACAGAACGATCCAGCCTGTATGACGCGATGGCAGAAGAAGAAGCAGATCCCTACGGAGGATGGGGTAGCTATCACCACGACAGCCTAAGCCTAGATGTGTCAATTGTAGAAGAGGTGCTGGACGAAAAAAAGAAAGCCAACAAGATCAATGACTTAGCGTTAACCTGCTGATATCGCAAGAGATCTTTTCTGTTGATTTTTTGGACCGGATCAGATATACTATATGCATAGTGAATGATACCACAACGCCAACTAGGAGCGAACATGACACGAGAGCAGATCCAACAAGCAACACAGGCATTCCTTGCAAACGGCGGAGAGATCCAGAAGATGCCAGAGCGCAAATCCTACACCTGGGCTGACATCAGCACGATGCTGGAGCGGATACTAGATCAGGTAGACGGCATTGATGATGAAGTTGAAGCCGGAGGATATGACGAAGCTGCCGTAGGAATTTAAAAATAATTTAAAAAAATGGTTGACTTCTCCGCAGGAGTCAACTATACTGTATAGACACTGAGCGAACAGCTCCACTCCACTCACTCCACACTAGGAGATCACATGCCACAGTCAGTCTACCACATCCAATTACAAGAGATCCAAGAAGAGATTGATATGCTGAACGAAGCCTGCACTAGGCCTGAAGAAGACGAGTTCCAGATCATGCGTTGGAGAGATCGCATCTTTGATCTGGAGCAGGAGCAGATCTTAATTGAGCAGCGACATGCAGAGCTGGATCAGATGGACGACGACTACGCCTTGTTTGAAGACTTCATCGAATTCGTTTAATCACTACCAAGGAGACACCATGAGTGTAGCAGCCAACATGAACTTCATCTGGGGCGCCATTGCCAACAAGAGCCGCACAATGATCCAAACAGATCAGGGTCCGATGCGGATCTTCTCCATCCGCACCAAGGCAGGAGTGGATATGGAGATCATGGCCGTCAACAATCAATCCAACAACCACACCTTCATCACAGTCACTCCAGACAATTCGGGTGACATCAGATCACGACTTTTTTAAAAAAATAGTTGACTTATCCAAGCTCGTTTGCTATACTATATAGACAGTGAGCGAACGAGCTCCATTTCCAATAACTCCAACAGAGAGTTCCAGATGTTGCAAGCAATCCGATCAGCTTCAGGCCTAATCTCAGTCCTATTCTTCTTCATCGCAGTAGGCAGTGACAATTGGCCCGCCACACTCTGTGCCGCAGCCATAGCGTTCTTGTTCGCAGTCGTAGAATATGAAGAAGCAAAAGAACTGGGCTTCTTCAACAGACCCACGGCGCAAAAGAAAATTTCCCTACAAAATCAACAGGTTGCACGTAAATAACTGAAATTGCATAGGATCTTTTTTGTTGCTTTTTTTATGCTAGTAAACTATACTATTAAAACAGTGCAGCAAAGCTTGCTGCGTTTTTTAAATTGCATTAGGAGTTTACTATGCAAACTATTAAAGTACTTGTAAGCGGCACAAAAAGCTTTATGCAACATGCAATTGCACTGACAACTGGCTATACAGTTAAAAGTTACTTGCATGAAGAAAGTATGAGTGAGGATGACGAATGGACAGAGTTTGCAGTATATGTGTTAGAGGGAACAAGAGAAGACATTGATGAAGTAGACACGCAACTGCAACAAATTGCAGCAATTGTTGATGAAGAACTATACGGAGGAGAACTAGGCGAAATTTAATGTAACACAAACATGCAGCATTATGCTGCATGTTTTTTGCATACAACAAACGGAGAGATTAACGTGCAACAAACAAAACACAAACCTCTGGACGTTCCTGGCTCACCTTATTGGTGCGGCAAGAAGGATAAGCAAGACGGATTAAAGTCACGTCCACATTACTATCCCAGCATGCTGGCAGGCAGTATGAAACGCTGGGGCACTGACCGTATGATGCAGATGGAGATAGAAGAGTATGAGCTTGGATACAACGAAAACTAATAACCTATATCGTGTACGCTATGCACACGGTACCAACGAATATGTGGACGAGATCATAGCACCCACAGAGCGGCATGCAGCCCAGATCATCATACACTACATGCACACCAACAACTGGACTACAGGACGGGTGCTGGGTGTACAACTACTAAAGCGAGCATACTCATGAACATATACTCTGCAGTAGAACGATTGGAAAGATTGATGTGGGAGAAGACAAGGATTGAAAGAGAGATAGTAGAAATGAATATCATAATCGATCGTCTCTCGGAATCCGAGAAAGAAAATTTTTTCGGTCGGGAGGAGAAAAAAAATTTCCTCGAGGGGTCGGGGCTTATAAATTATAATTAATGATAACAGCTACTTAGCTTAATGACCCCATATGTGCAAAACCACCACCCTGAAACTGTAAGTACTCCACCATGAAAAATTTGCGCCCGCAGATTTTTTTCACGCAGGAACCCCTTTGGGCTGCAAGCCTCCGTACCCCTCATCCGGGTGTTTCACGGTAATAACTGTATGGGAATTTGATTCACGGTGGAATGCACCAGTGTCGCTGCTAACACAAAGTGTCGACTCATCATCTGGAACGGTTCTCTGTCAATCCTCGCATAAGCTGACTCGCCAATCTGTCTATAGTACTCCGTTGTTATTCCACGGTGCTGCCTGTATGTGGGCCACGCTCCTGAGACTAGCAGTGCACAATCCGCAACCGTTTTACAGTCTAGGTCTGTTTCAGCGGTTAGATATTGTTCTGCGAAAGTCTTCTCCTGCGTGACAGCAGGTTTATCACAGTATTCTGCCATTACGGCTGTTGTATACTGCTGCAGTTCCCATGGTAAGCATAATCCTTGCTGGTCTACGACTTCTTTAACTAATTGTTCAAATATGGTTAAGTAAACTGCTTGCATACTATATTTATAGTCGGAGGAACGAATATAAAATTGCCTAAAATTAGCGATCGGGGCGTATGATGTATAATGATGTGTCGTTTTAACTGTTAAGAGGAGGTAATGACAAAAATGCGGAAATCGCCTGCGGGCTTACCGCTTTACGCTTCGCGCTCTAGATCTTACCACTAAATACCTTATGTCACGTATAATCGCATTTGGATGTTCAAACACATTTGGTCAAGGTTCTCCTGATTGCGTTACTGCTAGGCGTGGGGATCAACCTAGTCGCTACGCTTGGCCGGCAGTGCTCGGAAGACTGTTAAATAGACCTGTGGTTAATCTTGCAGTGCCTGGTGCTAGCAATTTAGAAATACTACATCAAATAACTCGAACAGAATTTAAACCTGGCGATCTTGTATATGTGTTTTGGTCTTATCTTGATAGATGGTCAATCATTCGTGAATCAGACGTCGTCCAGATAGGTCCTTGGTTTCAAGAATTTCCAAAGCGGAAAAACATGATCGAAACATGGTACAAGTACTTCCACGATGATTACCATGCACAATTCATGTATCGAATAATTGTAGAAGAAGCTAGGAGATTAATTTCTAAAACAGTAACCACGTGTACATTCTTAGAGCCTGGTCCTTCGGGCATACAGTTTGGATTTCCCATGTTACCGATAGATTTAGATCAACTACGAGAGCGATTTCCTGTTGGGCTAGATAACGTACATGTAGGAACAGAAGCACACAGGTATATAGCTGCACAGTTAAAAGAACGGTTATAATGTTTTATTCCGTTATAGATTTTTTCTCCTACGATACTATACAAAAAATTACCGCAGATATAAACTGTTATTCCAGTAGAGATTACTCGGGTTGGTCGGAACGTTATAATTACACTGTGCGCACCGATCGTTGTTGTTTGTATTATTCAGATTGGGTATGGAGACTGTTAAGGAAAAAAATATCAAGTACTCATCTATTACCTGTGGATTGGATTTTCCGTCCTTGGAGGATACACAAATTTTCAGCAGGAGGTTTTTATTCTTGGCACACGGATAATGTAATAGCCAATAAGGAAACACACAGTGTCCGAACAAGGACAATAGTTATTAATTTAGATACAGAATATGATTTTAAATTAGAAACCGTTAAGGGTGATTATGATTTAAAACCTGGAACGGGTATACAGATGCCAGTTGAAGACTACTATGCAATTAACATAGGTCGAAATGAAAGGTTAGAACACCGTGTTCTAACCACATGGGGAATGCGATCTAAGCTGTTTAGTTAGGTCGTTCTTGTTTTGGAGGAAGCAATCTTGTAGAGTCAATGTCATACAGTTCAAACATATCTCCGCCTTGGGATTTATTCGTACCTAAACCACCTGACTGATCGCCTAGATCTCCTATGCCTTCGTCATCCTCGGATGTTTGATTAAAGTTTCCTTCTACCCAAACTCCATTGCGTGCCTTCTGCATTGCTGCTTCTAGCTGTGCATGCTGTTCTTCTGTGTACGGTAATGAGTAAGCTCTAGGTTCAGTATCGTTGTCGTGTATTACCCACATGAATAATCTATCGTCGGAATTAGCATAACTCAAGAGTACAAACTTTGATTGTAGATAACGTGTGGTAGGATATCCCAGTATGCTGCCATAAAAAGTATATAATCCAATCGCACAAGCAAGTGAAACAGGAATTATATAATAAAGATGTATGCTGCTTCTAGTGCTGATAATAGCGTATAGGATCAGCAGCACAACAACTATTGCAATCAATAATAAATAGGTCATTAAAAGCCTCCTGAACGACTACCGCTTGATGTTGTTGTTGTGCCTACCTGTGCTTGCACTAATCGTTTAGGTAGTCTGTTTATTTTAGTAGCAGTGCCTTCTGCATCAAGTGTAAATCTAACAAATGTTTCTTCTTGTCCTTTTGCATCTAGAGTTTTACCATCTGAAAATATAATTTGGAACGGGTTTAATCTTAAAACTTCTATTTTTACTTCTGCAGGAATACGAGTTCCATATTGTTCAGAACCTATGCCTGGAGTAGTATAATAATGGGCATTGACTACATAGTCGCCTGGTTGCAGTGCTCTAAGGGTAACTATTTCTCTGTTAAGATAGATCTTTTCTACCTCGCCATTTGGTAAAGTATAATAATCATTTCTTACACCTAAATCGTCCTTGTCTAGGTGTGCATGGCCTGCAACAGGGTTTATGTAGCTGACTTTGCCGTTAGGAGTCTCTACCCAAAGGTCAATATCTCCTTCGTGATCGTCCTGCCAGCTCATTACAATCATAATCTCTGCTTTGTATTCTATTTCAGATGTTTTGGCAGGATTATTAATCAGCAAGAAGCTGATTAGGAACAGCATCACAAAACCAAGTATTAAATTGAATAATAAATCTATAAATGCAAGATTTGATACGTAACGTCTATCCATCTACGTGCTCATCCACTAACACCAGTTGTAACTTTAACAGCACACTCGCAATTAAGCCAACCAGTGTAGTCCATAGAGCAGTTCCCATTCCTGTAGCCATCATACCCAGTGCTTCCTGTACACTTGCGGTATCTTCTACATTTAAATCTATAAACACTGTGGTTAGCATGTAGATAAATCCTACCACAGTTCCTATCATTCCTAAGCTCAGCATGGTCTCACCGGCGAACCATTCTGGATTGGTGCTAAAAGTGTATCTGTCTTTATCACGGTCAAATCGGTGTAATCTGTAGCCTAGTCTCAGAGAGAATAAGAAATATAATCCTATAATAACCCAGCTAATCTTAGTAATGTCACTCTTGTATAGGCTGTCCAGGAATCCAAACGTCCAGCTGAGATACATCACTAATACACTTACACAGAATACCGTATACCATTTAAGTCTAGTTTGTACATGTTCATTCATCATTTATTTATCTCACCCCATTGTTTAAAAGTGTAACACTTGGTATCTACTGTATGTATATAATCTGATCTGTCCTGTGTGCGGATGCGACCTTGACCATATACGATGTCATAATCTCTATATGCTACTGGTCTTTGCACTGTAACGTCTATGTATTCGCCATAGCCTGTGCCTAGTGTTAAGAATGTTACCCAGCGTCCGTTAGTACCACGGAATGCACGACCGTTAGCTACAATACCTGCAAACTCTACACGGTCAAGCCACTGCTGTCGTACACCAAGCCCGTCCGGAAATCCCTTGTGCCACCAGCCCGGTTCTGCAGGCACTTTCACCCTGTGTGCTTCACAGTTGTATACCCAGCGCCTATAACTACCTTGACAGTGCTTTAGACATGCTGCCCAGAACTTGCGTTTGTTATGTGCTTTCTGATATGCCAGTGCCCAGATAAGCCGGCCTAGGTTAACAGCATGCGCCCTGCACAATCCAAAGCCACTTAGCTCTTGCAGTGCTGTAATAGCTTCTTGCTTGCGTGGATGATCTCCTATCCGTTGCATAAATTCAAGTATCCTTGAATCGTTCTTCTTTGCAAACGCACGGCGATACATGTCTGCTTCGTAGTTGTCTACATCTATTATATCACTGATAATCTCAATAGCATCATCCTCAAACACTATTGTGTCCTGTACTGCTTCTCTGCTCCAGTCGTGGAACATAGCAGCCTTCTGCCTACCTGATAGTGCTACTGGACGTATCAGTGCAGTAGCAAACACACAATCCTCCACGCTCTGCGGTTGTAGCGCACGGAATAACCTACGCATCGCAGGAGACTCGCCTTGTGTAACACCCAGCACATCTCCCCTGCACAACAGTTCACTAGTAGCAGGATCCGTGCGTGGATAGTCTGCAAGTGCTGTATCTGGATCTATTTCTAGCAGTTGCGACAGTCCACGATTAGCTAGGATATCTACCTTAAGGTGCTCTAGGTCTTCTACTTCATATTTGTCCAGCAGTATTTGATTATCTGCTGATATAAGACTTTTGGGTAGCTGGCGTGTAAACATTACTACACCGCCACAGTGCTTGCTTATACAACGCTTCTTGCCCAAGAGCTTGCGTTCTATACGTTTGGCTTCCTTAGGATCCACACCCGCAGATTCATACGTAAATCCACGCTTTAAAGCTCCTGTAGCACCCAAACGCTTTGCTGCTTCTCTACGTGCGCTCTTTTCTTTATATGTAACGTAGTTGCTTAAACGTGCAGTCTTACCAGGCCATTTTTTAAATATCCGCTGCATAACTTCATTCTGCCTGTGATGCTCAAAGTCTATGTCAACATCAGGCAAGTCATCACGCATTGGATTCATAAAACGTGCAACTGGTATACGCCACAGTACAGGATCAACATCTGTAATACCAAGTAGGTAACAGATGAGGCTAGAGCCTGCGCTGCCACGTGTCATGTGGGTAAGATCGTCTGTGAGATCTATTATATCACATATTTGGAGGAAGTAATCTGTGAAGCGTTGATTGAGGATTAGTTCGAATTCTTCTACTAGCCTTAGCTTGTATTCTTCGCCTTCGGGTACGGGTCTTTTAAAGCGACCCATGAGCCTTTCTATATTATCTAAATCTGTGTTTGCCATTGTGCCTTTCTTTGCCTCTATGGCAAATATTTACTTCCTAGTAGGTGTAAGGCACAATGATCTGATTAGCCTACAAAGGCTTTCTCTACTACATAATCTCCAGGAGTTCCTGTATTACCTTCTGCAAATCTATTTGCGTCAAGTATACGTTTTAAGTCTTCATTAAACTCCATACTACCGCAAAGCATTACACGATCTTGTTGAGGATCCATTTCTCCTAGTAATACCTTATCATTGATAAGTTCTGTAATACGTTTCTGATATCCAATATACAATTCATCTCTAGTTACAATAGGAAATAAATTTAGATCGTATCCTGTTAGGTCTGCCCTATATGCTTTAAGCTCGTCTTGCTCTCTTACACTCCATGCTACATTAACTTCTGCGAAAACATTGAAAATATCCTTCTGTCTTACTAAGCTCATAAAAGGTGCAATACCTGTTCCTGTTGCAAGTAACCAAAGCCTGCGACCTGGCTTTAGGTTTTCTAATAACAGGGTGCCTGTTGCCTTAGCGCCTACTTCAACTGTATCACCAGGCTGAATATTTTTTAGCCTTGAAGTAAGTGCTCCGTCAGGCACCTTGATCGAATAAAATTCTAAATGATTATCTTCAGGAGAACTGGTAATTGAATACGCTCTGCGTACCTTATCACCAAGCCCGATCATTACAAACTCACCTGCTTTAAATGTGTAGTCTACTGGTTTGTCTGTAACAAATCTAAACAGTGTATCAGTATAGTGCTGTACTTCTCTAACCATTACAACATGTTTATCGTTTTTTGGTTTTTCCGCAACTTGTTCTGCTTGCAGTATTAATAGTTCTGCTTGCCATTCTGCTTCTGATAAAGCATGCCATCCTCTACAAAAATCTGGACTTCGTCCGCATCCACACGCCATAGTTCTCCTTTAGTCTGTTTCAGTGTTTAGGTTATTTAAGAATTCTTTAAGTTTAGTACTGTCAGTTTTGGCTTTGATCTTACCTACTGTATCTCCTTCTGCAGGATCCTCTCTCACGGTTTCCTGTTGTGTTTGTGCAGTCCTTTTGATCTGGTCAAACACTGTGCTCTTACGTTTGTTAAATTCTTGATAGTCTTCGTCCTCGTTCATATCACGTATACGCAAATTATCAATATCAAATTCTAGATCTACTTTACTACCAACACCACTCGAGTTACGTGTTTTCATTAGCTGTATTTGATATCTACCACGCTCTCGCATTGCCCTACTTGTAAAGATACCTATCACATTATCTGCAGTTTGTATCTTACTAAGTCCGCCTGATATGTGTGAATGATCAAACTCTATCTCTTCCACGCTTGCTCTATTCAGCTGGCTAGCTGTAACAAACAGTGTGTTAGTTTCCATTGCTAGGTTACGTAGTTCCTCACTTACATATTTGTCCTTAACAAACAAGTTTTCTGCTGATATACGTTTAGCAATAGGCATCATTAGATCTAAATAATCAACAAGTATCACTTCAATCTTACGTCCTGTCTTAACCTCAAACTCTTTAATGTAACTACGTAGATCATTTGCAGTCTTACCACTTGGCATATACTTAACTTGGAAAGCACCGGACTTTTTACCTATCATCTTTACTTTCATTTCTACATCGTCTATGCTTTTAAATATCTCTCTGCTGGGTATGTCTGTAACCATACTGTCAAGCCTCATGCTTACAATATTCTCACTAAGCTCAAATGTCAAGTACAGTACATTAAGTCCTGCCAGCGCCCAATTCACTCCTAGATTAGCTAAGAACAAACTCTTACCAGCACCACTACCTCCTGCGAATATATTAAGCTCTCCCCTGTTAAATCCACCAAACAGTCGCTTATCTAGCGTAGCCCAGCCTGTGCTAACCTGTCCATTACGACTTTTTATTTCTTCTAATCTTGCACGGGGGTCTCTCCAATAGTCTGTTCCTAGATCTTTCTGTAATCCTATTTGTACTGCTCTCTTAACTAGATCTTCAACAGGTCCATATTCTCCTTTCTCTAGTAAGTCTGCTGATTTGAGGATTGCATCTTCTAGTGCTTTATGTCTACTAAATGTTTCAAACTCCTGCAACAACCAATCATAATGTTGTTCTTGTAGTGTACCTGGATTTTTTAAATCGCATTTAGCGGCAGCATTAATCATGTCAAACGTAGGCAATGCGTTATGCTCTGCTACATAATCCTTTAGGAATTCTGCAGCAGGTTGCAAACGCCTATCAAACGTCTTTGGTTCAAATACACCTTGACATCTTACATAACTTTCGGCATCTGTAAGGAACATCTCAAGATATACTTTTTGTATATCATAACCGTAGTCTACATTTTGTCTTGACATTTATTTTTTGGTTGGCATTGTAAAAAGTGCATTTACTGCATTTTCAGTTGGCTTACGTGCAAACACACACCATTGTAATACTTCTTCATCTGGATAGTTTTCTGCTACATAATCTTGGAAGCTCTTGCCTGTTGTATACACATCATCTACTACAAGCACAGGATCATTTAAGTTTTGAGTACTGTACTTATCTAGTGCTTTGCCTAGTGCTACGCCACCTCTGGGTATACCTATAGCGGCTCGCCAGTTACGAGGCTCATACTCTCTAATAATATGTGCAAGGGCTACCCATTCGTCTGGTGATATAGCATCACATTCGATCTTCCAGGTAAGTGGCAAGCCTGCATGGCTAATAAAATTTATTTTTTGGAATAAGTCTATGTTAATGTTTTTATTCATGAAAATACCTTTACATTGTATAGTTTACTAAATTCTTGTGCATCTGTCAATGTGTTTACTATCGGTTTGCCTTTTATATTGAGACTAGTGTTTAACAACATAGGACAGCCTGTTAGTTCGTACCATCTTTCCAACAACGCTCTAAAACCTGGGTGATCTTGCTTTGTAACTGTTTGAACTCTGCTGGTTCCGTCTGCGTGGACAATTGCAGGGTATCTTTCAGGATAGCGACAACGTGCGGTGTACTGCATATAACGTCCGAAGGGCGGCTCAAATAAACTGGATGCGTGTTCTGCAAGGACTGCAGGTGCGAAGGGACGGAACTTCTGTCTACGTTTAATGGCATTGACTTTATCTTTAATATCCATACGCTGAGGGTCAGCAAGAAGGCTGCGAGCGCCAAGGCTACGAGGACCGAACTCGGCTCTTCCTGACGCAACCCCTGCAATACCTGTTTGCATAAGTTCTGTAATGATTTCATCTACTGGATATTCTCCTTCTATATCATAACCCAGATACGGTCCAGGCCATTCTATATGTGTGCCTCTATGTGCAAGCACTGCTCCTATGCAACTGCCTGCATCGCCCGGATTAGGCATTATCCAAATGTTACCTTCACCATTCCAGTGTTCAACTATCTTGCTGTTAGCACTGCAATTCAATGCACAACCACCCATAAACACTAGGTTACTGCTAGCATATGTCCTAGCTACAGCCTTACTTATCTTAGTTAATATATGCTCATATGCCCATTGCGTTCCTGCTGCTACGTCATACGCCCATTGTGTAAATTCTTGTTTATCGTCTAAGATATTAAATGCAATCTTAGTAGGTTCCCACCACATGCATCCCCTATGTAGATTGTGCTTTAGCTGGAAGTTAGGAAGGCGATTAAAAAAGTTTAAATGGTTAGGAAATTGTTCCCAAAAATCGTTTAATATTGTTTCTCCATACTTACCTGCATCTCCATATGCTGCCATACCCATAAGTATGTATTCTTCCTCATTTGGTTTAAGACCTATGCGCTGTGTCATTGCACTATACCAAATACCTATGCTGTTAGGATAGTTCCATGTCCGTTTACAGGTTAGTTTATCATACTCACCTTCCCACACACTTAGTGTATTCCATTCTCCTATTGCATCTATGACTAGAATTGTTGCATGATCAAATCCACTAGTATAATATCCCGCTGCTGTATGTGAACGATGATGACCTACTGTTGATATAGGCGATGTTATACCATATTGTGTCAAATATTTTTTTATGCGATTCTTATTGAATAAATCTTTTTGTCCTGCATACCATTGTCTTGTAGTTTTTAGAAAAGGTTTTTCATACCAAACAATCCTATCAGGCTGCCCCCATTGTAGTGCATAATTAATAATACTAGGATTTAAGTGTGCATCATTTTTTTTATGGCTAAATCTTTCTGCATGACTTGCAAATTTTATTTTGTCGTTGTTATGCACACTAATTGCAGCGTCATGACTATTAGCACTAATTCCCCATGTAATCATTTAATCATATATAAAAGGATCGTCTTCTCTTAATTTTTTTAATTTTTTCCGGTATTTTATTTCATCTTTAATCCAGTAATAAGGATAAGATATCCAATACCAAATAATGCTTAATTTTTCTTTTAACCAAACCATTTTTTTGCCCTTAAATTTATTTTTAAATTAGATGTTTCTATTGCGGTGATAATACTGTATAAAGTTAACATCCTACCGTATTTATGTACAGCGTCACCTATGTCATTTATATCTTTACTCCACATAGGAAAACTTACACTCCAGCCTAGATCTATTGCTTGGTTGATTAATTTTTTTCCAGCAGGATCTCTGTCCGGTATTATAATTTTTTCAGTTTCTAATGAATTTAATAATAATGCCTGACCAGTTGATATTTCAGATCCTAAAATACTAGTAGCGCCAATAAGTAGTGCATCAATAGGGCCTTCGCAAACTAGTGTAAGTTTATAATTTTCTTTTTGCTGGTCTAGCCCAAAAACATATCCAGGCTGTGAATTGGTTATATATTTTGGTTTTTTATTTTGTGTTGTACGTGCTGTATAACCAACAATTTCATTTTCATAATAAAAAGGAATAATTAATCTATCTCTATATCCTATTTTACTAGACCAATAAAAATTTGTATCATTAAAATCTAATCCTCTATTTACAATATATTCTATAATTGGAATTAAATTTTTATCAACACTAATAGAATCGTTAATACAAACAACATTATCTGGTAGTTTTATTTTTTTAAATGCTGGTACTTTGATATCATGCAGTTTTGATTTTTTATTATCAATTTGTTTTAATAAATCTAAGGCGAGTTGATTAATTGTAGTATCAGGAACGCCAATCCAACTTAAAAAATTTTTAAATTTTAAAGAAAGATTACGTCCAGCTTGCCAGCTACATTTAAAACCACAATTAAAGCAGTGATAAGTTACACCTTCGTCGCCATTTATAATTAAACCGCCGCGACCTCTTGTATCCTGTGCGTGTCCATTATAATGACAACACGGGGCATTAAAACTTATCCAACCACTAGGTGTAATTTTTTTCTTTGCTGGTATGTGTACAGATACAATATTAGATACAATGCTCATATTTTAATTATAGCAAAGTAACTATCGTTTGTCAAGTTAATGATTTAGTTTTACACTATTAACAGAACCATCAGTCCACGATGTTATTAAACATCTAACCCATACAAAATTACCAGTAAAGTTATACATTTTACTACTGGTTTCATTTACAAGATATTCAACATAATTCGATATTGTATTTGTAGTCACATCTGTTATGTTAACTGTAAACCAATCTTCGTCTGCAGGATCGGTAGCTAGTGATGCTTGTATTTCTACTTTACCTAAGAATCCTGTGAGCACAACTTGTACGGTATGGAAGCCATCTGCACGACCATAATAACCATCGCCTTTAAATTTTTCACTTGTAATAGTTTGTTCTGAACTGTCTCCCGGGTGCGTCTGGGTTGCTATAATAGTTTCACTTGTTGCCATACCTATTCCTAATTCCTTACTAAAATTTTTGTTACGGTATCATTTGGTGATGCAGTTGTCTTAAATCGTAAGTAGTTGTATACGCCTCTAAAATTAAAATAAGCAGGCATTGTTTCTGTACCATCAAATGTTATCGTGTTTATCGGTGCCCAACTAGTATCTTCATTAATGTTTACATCAAGTGTAGCTTCTAGTGTTGCATTACCTACATAATTGTTTGTATATATTGCTGCTGTATGTAAAGCTTCGTTACCGTTGAGAGCAGGTTCTGCTGATATGGCCTCACTAATCCATTCTGTATTGTCTTGTACAAAAGTAGATACAGTGTGCGGTTCTGCTGGTCCTGGAAATGCATAATCGTCAACAAACAGAGTGGCATTGTTATCAAAATTACTATCTGCGAAGGTTAAATGATTATCACCTTCTAAATCTGTAAGATAGATATTGTAACGTAAGTACTGTCTTTGAATGTTTAATAAATCATTTTCTGTAATGTTAATCTCAAATTTACCTTTAGCTCCATCTTGTACAGTGCCTACTCTTCTTATAACTTGTCTTTTTGTTTCGTCAAACGCTACAAATGTAGGCATATAATCGGTTATATCCATTGGTTTTTGATCTGCATTAACTATTTTAAATTGTATTTTATTGTCAATACCCCGGTAGGCTTTTATCTGTCTACTATACACTGGCATGTACTCCGTGTCAAATCCTGTTTCATTTGTTACAATTATAATTGTATTTTTTACTAAATATCTTGGTATAAGCTGCATATTATATTTATTAGAAAGAATACTATTATTAATGCTACGAAAAGATATAGAAGAAAAGTATCCGTTTATAAGTTTAATACAATATGGTGGTAAAGAATATGTTGGAATTATAGTAAACCAAGATTCATTTATTACCACTATTTTAGATTATTCTATCTTAAAAAATCTAAAAGATAAAAAATTTTTTCTACAATTAGGAGAAATGTGGTGGATGGAAAGTAATCGAATGATTCCTATTACAATCTTTTTACGACATGATATAGTTCCATTAAAATATTGTTTAAAAAATTTGAATACAAAAGATGTTGATATAATTATTGGTCCTACAGTCAATTTAGGAAGTCTTCATTTAAAACGTGTTAAGCGGAAAAGTATTCAAATGGTAAGGAAACCAAAAAAAAATTAAAAATAATTTCCGTAAACTCTATAGTCTTCTTTATATAAATTTTTTATTTTATCCACTTCATCTTTTCTAATATCAAAAAACTCAACTGCAAAAGAATTTTTGTAAAACACATTAGGAATATTTTCTGTAAGTGAAACATTTTCTACTAATGGAATAAATTTATCACCTATATTTTTTGTTAAAATTATTTCAGTATATATAGACGGATCGCTACCATAAGACGTTATTAAAGAACGGGTGTGATTTCTGATGTCACGATAATTTAGAATAATTGTTTCATACTCGTTGACAAATTGTGTAAACGATTTTACTGTTTGTTTTATATGATCTTTATTCCTTTGTAGGACTCTATCCTTGTATGCACTTACAAATCTCTCAACAGGGTCTCTGATTATTGCAACTCTGGTTGTAAAAGAAAAAATTTGGTCTTTTGATAATTTGACAATTTGGCCATTTGCCCAATTTTTAGTTGGAATTTTTCTAGTATCTTTTCTAAATTTAAAAGATCCTAAAAATGGATAACCTAATATAGTTATTACAGAACTTGATCCACATTTATTAGCAACTGTAACCAAAATTTTATTTTTATTATTAAAAGTAACTAGATAAGTATCTTTCATTTACTGATTACATTTTCGCAAATTAAATTCATGTGTACAGTAATTGCAACTGCATAAGATATTGCATGAGCTTTTTTAAAATAGTATTTATTGTCATCAGGTTTCGACCATACTTCTGATAGTATGGTACTCCAATTTTCATTCAATAGATATCTCTTTGCAGGTCTAATTATAGCAAGTACAGCAGCAAGTTGTTCTATGTTTTTAGGTTTAAGTTTTTTACAAATTTCTGAATGTCCTGATAAATGGAAAAGTAAATCAACAAATTCTTTGTGTTCTAATAATTCCCACAATGGTTCTTTTTCCATTAAACGAATTAAATGTTCTTCATCATTTACATCTTTGTAAATTGAAACATTTAGGAAATCTAATTTAAAATATCCTCTATCTTCTGCTTGTTTATAATCAATTGAAGCATAATTATTAATAGGATTATGCGGAATTTCTGTTACGTATATCCCAGTATTATGTTTTTTTGTGTCATCAATAGTTGCAATCCGATGTTCTATTTTTGAAAGAATATTATTCCTATCTGCAAAATCTATATCAATATCAGGCATGCTATTCTATGTATAAAATTATATTAGGATATAAAACCATTAAACTTATCCAAAGCCATAATGTATTAAAACTAACAAGCGTAGGCAACAGTTTTTTATTGCTTGCCCATATTAATGTTGCACTTGTAAATAGACTTAAAAAATATAATTGCCAAATTTGTATTTTCCATAATAGTCCAGGTATAATAATAATAGCTTTTGTAAACCAACTTGCAGCTTCGATTATATTATAATTAGTCCAATACTTTTTTGTAAACCATAATTTATAACAATTTATTATTTCCTTCCACCCAGTAAAGGTGTAGAGTAAAATTGTAAATAATAACCAAATAATAATAATGATAATAACATTAGGCATAATGTTTTTGTATTTTTTTTGCTTTTTTATTAGCCATTTTCCAAACTAGTGGGGATACACGATCTTTAAAAGTAATACCCTGTAAGTGATCATATTCGTGCAAAAATACTTTAACACTATAATCTTTTAAATGTGTTCTTTTCTTTTCTAAGTTTTCATCATAATACTCTACTAGGATTTCTTTTGGTCGTTTTACTTGTGCAAATACATTTGGAAAACTTAAACAGCCTTCTATGTCAATAACAATTTCTTTTGTGTGCTGAAGTACAACAGGGTTAATTAAAATCGAGTTATTCTCTTTACCGTCTCCCATAACAAACAATTGTGCATCTAAACCAATCTGATTCGCTGATAATCCAATTCCATTGTTACTTAACATAAATTCTACCATTTCATTTTTTAAGTCTACTGGATTAAAATCTACGTTATCGATATTAACCGAATTGACTTTTTTAGATAGAAATTCGTCTGGATAATATACAAGTTTCATAGTCTACTTTCTTTAATAATTTGTTTTGCTAATTCTAAATCTTTTGTTTGTCTTTTAAATTTTAGTGCCCAGTGTTCAGGATCAACAATATGATATATCATTTTTAATTGCTCTTCATTAAATTTATCAAGCATTTGTTTACCGCTGGTGCTATTTAAAACAATCCAAGGAGAAATTTTTCCATCTTTAATATGATATACAGCTCTGTTTGTACTAACTAAATTAAAATAATGATTCCATACTGCTGGCGGATTTTCTTCGGCCCATTCAGTCATTGTAAGTACACTACGTTCTAGCGCAGTAGTTACATCTTCTTTTTTAATAAGCTCAATTGCGTAACGTTCATATAATTCTTCTTTACACCATTGTTCTAACTTCACGCCACTTGTTACAACATAGTCTACATACTTTTCTGGATATAGTGGTTTGACATTGTTAAGGAAGCTACCAAATTTTACAAAACTGTTGTAGTATGGACTCTTGCAAAATTCTTCATACGTCTTATCTTTCTTAGAGCCCATACTACGTTTGTAAAATTGATTAAATGCATAGAAGCCTAACTGTACCCTTTTCTCATCTCGCTGTAACGCTCTGCGTTTCTTTTCGCATAAATGTGCAAAAAGTGTTTTTTCTCGTGTGTATGATGTGTTACAGTATTCGCAGGTATACTTAGAGTTTGATGTCAAGCGCATGATCCTCAATTAGCTGTTTAATTTCATCCTCTGTAGACAATTGAGCTAGCAATTCAATTTCGTCTGCCTTTCTTTCAGGATAAATTTTTGTAAGTATTTTTTCAAACTTTCCGGTCACGTTTGTGACATTTGATTTTAATCCTTGCCATTTATGGAATTCTATTTTGCCTGTGTTTCCGCATAAGCATAATAACTGCCATTGTAGTTCCTGATGTGAACTAACAACCATATAGTTTTTGTTATAGTATTCGTTTGTTTTTAAGACAGCAAGTTCCTGTTTTTCTCTTTTTCCTGCAACACTTGAAGCATATCTATTCATTAACCAAAAGGATATACCTTTTTTAGATTCGTCATCTAATTCTTTCCAAACAGATTTTGCGCCCATATCAACTGCAGCAAGAATATCTTTTACTGGTAGTTTATTAGCCATAATATATATTACTATATAAGATTACAAAAATCAATGACTTCAGTTTGTCTCGATACATCCTTTACAAAAAAAGCACACAATGGATTATCATCGTTATTTAATGGAACAGATAAAAGTTGACCATTTTTCATTTTTGGAAAGTACCATTTTACATCATTGTAAAAATTTGTAATTTTTATTTCTCCATAATCTGCTTTAAAACTTTTTAATGGATTGAACAAGAATGCATCAAAGCCTCTGTCGTTTAAACTCGTTAAAGGTAGTATTTCTAAATCTTTACCTGTATTACGATCACCCACAGCAATATGCCAATCAACTGGCATGATAATTTCATTTCCGTTGATATCCATAGCTATAGCAGGACTACTAAAAGATTCTAAAAAGATTAATGGAATAAAAAAGAAATCAGGATCCGACGGGTCACTGTTATCTAGTACACTAAATCTAAAATCTTCTTCGATTTCATCTGGTAAATTATTAAGATCATAAGTTTTGTTTTCTAATGTAAGTATTCTCATTGCCAGTCAACCTTTTCTATTGTAAATGGATATTGAGCGTCTCTATAAAATTTTTTCCGCTCTGTTAAATGTCTTTTTGCAAATTTGCAAGTACTAGTAAAATCCCAAATCTGTACAAAGTCTTTGTCCTTAGCTTTACGAACTCCTCGTCCAATTGATTGTATTACCCGAACAAAACTTTTGCCAGGTTCAATTAAAACAAGATTAAAAATACGAGGAATATTGATCCCCACAGCAGCAACCCCGTAAGTTGCAACGATAACCATATTGTCTGCATCTTGAATTTCATCATAAGCTGATTTTCTGTCCTTTAATTTTACATCACCTTTTATAAAAATTGAATTTTCTATACGTTCATGCAAAAGTTCGCCCGCACTAATACGATCAATTAATATAAGTGTGTTACCAGATTCCTTAATCTTATTTAACATTTTAGCAATGTAGTTTACACGATTTTCTTCGGTTACAAGATATTTTAATTCGCTTTGATAGTCTCTGTGTGCAACTGTGTCTATTAGCTGTACAATGTTTACATGACAGTTAGACAGTACACCTTTGTCCTGCAATTCTTTAGCTGTAATCTGTCCAATAACAGGTCCTATACTTGCGTGTAGTGCTTCGAATTCAAAACGTTCTTTAGGCACTGTACCTGTTAGTCCCCAACGTATCGGAGCATTACGTAGGTTGCGTGTAAGCAAATTCTTCAAGACCTCGGCCTTTGCTTGATGCACTTCGTCAATTATTATTGTGCTTACACCGTCTAAGAACTCTGCAAGTGTCAATACTGCTGTACCGTCTTTACTTTTCTTATCTAGTATGTTGAGACTTTGCCAAGTGCATATGGTATGTGTTTTGGATAGGTCTTTCCTATCGCCAAAGTATACGCCGCAGTCCAGCCCGCAATTTCGGTAATCTTCTTCAGTTTGTTGCACAAGAGATTTGTTTGGAACAACGACAAGTGTTCGTCCATATTTTTCCGCTATGTGTGAGAGTGTTGCGGTGGTAATAGTTTTACCAGCGCCTGTTGCAATCTCCTGTAGAGACTGCGGATTCTTAACAAAATTATTTATAGCTTCTACTTGATAATCTCTTAATACAATATCTTCACCTGCTGCAGGATGTCCTTCAGGCCATTTTACTCCTTGTTGTTTCCAATAGTCTTCTGTTATAGGTTGGAAGTCTAGTGTAACAGGATGCCTGCGATCTTCTATGTCAGAGATCTCTACATTATTGTTTTGCAATATCTCTACGATTGTATTGAGATGATTGACGTATCCTGTACCGCCTATACCAAAAAATGCTACCTTTCCATCCCATCTACCGAGTTTATACTGCGGCATGTAACGTGCATATGGTACTTCAAATTTAAGTGCATTTGCAAGTTTCCTACGTATCTCAACTGGAAGTCCTTCTAACTTAATATTGACTTCATCTTCGATAATTAATTTACATGATGTCATATTTCTGTTGTTTTTTGATGAATCCAAGTAGTAGGTTGAGTATCAAAGTGAATGACTAGTTCACATTTATTATAATATGTTGACACAAGTCTGCTATGTCTTATACTAGCTAAAAGTAATGTTGTGGTTGGCTGCCATTTACTAATAAGTAAAGGCTTAGGAAGTTTTTCATTATTAATAATAATTACCTGTGTTGCTTCTGTAATTTTGTTATTTAATTTAAACTTTTTTACATTTTCGTTAAAGTCGATATTATTTCCAGATATGTTGTCTAGTCTAAACAGTACGCTTATGTCTTTTATATCTATGAATTTTTGTAAACTGTCTATCAAATCAACTAGATCTTGATTTTCTTGTCCTTTAGATAAAATTACTAACAAAGGAAATCTTTTAAGTTCATTTATTACATTACACACATCAAAAAAAGTATGTATAATTTTTGACATGAATATATTTTTATTTTCAAGTTTTGCAATTTTTTCTGCCAATGGCGTAAGCATCGAAAATGATCTATTTAATTCGTTACTATCAAATAAATTTAATCCAAGAATATCTTTCCTGTCATAATATAATGCAAGATTTTTTACAGTAGGAACTCCTAAGATTTTTATTGCATATTCTTCAGCAATTTTTGATGTATTGACAAATTTATAATTTACAATACCCGGTATAAAATCATTTTTAGACTCAATAAATTTTTGTATAATATTATAAAAATTTAGCAATTCTTCATCAATTTCAAAATTACATTCTTTTAATCTATCTACAATTTCAAATACATTCTTCTCATTTAATTTTAAAAAATGAGTTTTCGATTTACTATCATAATCATTCCTATCTTGCAAAGATTTTATAAAATTTATATGCTTTATCATTTTATTAGAGTAAGGAAATGTAATTCCTATCATTACTTTCTTTTCATTATCAAATAAAGTAAACGACTCTTTTTCAACCAAAAAAACTTTTTTAGATCTGTCTATTTCTCTATAGGGATGTCTTAAATTATCTAATCCGTCATTAATATCATAACCATTTTTTGAGAACTCTTTTTCATATTCTTTTACCTTCTTTTTTGCCAAGGAATGCTGTCTATCAGTTAAACCTATGTTTTTTTTAATTTGACTTGATAAACTAGTAATTAATTTTCTATCTCGTGTGTCAACATCTAATGTTGATAATATTTCAATATAATCTTCAATAGTCATAAAAATCCTAACAAAATATTATTATATATTATTTGAAAGCTTTCGTCAATCTGTTTAATGGTTCGCCGGTACTAATTTCGTCTAAGGTCCATTCAGTATAGCTAAGATCATTTAACCACTGATATCTATCAGGTTTTGAAGGATTGTTAATTGTTGAAAAATTTTGATTACTTACTTCATATGCAAGGCTAGAAGAACTTGTAAAAATTGGGATTCCGTTCATTGCTGCCAGGATTGCAGGATTACTACTGTGATTTACAAGTGCTGTGTAATTTTCAAATATCAAATCATAATCATCATAAGTGTTGAATAATTTTTTTGGATACTGAATTTTAACATTTTTAAAACCTGCTAAATCAATTCTTATAGGGTTACGAGGATGGGGACGTACTACTATCTCTTTATCAGTATGCATCCTTAAAGATTTAATTGTGTCATTAATATAATTCCTTCCATGATTAATATCTTTCCATTGTCCACTTTTTAGATGTTGGCATGCAATTAGTATAGGTCCGGTATTAGTTTTCCAATCATGTAGTTTCAAATTTAATTTTTTTACACGTTGATCATTATTAAGTTTTTCTCCAAAATATGCATCTCTATTAACACCATTTACTGCAACTTTCCATGTAGTACCACGCCTAAAGCATCCTATCTCTAAGACAATAATTGGCTTATTTTTTTGTCTACATCTGTCCCAAATAAGTTTATTCTTCGTCATCCTTCCGGACCAAAGTACACTCCATATAACTTCAATATCAGATTCCATATTTAAACATACAGAGTATCCAAGTTTTTTTACTCCTTGGGCAAATGCTTCAAATACAGGTTTAGAATTTAATGCTCCGTTTGCTGTCCAAAGTCCAAATTTCATTGTTAAATACCTTTATACTATTTAAGAAAGATTTGCCTATGAAAAATATTTTAGCTGTTACAACTTTTAATAAAGAAGGTTTAGATTTGTATGGACAAAGATTCCTAAACTCTTTTGCAGAAAATGTAGACAAGGAAATACGATTGATTTGTTATGCAGAAAAATGCCAACCAGAAAATCCTAGCCCAAACAACATTTTAATTTTAGATCAGGAGGAAGCCCTGCCAGATTTAGTTAGATTTAAAAAGACATGGCAGGATGTTCCAATGGCAACTGGCACCTGTCCGTGGCCTCAACGGCGTCCGAGAGATCATCACAAAACTTTTAAATGGGATGCAATAAGATTTTCCAATAAAGTTTATGCAGTGTTTGATGCTTGTGAAAGAGCAGAAGATTGGTGCGTATGGATAGATGCAGACTCTTATGTTCATAGTCCGTGGTCATATGAAGAATTTAGTTCTATACTACCAGATAATGTTTGGTTAACATATGTAGGTAGAGGAAAAGCATCTGCGACATGGCCTGAATGTGGATTTTATGGTTTAAAAGTATCTGATGCAAAATGTAGACAATTTGTTGCGAATTTTAAATACATGTATGAAAATGCCAACATAGGAATTTTTAAATTAGAAGAATGGCACGACAGTTATGTATTTGGTCATGTATTAGATAAATTTAAACAAATGTATCCAGACATGCACGATTACACTAAAGACATGATGTTAAAGCAGGCAAGTACAGGCGGAGGAGGTCATCCTCTAATTAATACTGTTCTTGGAAAATGGATTGATCATTTAAAAGGTGACAGAAAAAGATTACAAAAAAGTAAAAAGAATGACTTGACTGTACATCGAGCAGAAAAGTATTGGAACTAATCTGTTAATTTAAAGCGTTTTTCTAATATTTCATTATCAACTCCGTCTTTCGCTCCAGCTTTCATGTGATCAATGTATGGAGCTAAAACACTTTTTGGAATTGGAGTTTTAAGTTTATGTAGATTTAAGTTCAACATTTTATTACCTTTTGCTTCCAAAAGTTCTACGGTCTTACCATAGACTTCACCGTCGTAAAATCTGCGTAGTCCGTGATACTTGTCATTTACATAAATGTCTCTATATGTATCAACAAATTCTTGGAAAGCTGGATGTTTTTTGTTAAGTATAAAAAATCCTGTTTCGCAACTATGGAAAATTTTTCCATCAACGTCATGCCACACTGAAAAATGTGTACTCAACACATCCTCTGGTGCAATTAGATTTAAAAGTTGGTCTGGTATGTCTGTTTTTATAATTGTATCAGCATCAATCCAAATTAATCTATCGCAATCTATTTCTGCACAGCCTTTTATGATCGACCATGCTTTTTTAGAAAATTGTTTAACTTTCTTATTTTGATGCCTAGCTTGGAAATCCCAATATTCTTTTGGCATATGCCATCCCATAGATACAATAGTTTTTACCTTAACTTCAAAATCTCCTTCATTGTATACATGCATAGGAGTATGAGCTGACCAACCATGTTTATAACTTCTTAACATAGCTCTACCTACATGATCATAGTAGGCTCTATTCATGCTTGTTACTGCTGCAAAATTCATATATATTCCTTAATTATATTCCATGCTATTCCGTTTTTTAAATCAGCAAAATTAAAATGACACATTGCAATTTTTTCAATCCATTCCTGTCGGTCGGGCAAAAGCGGACTTTCAATAAATTTTAAATCTGTATTACATATATCAAATGCTTGACTATCTTGTGGTACCGGATCTGTTACAAATACAGGAATTCCCTCAATTGCACTAGCTACTCCAGGACTGCTATTATAAGTTATGCATGCCCACGCATTTTTTAAATCATCTTGTAGTAATTCATTTTTACTTTTTTTTACTCTATATTTCCAAATTAATTGATCTAAATTAAACTTACGATCGCCTGGATGCCCTCTTACAATTATTGGCCGGGTGGTGTACGAACGTAAATTTTTAATAACCCAATCAAACCATTCTATAATAGGTTTTCCTTTCATTGACCAACCGCCATTTCTTTGTAAACAAATTAATATATGTTCTCCTTGTAATCTCCAAGGTTGTAAATCTATATTATAATCTTTTTTAATTTGTTGCCATCTTTCTGGTAAAATTGTTTTAGTAAAATAATTTCCTGTTGTAGGAAATACGTCATTTAAACTAAATCTTAAATAATTTGAGGAATTTGATTTATCTAAATATAAAAATAAATTACTATCTACTGTAAGGGTTTGTTTACCTATTTTTTTTTGAGAAGCAATAATTTCTTTTCTAAACATCAAATGTGGAGTTCTTCCTGAATCTTTATGTACCCATCCTTGTATGACCGCTAAGTCAGCTGGTTCCCACGATCTTGTACGAATTTCTTTACTTTGAGCATCTACACCAACTCCAATATGAAAATTTGTTAGAACCAAAGATTTTTCTTTTTTTGTGTTAGAAGAAGGAATACCCCCATAATAAACCCTAACTTGTTTCATAGTCTATTGTGTCTGTTCTTAAAAAATCTTTGCCAGTCATGTCCTTATATTCATTACACCATTCGACTGAAAGATGCTGCATATAATATTTGTTAAACCAAGGTCCGCCTTCTGTATAATGTATAAGTTTAGGAGGTCCGTCATGATTATAATAATGACCAACTAAGTAATTCCATTCATGATGTAGTGTGCCTATTTCAATGTCTTTTAGCCAACTAAACCTATGGAAGTATGCACCATCTTTTGTTTCGTCATTTACTAACTCTTTAGTCAAAATTTTATTACTAGGATGACCACAGTTAAATAACATTACACTAGACCAATTTTTTCTAGGATATCTAGACTGGGTTCTACCATCCATTTTCATTGTATGTGTTGGATGAAATTTGTGTTTAACAACCATTACAGCATATTGATCATCTGCTAATTCAAATAATTCTGTAATGTCTGATTGTAAAAGCATGTCGCAATCTATAAATAATGCCCAACCTTTGTGTTCCATTAACGCAGGTACAAGGAACCGTGTAAATGTAAATTCAGTAGAAGCTAATTTATCTATAGGACGAGTGTACCAATTTTCTGCTTCAAGATCTTTTTTTATTAAAGGTTGTATGATTACATCTGGAGTTCTTTTTAAAATGCTATGCTTGCAAACTTGATAAGCAATGTCTTCTCTTGGATCGTAACCAATAAATATTTTTTTCATAAATTAAATTTTAATTCGCATGTATGATACTTATCGCACTTGTATAGAGTTTTAAATATTTCTACCTCAGGAGGAAGCAATATTTTTACAAAATCGCTATTCTTATATTTTCTTATTCTTATGTCAAAAATATATTTTGTATCGTCATGGCTATGTTTTTTTATAAATTCGTAGTAAGTATTTAAAGGATAATGGAATCCGCAAGACATAAAGGAAGTAATCAAATCAAATTTTATTGAATCCTCTAAATCTAAATTATCAGCATCTACTAGATGGTACTCGGTATCTTTAAAAATTATTTTTTGTTTTTCAACAAGTTTTTCTTTTATCCAGTAATGGGCAAAATTTGCAGCATCTGCATTCCATTTTGCTTTTACGGGATTAATTTTTAAATTATTATTTCTTGCATCTCCTTCTATTATCCAAACTTTAGAACTAAATTTATCAGCTAAAATTTTAGCTTTGTGTCCATTGCCTCCGCCGATATCGCATAGTTTGTTAAATTTAAAATTATTAAAATGATCGAGTACTTCTTCTAACATGTGCTACCTTTCGTTATATGTGTATTTAATAAATATAGTATGCAAAATGTTACAGTTGTCTGGAGAGCATGCGATGCTAGGTTTGGAGTTCATGCAAAAGATAGATTTTTTTCAAATAGTAAAACAGAAGTTTCTATAACTTGTTTCCAAAGTTTTTATAATTCATTTAAAAATTATTTAGATAGAACTAAGTTTGTAATTATCCTAGACCGTCCTAGTCAAAAATTATTAAATTTTTATAAAACAATAGATGCAAAAATTGTAAATTATATAGGAGATTCTAAAGGAGGATTACGACAAAATATCCAAACAAGTTTACAAGAAGCCTATAATGTAACAACAGATTGGGTATGGATACAAGAAGATGATTATTTATTTGTAGAAAATGCTGCTGAGAGTTTTTTTAATCTCATTGATAATAAAAATAGAATACTAAAACAAAAAAATGATAAAATTAATTTAATCATCTATCCAGCTGACTATAGCGATAGATATATTAGAACACAGGACGGCAGGAGTAGATATCAATTATTTTTAGGTGATTACGGATATTGGAGAGAGATTCACAATACAACTTTTTCTTGGTGCATTAAAACTGCAAATTTAAATCTATTAAAAGACCAATTCCAGCAGATGTTTGTTGAAAGAAGGTATAAGAATTTCGACAGTTATTTAAGCGAAGAAATTTGGAAAGACAGTTTGATTGTTAGTCCTTTACCAAGTTTAAGTTTCCATTTAGATACGCATGTTAAACCTCCTCCGTGTATAGATTGGAAAGGATTATGGAATAAAAATGTTCATGTATGTGTGTGACTGGTTTGCTAAACACAGAGCTAAAGAAAATGGTTACTTCGTAGAAATTGGCGCCTATACTGGTAAAACTCAAAATTCTACATTTGTATTAGAAAAAAAAGGATGGCATGGATTGTGTTTTGAGCCAGTATATGGTAATTTTAGGAAACTAAAAAAAAGAAGGAAATGCGAATGTATAAATGCCGCTGTGTATGATTACACTGGGGAAATAGAATTTGTCGAAGTAGATATTTCAGGTTGGGGAGGTATTAGTGAATCTCATCAACCAAAACATAAAGAAAGATATATAAATTCCACAAAAAAATATTCTGTACCATGCATAGCGTTTAATGATGCAGTAAAATTACAAAATATAAATTATTTACAGATAGATGTAGAAGGAGCAGAATCAAAAATATTAAAATCTATAGATTGGAATTTTTATAATATAGATTATATTTGTATAGAAGATAACCTGCGAGTTGAAACAAAGGATAGTTACTACAGTAATTTGATGAAAGATTTAGGATATAAAGAGATTTATTTTGAAAAGAAAGATTTTTTATATGAAAAAATCTAAACCTTATATGAAAAGTAAAGAATGGAATTTTTTAATTTCACATCTAAATTCAGAAGATATAATGTTAGAGTACGGAAGCGGTTCATCAACAACTCTGCTAGGACCCTTGGTAAAAAAATTAGTAAGTCTTGAACATGATAAAAAATGGTATGAAAAGGTTTTAAATGAAAATAATCTTGCTAATGTTGAATTGTGTTTTGTACCTCCAGATAGTCCAAGGACTATACCTACACAAAAAGAACAGTTTCTATCCTACATAAATTGGGTTACAACTAGGAAAGAAATATTTACAAAAGTTTTAATTGATGGTCGTGCTAGGCAATGGTGTGCAGAGTCAATTTTAGATAATTTAGCAGAAAATCATTTAGTATTTCTTCATGATTATAATTTAATTGAACGTCCTTATTACCAAAGAGTTTTAAATTTTTATGAGATAATAGATAAATGTCACACTATGATAATGTTACAAAAGAAGTAGTCCTTGCTACTACATTTAGTGAAAATGGTTATAATAAGTACGGTAAATCTTGGATTGAAAGTGTTAAAAAATATTGGTCTCCGAACATCAATGTACATTTATATTTAGATTTTACAGTTCCAAACTTACCATCAAATTTTAAAATCTTATCTTTTAAAAGAAATTTTTCTACGATTCAAAAAAATTTAATTGAAAGGGTTAACGATCATTATAAGGATTCTAAAGGAAAAGGTTTAGTTATTAAAGATAAAACAATTAAATTCAGTCATAAAATGTTTGTTGTATTAAATGAAATTAAAAACGTATCTTTGAAAAATTTTGTTTGGTTAGACGGAGATGTTGAAACGATAGATTTTGTAGATAAAAACTTTATTTTAAAAATAAATGACGGTAAGTTTTTAGGTTGTCAAACAGAAAAACAAACACATAGATATCCGCATATAGAAAGTGGCATATTAATTTTTGATTTAGCAAATCAACATGTAAAACAATTTTATTCTTTGTTGAAATTATTTTATACGTCGGATTATTTGTTTAAATTAAAAAAACCATATGACGGATATGTAATTGGTTTTATCCTAAAAAAATATAAGTTTTCTTTTTATGATTTTAACAAAGGATTAAAAATTGTAGGTAAAACAAGTCATGCAGATGAGACATTTCAACACCCTCTTTTGCAAGAAAAATTTGTACATAATATAGGAGATAGGAAAAATTTATAAACTTGCATCTTCCATTCCTGCTACCCTTAGCTTAACAATGTTAGTAATTTGCCATTGTTTCTGATCGAGACCTTTTAGTATTCCTAACCATTTATTCCTTAATAAAGCAAACTCGTTAACTATCTTTTCAAAATCAACCACATCTAGTTCTCCGTCTACATACTTTTCAACATCACGACTAGACAATGCTCGTTGATAATTTTCTAAATATTTTTTAAAATAACTGCTACGTAATTTCCTCAGTTCAATATTCAGATAGTTTAATATAGCTTCTATTTCTTGCAATTGATTAAAACGATGTTCTACAATTCCTGGAAGTTCTGCAGCAAGTTTTTCAACATTACCTTTAACTTTGCATTCAAGTTTTGCATCTCTTAATTCAGTTTCAAAATGCAATATAGCATCCGGAATTTTTCCAATGTCTCTTGCAACTTCGCTATACCAACCCATTTATCCTTTTAATAATCTTCATCATCTTCGTCTATGTCTAAGTAATAGGAAATTGCAATATCAAGTGTATTACAATTTCCTAATGAATTTTTCATTGCATCGTCTGTCGTTCCAAAATCTGCAAGTAGTTCTACAAAGTGTTCTGCTGCAACTGTTAACTGTTTCTTGTCACAGTGCTCACGAAACAGGCTCCAAATCTCGACTATCTGTTGTTCCGTCATTTTCTATAATCTCCTCTTCCATAGATGGAGTATTTATGTCTTTTTGTTTTTTTGGATAGTCTTGCATAACCATATCTAACAGTTCGCCAGTCCAATTTTTACGATATTCTTTGTGCTCATTTCCTTCACTATCGATGTAACGCAATCTATTTCCGTCCTTAACAAGATGACCTTGTTTTTCAAATAGGTCAACAAGACCACTATACGGATTCATTCCAGTTTCATAAGGAATCTTAACTTGCACTCCTTCAAACGGTTTTGCATAACGTGTTTTCATTACCTTACAAGCTGCACGGATACCTTGTACTTCAGAGGTTTTGTTACCATCTTCATCTTCTTTTAGTTTAAGTTTCTTCATTGCAACTACAATACTACTTGCATAGATAAAACCTTGTCCGCCTGAAATTTTATCATCAGGATCAAACATATCTTGACTTGCGTATGTGTGATTAGTTGCTACAAGTCCTACATTATGACTGCCGAACATGTTTACACAATTCCTTACAAGTGCAGTAAGTGCTTTAGGTTTCCTACCCATATCACCTTTAAGATCGCCCTTGCCAAATTGATCAACATCAGTTGGTGTTAGTAACATGCCTAAACTGTCGATAACAAACAATACCTTAGGTTTGTCTTCTCCTTCAAGATTTTTGTAATCATCAATAAAGACTGAGATAGTTTTAGCTACATCATCAATCATACTCATATTAAGCTTTAGTAGCTTTTTTTCGCTTGTATCAACATTTAATTTCCTAAGCCAGTCTTCGTCAAGTGCATTTTCACTGTCAATGAGCACAACAAAAATGTCTTGGTCTTGTGCTGCTTTTACAATGTTACCTGCACAGATATAGCTCTTACCTGCACCGGACTCTCCTGCAAACACACTCACTTTGCCTAATGGAATGCCTTTGTGAAAATCTCCTGAGATAAGATAATTTAATGCATAGTTGCCAGTTGATATCCAATCAGTTGGATCATTAAAACCAGCACTCATGCCTGTGATAGATTTTGTTAATTGTGTTCTAAATTTACTTGGATCAAATGCTTTTGCCATAATTGTGCCTTAAAAAGTCAGAATGCAAGGAACAATATGTTCCTTGCTGGTAATGTGTTAGTCTGCTTGTCTTGCTCGGATCATTGCAAGGATGTCTTTTGCATTATCCCCGCCTGCTGAAGTTTCTGCTACTACAGGTTCGCTTACTGTAACAGTTTCTTCTTTTGTTTCAACTACAGTAGTTGTTGTAGTAGGAGTAGAATTTGCATTTGTATTAGGATCTCCAGTCATTGCTGACATTCCTGCTGGACGGAAGTATTGACTCCATCGTTCGCTATCGTATGCTTCTCCGTCTACGCTAGCCTCAAACATCTGTTGAATGATTTTAAGCTCAACATCAGTTGGTTTCTTAGGAAGGAAATCATTTAGATTAAATAAGCCAAATGAATTAATTGCATGCATTTCTTTGTCGTTTAGTGGCCGCTCTCTACGTGCCCAATTACTAGTTGAATAATCGGCAAATCCACCTTTAGATGTCTTATTAAGACGGAAGTCAATACCACTTGTATAATCAGTTGGCAATTCTTCCATATCCGGATCCATTAACGCTTGTTTAATAATCTGGAAGATTTGAGGTCCAATAATAAATCTGCGGATTGGATTTTCTGGTACAGTTTCTTCTTTTAATGGATCGTCGTTCACAAAACCTTGGAAAAGATATGAACGCTTTTTCCAATACTTACGACCCATTTCTTCTAGGCTAGGATCTTTAAACCAGCCACGTACCTCATTAAGGATAGCACAACTCTCGCCATACATTTCCATACAAGGAATTTGCACCTGTACTGGTTTACTGTCGGTTTCTCCTTTTACACCTGCAAAAGGAAGTTTGATCATTAGTCGCTCTCGCCAGAAAAAAGTATTGTTGTTATCGCCATCTGGAAGGAACCTAAGAGATGCAGTAGTACCCTCTGCCATATTCCAAAAGGGATAGATACCGTTATCACCACCGGATGTGTTTCCACCTTGTCTTGATTCTTGTTCTTTGAGTTTTGCTCGAATTTCTGCTAAAGTTGCCATAATATGCCTTTCTATAAATTGTTAAATGTGCCTTAGCTGTTGCCTTAAATGTGTAGCACAAACATATATGCTACACGAGTATTTATCAAATGTCAATAATTAAATTACTGATTTGATAGATTATTTGTGTTCATCTGTGCAGTGTGTGTGCCAGTATGAACTTCCGTGTTGATCGTCATGATCATGATGTTGCCATGAATTGCAATGATCATGATCATGCATTCGTGACATATGGTGTTCTCTGTGTGGTGTAGTACAAGCTGCGAGTAAAATAGTTGCAGCCGCTACAGTAAAAAATAATTTCATAATTTCCTTTTATGCTATTCCAGCAAGCTTCAAAATATCTTGTGCTTCTGTACTGTACTTATCTTTAATTCTACCAAGCTCTTCTTGATTGGCGCCATCTCTTCCTGCTTGAGCAAGGGCTTTCATGCCATCTTTGCCATATTTCTTTTTACCAATATGATATTGTAAACCGGATTCGTCTACATCGTTTTCGTAGGTCTTTGTGAATTGCGGATCAACTTCGTGTATTTTATTGCCATACATCATTTTTAATTTATGGAACGCAGAATTAGGCAATACCATGACTTCTGAATTTTCATCAGCAACTTCTATGTAACCGGCAAATCTTCTGTCATTCTGTATGTCATAATAATCTTCCATGTTAGGAACTACAAAATATCGTCTATCACTTTTTGGTTTAGGATCAATTAATCTTTCTTCTACATCGTCGTCCATTAATACACCATCGGCATCAGTGTTATAACCGTTGTACTCTTGGAACTTTTGATTTATAGCTTCTATAAATTGTTTAGCTGGGTTGATTAGATTTTCGCCATAATCCTTTTCTACAGCAGTTAATACAGCAGTTTCTCCTTTTGGAAATTGTCCTGTTTCTCTATCATACATGCTTAATATAAATTCAGTTACTGGTACACTTTGCTTAGGCTTAAGATCATCTTCTGAAAGGGCATTATCTACTATATCATCTGCCCATTCTTCAAATTCATGAAAAGTATCTTCTTCTTTTTCTGTTTCCTCTACCTCTTCGTCATTTACTTCATCAATAATATTATCAGGCGTAATTTTTTCAGCTTGTTTCTCACTAATCAATTTATAAATGTAAGGAAATACTTCTTGTAATTCTTCGTTGAATTGCTTGATAGTTAATTGATCAATCCAATTTTCTGCAACATCTTGTGGAACTTCTTGTAGATCTTCATTACTAAAATTTTCGACCATTTCTCGATATCTGTTTTCTTTTTGGATGCTTTCGATAGTTTTCTTTACAGTTGTAATACGATCATTTACAATGTCTGCATATTCAGATAAGCCTTCTGCCATAACACTTGATCGACTTACATAATTTTTAAACTTCTTAAGTTTACCTAATTCTTCGCTAAGACCTACAATGTGCTTGCCAAAATCATCATGCATTGTGCCTCCTTCTGAGACGTGTCTAGCCATTGCCCGTGCGCCATTTAAATGCTTGATTGGATATTTAAATCTCTCTCCTTCGGCATTTTCTACATATATATTTTCTATATGTTGTGTTCGGCCACTTGCTAGATTATTATTTACTGGTTGCGAATGCTTAATACTTAATCTAGCAGCACCTATATCTTGATAACTAGTTTTACTAGTTCCATAAAGTCGTGATTCTGTCATTGCTCCTTCTCCGGCGTTTTTAGCTAAAAATTGATAATCTCTTCTATTTAAATTACTTTTTGTTATGTCTCTTACATCAAAAGTTAATAATCTCTTTTTTGAAAAGTTTCTTAATTCTCTTAAAAATGCATACCAATTTTTCTTTGTAGTTGCATCTTGTCCTTCTACAAAATTTTGTGCATACATAATGTTCAAACTTTTTTCATCAAGAGCTATGCTTACTTTGCCCAAACTATCGCCATTTTCTGTAAAATCAAAATCAAAAAATCTTGCTTCTTTTGGTTCGTTAGTTACATTTCCTTCTTCGTCACCTAGTGTAACACTGGGAAATTTTCCTCTAACTTTGTTAAATAGCTCTTCGCCTATAAAATTAATGTTCTTTTCCATAATTGTATTTATCAATAGTTGGTACTTACAAAGATAGGCATAGGTGCCTGATAATCTTCCTCTTCGTCCATGCTTTTAAATGAATTATATATCCGTGGGTCCCAATCTCGCAATATACTAATAATGCGTAAACATAACAACATTGCGCTTACTAGATCGTCACTCTCTTCTGCTTTTGCCCTATATGTGGTTCCTACAGCAACAAAATTTTTCAATTCACTAATTAACGGAGCACTTGTAATCTGTAATTTATTATTTTCAATCATTACTTTTAATTTACTACATGCGGTTAATTTACTGCTATGTGTAGTATTAAATCCTTTCCTAAACTTCCTTACATGACCTTTGCGTATAGGCTCACTAATAAATAATCCAGGAATATTTTCTTCTCCGAAATCATTAATTACAAGTAAAGCAGCTTCTCCAATAGCATTGTTTTCAACACTCCAGTATATATTTGTTGCGTTTTTTGTATGGCTAGCAATATAATCGCAAATATCTTTTAACACACGGATCTGTCCTGGTATTGCAGTTGTATTATGCCTCCATTCACCTACTTGTTTATATGTAGGTAATTCTATTATTTGTATAGCAGCATAATCACCACCAGTTCCCATACTAGGATCTAAACCTACTACATATGTTGCATCTGGTTTTATTTTGTCGTACCATCGTGTTTGCCCCATGTTTACAACAACTTTAGATGCTTCCATTGTAGCAAGTGTCATGCTATTAATAAGTGTTTCATCATAAACTAAAAATTCACACCCATATTCTCTGCGGAAACGTTCTTCTCCAATGCGACCCATTTCAGCTTCGCGCCATTCTTCGTCACGATCAGGGTGTTCATCCCAATGCACTGTAAAACTATGGAATCCATTAAGTCCTAATTCTTGTTCATTTCCATGATCGTCATACTTTTGTTCTGCTTGTTTCCAAATTGTTGCAAATGTATCTTCGTCTGAGTTTGGTGTACTGGTGATAATTGCACGACCACCAGTTGCGAGGGTAGGTGATATACTGGTCCAAAATTCTTCTGCAATGTTTGGAGCTACAAACGCAAACTCGTCACAGTATAATAAAGATATACTCATACCTCTACCAGTGTTATCTGTTGTAGTTGCACTTACAATACGAGATCCGTTTTCAAATTCAATGCTACCTTTGTTATAACTAATTACTCCTGCTCTAATATAATCTGGACACATTTCATACACATATCTAACCCTTTGCATAATTTCTTGTGCGCCTGTATATTTGTGGGCAGCAATTAAAATTGTTTGATCAGGGTTAAACATTGCAAACCAAGTTAGATAAATTGCAGCACAAGTAGTTTTACCTGTTTGTCTTGGCAACATGTTTATATTAAATCGATATTTGTGATATGTATCAAAAAGTCTAACTTGGTATTCAAACGGATCAAATTTTAATTTGCCTTTTACAGGATGTTGAATATATGCAAAATTTTTAGAGAAGTATAAGTATCCATCTTGAGGATTCATGCATTTCATAAGATCCTCAATTTGTTCGTTTGTAAAAGTTTCTGTTTGATTTGCTTTTTTAGTTATTACACCATCTAAAGATTTACTCATTTTATTTAAACTAGATTTGTAAAGAAGGTTTTTGGATCTACGCCTTGCCCTTGTAAGTAGTTAACTATCTTTTTACTAACCGCTTGTATTTTTGGATCAATTTTTGGTGCTGCTCCACCTTTTGCCTGAGGTGCTGCTCCACCGCCACCTTGTGCAAAATTCGCCTGTTGTGCTGCTGGCTTAGCTGCTGGCTTAGCTGCTGGCTTAGGTGCTGGCTTGGCTGCTCCACCTGCACGTTGCTGTTGGAAATAATTTGCTTGATCATTTGTTGCTGGCTTGGCTGCTCCACCACTTTTCTCTGCTCCTGTAGGTTGTGTTTGTGAAACATCTGGTTGAGTTGCCGGTTCTGCTGTTGGCTCTTGTCCTTTTGTCGGAGTAGGAGGCGGACCTGCTTGGGGATTTGCTTGTCCTGCTGGTGGTTCTTCAGCTGGAGTTGGTGCTATATCGGGTGTATATTCTGCTGTAGGATCGTATGCCTGCTGACCAGCTGCTGGTTCTTCTGCTGCTGCTGGTTCTGCTGCTGCTGGTTGTTGTTCAGGTGGTGTTTGTTCTTCAGGTGGTGTTTCAGGTGCTGCTGCTGGTTGTTGTTCAGGTGGTGTTTGTTGACCACTACTTTGTTGAGTATTATCGTCTGTAGCAGAAACCTTCTGCGCTTGAGTTTGATCTTGTTTTTCTGCATCTTCGGCCCCTTTGTCTGCAGATCCAACACTTTGAGCATTTTTTATAAATTCATCCTCTTTGTCCATTAAGCTAAATTGATCGCCGCCACCTTTATAATGATCTCTCTTTTGCTCTAAATATTTTATCATTTGTTCTTTATTTAACTCGACTGTTTTACCAGTTCCATAATTCATTGTTGCTTTATAAGTATCAGGCTGGTTTTTTACATTTGCAATCTGTGCATCAAGCTGTGCTGCAGGGTCCTTTTTCTTTTTCTTTTTTTTTGCCGTAGGTTTAGCTGCTGTTTTTGTTTGCGTAGTTTGCGGTTGCTGATTATTATCTGATCCTCCACCGGTAGCCTTGTTGAATAAGTTCTTACCGGCTGATACTACATCATTCCAACTGAATTCATCTAGTTGTTCGTACTTTTCATACAAGTTTTTTTTTAACTGTGCTTTTAATTTTTGCTCATATGTTATTGCAGGATCTTTAGCTCGTAACGCACCTTTATCTTTTTTCCTATTTAAGCCACCAGATAAATCCTGTAGCATGTATGAATCATCTTGATATTCTTCGTCTGGAGAATTAGCATATTCTTCTTCTACTGCTTCTCCACACGGTGTATCCATGCTGTGGGCTGCAGCACAAGCAGGACACATATGATCACCTTCATCAGGCATAGGTTGATTAATGTCCATGTCTGTAACTAGATGTGCAGTGTCTAAACCTGCATTTTTTAGAATTGCCATTAATTCTAAGACTTCGCTGCTGGTGTTTCCAGTCATTGATATATTCATACTTGCTTCTTTTAACATTGTTTTTCCTCTTAATAAAACTCTTTTAATAAACCTGCGTTCTTTAATAATCTTGTAAAATCTGTGCTGGAATTGTCTTTCTTTCTTAGATTTTTTTGGTACTGCTCATAATCTTCTTTCCCACTACTAGATAGCTCGTCTTTTGCTTTATTAATCACATCTTTAAGTGGTCCTTCCGGACGTTTGTTTGCAGCAGACTGCACCGATGAATCCGGAGCGTCATTAACTTTATTTGCATCTTGATTTTGTACAGGAATTTTTTTATCAACCTTGTCATTTACTGTAGATGTTTGTTTTCGTTGTCCAAGTTCGCTGTGGAATTGGTCTAGCCTGTTTACCCGCTCCCGCTCTGTGTCACTATCTGCCGGAACTACCCTGTCTGTTGCCTTGTATTGATTTTCCGTAGGTAAATTTGTTGGCTGCTCTCGTACAGTTTTAATCACCGTCCCATCTGCGCTATGTATTTTAAACCTGCCCCCTTGTAGAGGTCCAGTGTAGTATGCTGGTCTTCTACCTCCTAGATTGTTTCCACCTTGCCCGCCTTGTAAATGATTTGTAGTTCCAGCTTCTTGTCTATTCCGGTATTCATTTTTTGTGGGTAGTGTACCTGTGTATTTTTGACCCTCTTTTCCTCTGTCAACTTCTGTATCATTTGCATCGTATATGGCCCATACTTTTTTCCTCATCTGTCCGCTTGAATTTATGTAGTCGTAATATACAGCTTTGCCTGGGGTTTTGCCTGTGCCCATCGCAGATGCTGGACGAGACCCAGTCCCAGGAGATCCTAATCCTGATCCAGTTGAGTCAGGATCTGCGGCATAATTAAATTTACGTTCTCGTTCAGCTTTCTTTTTGGCTAATGCATCTTTACCAAATTGGCTTTGGCTCCATAAGTCACCTGTTTCACCTGGGTCACCCTTGTTTGCGTCTAGCTCTGCATTAGTTGCTTGAAATTTTGCAAACTTATCTGCTTGAGCTTGATCAATTAATGAAGTATTATTGTCCTTTAAGAATTGCATAATTGCATCACGAGCCCTGTTAAATTTAGTATCGTGTACAGTTTCAAATCCAGTGCCTTTTGTATCTGAAGTAATCTGCAGTTGATTACTCATCAAGCCTCTTCCAGGAATAGGTAATCTATCTACATAATACTGGGTTTTTTTATCACCTCTAAACAGCCTATTCAAGTTTTTTGGTATTGGCACATATCTAACATAAGCATATTTGCCTGTTGGCATTTTGTCTTTATTATATTTTTGTCCAAACTTTTTACCAAACTCACTACCTACTTTATTTGCTGCCAGTCCGCCATCAGCTGAGGGTCGATCTGACCGACCGCTAGTTGATGTAGTTTGACCGGTATCAGTAGTTGCTTGTCCGGCTGCTTGCAATTCATCTGCTGTGTCTAGATCAGCAGGTTTAGTTCGTTCTCCACTCTTAACCGTTGGACTTACATCACCTGTTTTTTCAGGTTCTTGTGGTTCTTGCTTTGTAATACCAAATCTTTTGTATACATCATCAACTGTATTAGTGCTGCTCATTTGTATAGAAGCAGGTAATAAGTTTTTATTAAGCTGAGCTTGTGCAACTGCTTTGTGTTGTGGATTATCAAAATCAACTGCTTCAACACTGTACTCGCCAAATGGTAACATATCTGGCATTTTATTACTGAAGTCAGTTTTCCTTGCTTTTGAAGAAACAACCATAGGACTATTCATAAATGAGTTTCTATGAGTGATCAACCCTGTCAATCCCATAGCTTTCGCTACATGTCCGTAAAATGCGCTAAATTTCATTCGGTCTGTGTCAAACCCATCTAAATCCATTGCTGCTGCTGCCTCAGCTTGTTTTATTAAATTCTCAGGTGAAGGATTATTTATAACAGCCATTACTTGATCGTTAAATACACCATAATTTGTATCGCTACCAGGTGCTTTGATATCCATTGCTTTTTTAAGCGTATCAGGTGTACTACCTTTTGTACTTGCAGATTGTTTAGTTATTTCATCTCTTTGCTGTAATACTTTTTTGAAAATATCATGTTCTGCAGGTTTAATAGTCTTTCGCTTTGCCGCAGTCTGAAAGGCTTTCTCAATTGCAGCTAGGTCATATGCATCAGTCTGATTTATTTTCATAGGTTGTTCTACTAAAAATAAATTAAGTGTGTGTCTAATTTGTTCTGCAATAGATTCTTTTGAGAGATCTTTATACCCGCCGCCTTTTCCGCTGCCTGATTTATATTTTCTCAATATTTTTTGGTAAGCTGTTACATATTCTTTATAAGTATCAGATGTTAGAGGAGGCAATGTTTTTGAAGTTCCTTTTAATTTCAATTCCCCTGTATTTTTAAAACCTTTTGTTCCAGCTTGCATCTGCTGTGACATGCCGCTTTGAGAAGGTAGATCGTTCAACCCAAAAAGATCTACTAATTTGTTTGCTTTTGTAGAATCTATTAAATCTAAATCAAATTGAGCTTGGACAATTTCTTTGTGCGTGTCATTATTTGCATCAACTTTTTCAGTTGATCCATCTGCAAAAACTATACGGTCTGATCTTACGAATCCCTGGAGTCCTAATTTTGTTGCTAATAATGAATAAAATATTGTGCTGTATTTTGCTGCTTCGGCGTTTGGCAACTGAGCTGTGATATTTCTTAAATCTGTTTTTGCCTTACGTACACTATTTTTCAAATCGCCCATATTTAACGAATACATTATACGTTGAATTCTTTCTGTATATCCGTCACGATTTTTTTGATCTTTTGCTACTCTATTGCTAGGATCTATCTGGCTCTGCATACCCATGCCGCTTTGCTTAGGTAAATTTGCTAGCATTGCATCTGCTTCAACATCATCTCCGCTACCTGTAAACGTTCCTGAAGATTTTGTGCCAGGATCAAATCCACTTGATCCTCCTAATGCTGGATCAGAAGAATCTGTTGCTGCAAAATAAATTTTATCTCTTCTACGAATAATATTTTTGAATGCATCTTTTGCAGGTCCGGGAACAGTTTTATAAGCCTGTCTAATTACCTTTTTCCAGTAATTCCATCTATCATCTAAATCTTTACGTTTTTGTCGTTTCTTAAAAGCAGATTCAGCCTCTAATAAGGCAAACATATCTTTGACACTTGTTATAGAATCTCTAATTTTATCTCTAATTTTATCTCTATATCCAGTATCATCAATTTCTGGTTCGGATAAGCCTAATATTTCTTCATATTCGTCAATTAAATCATTTCCAATGTTTACCCACAATTTCCAATTATCCTTAGAAGGCTTTGCAACTTTTCGTAAATCTTTCATAGATTATTTTTCCTTTGCAATGCCTTTAGTTGGATCATATTCGTTTTCTTTTTTTACAGTTTCTAATTCTTTTAGTAGATCCATAACCCTATTTTGTCCAACTTGATCCTGTGCAGATTCTCCGCCAAGTTCTTCTTTAGTAAGCAGTGTTTCGTATTGTGTAGGTTCTTTTTCTTCTTGATATTTTTCTGTTTCATCATTTTCTCCACGTACTCGCAAATGACTAGCAGGATAATCAGTATTAAGTGTTAGATAACTTTCTAAAACATGACTTGTAGTTGGATAACTTACTTCAGCATCAAAAGTAGTAACTTCACAGTTAGTTAATTGAGGAAAGTCTAATGGTCTTTCAGTAATAGGAGTTGTTTTGCCTTTTGAGAAACTAACAACTTCATACTTGTTAAGAGCGGTTTCAAGCTTATCAACAAAGCCTTCTGGTAATTCTCCAGCAGCTCTAATTTTAAATTTATAAGTTTTTTTCGATTCGGTTAAAAATTCTTTAAGTGATTTCATTGCAATAATCCTAGTTTTATCTATTTATCCATATTTTTTAGTTTTTCTAGGAGACTGTTACGATCAGTAACAAGGTATCCCTCTCCTTGCACAACATTTTGCTCCGGATTAGCTTCTTTATCTAACTTTTCTTTCTTCAATTGTAACTCAACCATTTTTAATTTTTTATCTAATTTTGCAACTTTACTATCTAAGTTAGTCCTAAGCATATTACCAGCAACTTCAAATATCCTGCCGCTGTACCTTGCTTCTACATTCATACCTAGATCCATTAAGTCTTCGTATGCAGCCATTGATTTTTCACTGACTTCGTCAAGTTCTGTATCACCTAAATCTCCTAAGCCTGTAACTTGCGGCAATGCAGCAGTAATTTTATCAAATTCCTGCAATTGTTCTAGCGCATGAACTGGAATTGAAGATTTTTTTGGGCTTTTGTTTTTTTCGTTTTCTTGTTGGATTATTTCTTTTGATTCAGGCAGGTTTAATAATTCTTCTAATTTTTTGGTCATAGCAAAATCTCTAATAAATACTATTTATTTTACCTCCTTGCGCCATAATGAAAAATGTCATTTTCAGTAATAACTCTGAAGATTATTCCTTGTTTTTTACACCACATTTTGGCTGCTGCCCATTTAGCTTGATTGAGTGCATAGTGTGCTTGATTGTTCTTACTACGTCCAATTTTTTCTTGTAGCGTTTGATTTGCAGGTTTTACTTCTATAAGTTCTGTTCTAACTTTTCCTGTTTTATCACTGAATTGGATTAAAAAGTCTGGTACATAGACTGTTCTTTTACCAGTTAGTGGATTAATGTAAGGAATTTTAATACCTTCTGATACCCATTGCGTTATGCTAGGATGTTCGTCACAGAAACGCATCATAGTAAACTCCCAGCTACTCCTATATAATGGAGCATTACCACCTATATATTTTTCTGGATTTTTACAGCGAAATCTACCTTGTGCAAAACGTGCCATTTTAAGTATTGCTAAGTGTAAATTTACTATTTGTAGTTACGTTTAATGGTTGACGTCCGTATCTAGAATACAACATCCTATTACTTGCTCCTATTAGACTTTCATCTATAAGTTCATAGTCTGTATCTGAACCCGTTGTGTATAGCACACTCTTAGCGTCATTAAAAATTCTATCTTGCATTTCTGCAGGAGTTAGATTAGGGAATACCTGTAGGTGTTGTGCAATTACTCCACATACTTGAGGACTAGCCATTGATGTTCCGCTAATACTTGTTATTACATAATTGTTATCAGTAGGATCTGAAACAGTTGTGTAGTTATCGTTGATGTTAGATGTGCCAGCAAGTATGTTAGAACCAGGTGCCCATATATTAACACTTGGTCCTCTACTAGATGAAAATGCAGTTTTATCTTTGTATGTTGTATCAAGTATTTGTGTTGAATTAATGTTACCAACCATAAATGCATTTTGTGAACGTGGGCTTGATCCTTGATGGTAGCTTCTAGTACCTATACCAGAAAATAACACAGTGTTATTATAATCCGGTCCTCCACTTATGTCTGCTTTGTGCCAATCATTGCCTGCTGCAATGCAAACGTGTATACCGTCTAAGATCATATCTTCAACTTCAGCATCTACTGAAGCAACTCTTGCCGGAATGCTAAAATAATCATATGCAGGATTAAAAATACCGTAAACACCTTCAATTGTGTCACTTACACCTGTTGCAGCCATTAGTACTGCTCTGTCTGTATAGTCAACACCCCAAGTCCACGCAGTGCCTCTATATACGCCACTTGTAGGATTGCCTGATGCTGTAGCACTGTAGCCCCAGCTCATATTAACTACAGTTGGACGCCCGTTAGTTTTAGCATTGTGCCAAAGACGTATAGCATCAAATGCATCTGCTAAAGGAATGCCTGTTCCACTATCACCTGCACCTTCAAGTCCGCCTAGTTTCTGTGAGTACACATGAGCGCCCTTAGCCCATCCGTATTTTAATCCTGCGGCTGTACTTGCTACGTGTGTTCCGTGTCCGTCGAAGTCTCTGTAGTGGTTAGCACTCTGTGTTCCTGCTAGGCCACTAGCAGTGTACCAATCAATTTGTTGTAAACGACTAACACCGTTATAGTCATTCCATTCAGGATGATTTGCTTCAATGCCACTGTCTTGTATTACTACGTCAACACCTGTGCCGTCAATTGCATACTCGTAATCGCCTGAAATGGTTGTGCCATTATTGTATGTATTTGTTTCTTCTATGCAGCGTCTTAGTCCCCAATTTACATAAGCACTATTCACTCCGCTGCCTCTTTGGAATGTTCCTTGTTGATAAGCATTTAATCCAATACTAATATCATCACGTTGCTCTGGCGGTATCTCTACTGCACGTACTCTAGGGTCTGCACGTAGAGCTTCTGCTTCTTCATCTGTAAGCATAAAGTGTGTTTGTATACGTGAACCAGGACGTGGGTTAGCAACGTCTACTGAGCGATTAGGAATAGGGCCTGCTCCGCTACTAGCAGTAATCTCTTCTTCTAGTTCGGGCAAGTCTTCTCTAGTGTTTGCTATTACTGTGTATTCTTTTTCCATAATTTTCTTATATTAAGTTTACCCAAGCACCATTTTCGTAACCTTGGAATTTGTTGTCGGTTACATTGTATATAATATCACCATTGCCTGCAGTTAAATCATTTCTTTCTGTAGTAGTTAAAACAGGTGGTCTAAAAGCACCGCCAGTTACTCTAGTTCCGTCGGCAGAATTCAATGTTAAGGTACTTGCACTATCTAAAGTTATAGTACCAGTTCCTGACGTTTCTAAGGCACTAAAACTTAGTGTTCCTGATGTTGAAAAGTCATCGTTTATCCATTGTGTACCACTCCATTTTAGGAATTGTCCACTTTGAACTGTAGTAATATTTGTATCAGACAAGTCGTTTAATACTGCATCAATATCTAGTATTTGTTTCCAGTTGCCGTCATGAGCAAAATATGCATGACCTTCTGTGTGAGCGTGGGCAAACATTCCATGATAGGTGCTTGCATTTACTGTAGTATCTAAGGTGTTAAAATCTGCAAAAACGTTTGAATACCATAATTGGCCAGTTGTTATTAGATTACCAGTATCGTCGATTGTTATAGCAGAATTTTGCAGTGTATCACCAGTTGTGCCATCAAACCGTACAATAGCATTATCAGTTGAACTTGCTGCTTTTGTAACATCTCCAGTTGCGGTTGCACTTATTACACCATTTACATCTATTGTTATATTTGTTCCTTGCTTTACACCACCTAAAACAGTATTAGTTGCAATAGGTAAAGTATATGCAGTTGCTGCGGAAGTCCAAGTAGTTCCGTCCCATGTCCAAGTTATATCACCTACTGTAAGAGTATCGTTAAGTACTGGTGAATTTGGAAAATTAATTGCCATGTTTATCTATTCCTTTTCTCATAAATCATGAATAATTATCATGATTTCGCCTAAATCTAATGGAGTTTCATTCCAACGTCTAATTATAAATTCAACTCTGTCAACAAATCTTGTTGTGCCAATTTGTACTCCATTTCCTGCTGTCCAGTTAGTACCATCATAAGACGCATTTACAATGTAATCTGTTCTAGCAGAGTAAGGAGATGGAAATGTAAGGGTATATACAACGTCTAAACCTTGAGCTGATCCGTCACCGCCGGACTTTGATACAGTATAACCGGTTGTGCCCATCCATGTTGGATTGTTACCATTCATATTAATACAACCGATTGCAGTTGGTGAACTTTGTGAAGGACTGGAACCACCTTGTGGTGTGGTATCAACCCATTGCAAACTTGTACCGTCATTGTAATAAATTTTTAGTAAGCCGTTGCTTGAATTCCACCAAAGATCCCCATTAGCAGCAGTCACGGGAGCTGTATCAGAAATAGATACCGCAGTAGCTGTTGTCAAATATCCAGCAGTTGAATGATCTCCCCAACTGTAAGCTGTATTCCAATTAGAAATTTCAGTATTTCCAATATTTGCTGCAGGACTTTGGGTAAAAACTGGATCAGTTTCTGTGTAGGCAAATGTAGATGCCACCCAAGCTGTTCCATTCCATCTTAACAATTGGTTAGTTTCAGGACTATCTGTAAAATCAACATCTTGTAATGATCCTAAATTTTGCTCAGATATTGTTGTTAGATAGCCAGCACTTGAATGATTGCCCCAGTTGTATGCGGTGCTCCAATTTGCAATGTTCAAATCAGTTATTCCAGCAGCAGGACTATCAGTAAAAACAGGATCAGTTTCTTCATAAAAAGTTAAATATCCAGCTGCAGCATGATTGCCCCAAGTATACGCTGTGCTCCAATTTGCGCTGTTATTTTCTAATGCTGTTGTCCTAGTATTTAAATCCGTGAAATTCCCATCTAATTCTTCGTGCGTTAGAGCACCATTTTTTGTTAGTCTTAATACTATTGCCATTATTCTACATATCCTAATTCTACATAATCTGGTGTTATGTATGTGTTGGTATCTATTACAATATCTTCTTCTGCATTAATATTTAGTGAGGTAGATAATGGATCTTGTAGATTTCGTAACTCTACAAGATGATTTTTTCTAGTAGTTTTAAATCCTAATTGTGATGTTTTATCTCTACTTAAATTTATAACCTTAACAACTATAGAACTTAAAGCACGTTTATCTAATCCTCCTAAACTGTCTAACAATGTAAATATTTTTACACCTTCGACTTTGGCTTGGGTTAACAAAACTTGCGAAATTGTACGACTTGCAAGAGTACCAAACCCTCTTTTTTCAAAAAAACCTAATACCGCATCATATTCTGACACTGCTATTTCTACAGGTTTGTTAAAATAATTATCAAAATATTGAATAACTTTGGATTCAGATTTTGTTAAAGGTTTTTTTGGCAATGCTGACATTTTTATCCTTTACTTAAAAATTTGCATTAGGCAAACCGCTTACAACATTATCATAGACACTGTCAGATCCGCTAGTAATAATATTTGTAATATCTTCGTTTATTCCAGCTTGCGTTAAGTCACCTATATTTTGTGCAAGATTAACTCCTGCAATAACTGCCGCAATTGGGTTACTGAATCCTTTGCCTGTTGCTCCGTATTCAAATAAATCCGCTGCACCTGACAATACTGCTCCTAGTGAAACTGATCCTCCACCTAATAAAGTTATAGGACTAGGTGTGACATCGTAATGTGCTAAATCTCCAAATCCATTAGGTTCTCCATCTGCACCTGCTTCGGTACCTCCTCTGTCAATCCAAACTGTTTCATATGCAACAGTCATAGTATTTTCATTTGTGCTACTTCCGTCAGCAGAATTTACATCTCCATGTTTCCATTCTGTTACAATAGGATTGACTAGGGTATAGGTAGTATAGGTATGTCTAGTCATTTGACTTATTTGTATGTCTATAAAAAACGGATCTGTAATTTGATTATGTAAACCAAACGTGTATTTATTTCTCTCAGCACCTAGGTAAGTATTGTCTCTTGCCGGCCAACTCTTATCATAAGCTCTACGTAATTGATCAACTCCGTAATTACCATCAGCAAAATAATATCTATAATATGCTTCAAATAATCCTGTTGCAATTCCTAGATTGTCATCATGGAAAGATATGTTAATAGGATTATAGGTTAAACCTGTTTGAATATTTGCTGTTCGATTGTATTTTTTCTTTGTTTCTATCTGTGCAGAAAAACTAGGTAAATCACTTGCTTTAACCAATAGGCCAGCTTCTAACGTGTGTTTTTTCTCACTCCAGGTAGGTAAAGTTTTTTTGATGGCCGGACTAAAAGTGAAAGCTACATGATATAGGAACTTAACTTTTGGGGCTAATCTAAAACTATTTTTTACAAATGTTCTGCTTGCGTGTCGCCAATCGCCTAAATTTCCCTTAGGGTTGAGCACTCCGCTTACAAGATTATCTAAAAATCCGTCAAAAAGTCCCATATTTTGTTCTTTAAAAAAATAAGGAGCGAAACGCTCCTTAAATTAATTAAGCACCGCCGCCTGTTGCAAGAGTACTTACATTTCTTGCAATAGCTGTTCCAATGCCAACTCCTTGTGGAGTTTGAATTGCATTATCATAGCGTATGTTCAAGGTAATTGTTACCGGTGCTGACTCTGCATAGTTTAAACTATTATAATTCGCACTTTCTAAGTAGCAACCAAAAAGTTCAAAAGTTTCTAAAACGGTAGGTACATTTGCTGCGTTACCGCCATCTAAGATTTCTATCACAGTTGTAAATTTGTAATCTAAACCTGATGCTGCACTTGATTGCTCATAAAAATCAAATTGTTTCTGTAATTGTTCACCTACTAAAGTTTGTACTTCATTGTTAACATCTTCACGTAAGTTAATTGTAATAGGTTCCCAAGTATGTTTTCCTGCCAAGTATACCCTAGAGTTATAAACATCTAGGGTAATTTGATCAAAGGATATATTTGGTTTGGTACAATCTATCACTTGTTTTGTTAATTCAGTTGTAGGTGTTTTAACACCAAAATTATTAAACGATACTCTAAATCGATATTGTAATTTTGGCATCAATAGCCCTTGCGATGATGCTGAATCACCGGATGCTAAGGGCACTGTCATTTTAGATAATGTTGCTATAGCCATTTAATTTGCTCCTAATGTATTTATCCTAAATTAAAGCCCGGATATTTCGCCGGTATTCTTGATTCTTAGTGGTATATAGATAAATTCAATTGCTTTTACTGGCTCTATGGCAATATCTACATACAACTCGTTTCTATCAATTCTACTCGGAGTATTATTTGATTCATCGCATACAACTAAGAAATCATATAATGCTCTTAATCCAACAAGTTCAAGCAATAATGTTTCTACTTGTTGTTTTATTTCGTCTCTAGTAATTTTATCATTTGGCTCAAACAAGTAAGGTTTAGCTAAAACTTTCAGTTGGCCTCTTAAGTAAATGATTAATCTAGCAACATTTATCCTATCTAGCGAACTGGCTACAAGTTGTCTTGTTTTCTGTCCAAAACATACTAATCCTGCACCTGTAATAAACGTAATTGGATTAACATTATTTGAATACAATGTATCTCGCATACCTTCATTCATTGCAAGAGTTTTAAACTCGCCTTCAGCTGTAATCGTACCGCTCGATGTTGCGTTAGTAATATTACCTCTCCTTGTACCAGCAGGAGCAAACCATGGATAAGAAACTTGATCACTAAGTGCAATAGTTCTTAACATCATATGACTTGCAGGTACTACTACATTATTACCGAAATTATCACTTGTGAAACCGCTTGGATAATAAACTGCCATGTATGGGTCTGAACTTACTAACCCTACTATATTATCTTCTGCAGCACCATTAACGTTAGTTGCCCATTCATTGAGCACTGTTGCATTTGGTTCTAATCTAAAAGGCGTGTCACCAATGATAAATGCTGATAAATTTCTATCATAATTTAGTGAATTCATTTCACCTATTAATTCTGGATATCCTGGACATGCCATTAAATTAAACAATCGTGATTCGTCATCTCTAATTTCATCATTGCTGTTTACAAGGGCTTGTAATTGTTGGACAACAACTTTACGTTGAGCAATTCTTCCAAAAGATCCACTTCCGTCAATCTGATTACCGGATTCTGTAACCCATCTATCTGGAAAATATGTTGTATCTTCTGTTAGTCCTGTCATTGCTTCGTTGTTATATCTAATATTCTTACCAGATAATTCTAAATAATTTTTATGATATTTTTTAACATTAAACCCGCTTCGTCTTAGATTGAATAACAACATTCCTTTTGGATATAATGCTGGATCCGGACTGTCTGGATCAACATAATCGCTTGCTAATAAATCAGCAATATCGCCTGGTTGATCACTATTCACACCTGATGTGTTGTATCTTGCATCAGCAAATAAAACGCCATCCTCTGTGGTTTGATCGGTTGTATCTAGAATGAACCATCTATTTGCTTTTGGTAGATCTGTTCTATCGTTATTATAGCGATAAATTTGAGGATACTTTTCAATATCTGATGTATCAATCCATAAATCTCCTGTAACCAAAGCTGTATTATCGCTTTGAACTTTTGGCATAGAAGCACTGACAATTGGTCCATTTGGATCGGTTTTTTCGCTATCTACTACGGTGTAGAACGGACTTGCAGTTCCGCTCATGCCACTTGTACCGTCGTATTGATATCCTACAAATTCGCTACCGTTGTGGACAAGTATGTCAACTTCGTCAATTATTGAACTATACCATAATGTACCGTCTGCTGTGTCTGCTACAACTTCTGTATCGCTAGCGGTATAATTTAAAACTTTCCATAAAGTAGCAGTAAAATCTAAAGGATTTGTAGACGAATCTGTCCCTGGAGAATAATATAAATTTGGAGTGCCTGTTGTTTCGTCAACGTAACCACTAAATCCAGCTGCAGTAAGCACACCGTTAGTGTCGATGAATTTTATATCTCCTCCAAGTGTATGTGAAATTACAACTTTATTTTGAGCATTTACAGCGGCACTTAAATTTTTTATACCAGCGTCATTGATCGCATCGGCTAAAATTGTTGCATCAGATGCAGCTCCTGCATAATCTGCAGAAATTGTAACTACATCTGTGTAATCTAATGTACCTGCATCAGACACTTGGACTGTAAATGCTTGCGCATTACCTGAAAGTTGATTTGTAATCCTTACACCAACAATTTGTGTAGGAGCTACATCATCTCTTCTATAAAATTTTACTGTTCCAACAGGACGTGATGCATTTCCTATGTTTGTTTGAGCATACAAATCTCCAGTTAATAAGCCAAGACCTCCCTGTGATCTATCTAATGTGTACAAAGCCTCTAAATTTGAGTCATAAACTGGAATATCTTGTTGTTCCCAAATTTTTGTTCCGTCGTTCCATTTGGAAACAGAAAATGCCATTCCTTTGTTTGGACTAGTTGTTTTTAACCATAAAGATCCTGTAGGTCTTGGATTTGCTGCAGTTGACTTATATTCAGGTACATTTGTATGCGGACCAATTTGTAACATTGGAACATAAAATAATGCATTGCCTGTTCCTACATCAAATGAAATTCCAAGTTCGTCTAGTGGATTAATATCAGCATTTGCATTATTATGAAGCAATAGTGTTTCAATTGCTCCACCTGCGCCATTTGTTCCATCACTGTAAATTTCTAATTTACCATCAACATTTGCAGCAGATACATTTCCATTTGGATGAGCAGTAATAATTGATGCTACTACATCGTCAACTGTATCTCCAGGATTAACTGCAATAACAACTCCATTAATTTCAAAATCTGCTGCAACAGCACCTACATCATTTGAAAATACCGTGTTTACTGCTGTTCCTGCAACAGTAGCCCAGCTTTTCATCCATGCATTACTACCAACTAGTACCCATTCTGTGGTGTTTCGGTAGAAAATTTTGTTTAAGGTAGTTGTTGCTACAACTGCATATGATCCAGATAATCCTACGGATTTTTTAGGAATTTCTCCTGCAAATCCATTAAGGCTAAGTGAACCTGTATTTGTTAAATTTGTTGTATCGGTAATTACAACCGGAACTTGATTTGTAAAATTTTGTCCGCCATTTAATATACTTGCCCCATTCCATTCTTGTATACCCCATAACGAAATGCTTGTATCTAGCCAATACGTACCGTCGGCTGGATCTGCTCCTGGTGCTGTAGCAGACCCTTCTAATGCGCCTAAATCTACATCGGCTCTTACAATATAGGCTCTGTTTGCTATTCCCAAATATGAATAAGCTGCTTGTAATCCATATTCATTTAATTCACCACCGTGAATAGGATTATTGTTTGTATCAGTTTTAAAAATTGGGTCTCCAAAAGTATCTACAAGATCTCTTTGAGATGTAATCAGGTACGGTGTACCAGCATTTGCTGATAAAGTTCCAGGAGCTGTACCTGTACCGGCTCCGTTTGGTTTATTTGAAGCTGTTGCTACAAAAATACAAGGTAAGGTACCAGGTGTTGCCGGAGTATAAAAACTTTCGTCAACTACTTTAACCTCTACCCCTGGTGATACTAGTGCCATATTACTTTCTCCTATTAAGGCTATAAATATTCTAAAAGTATTTAGCAGAATATTGGGAATTTATTGGTTTCAAAACATAAATAGGAAAGGGGCAAAAAGGTGAGCTAATGAGACCATTATGTATCTGTGGTATACGACCAGCAGCAATTAATTATAGAAAAAACAACAAAACTTATTATAGAAAAAAATGTGAGATTTGTTTAAAAACGGATGAGGTAGCTGTCGGTATTCCGTTATGGCAAATTAATGGATATACAAAAAAAAATTACTGTGAAAAATGTAAATTTTCTAGCCATTACCAAGAACAATTTAACGTTTATCATATTGATGGTAATTTGCGAAATTGTAAATTTTCTAATTTAAAAACTATCTGTGCAAATTGTCAAAGAATTTTGTCTAAAGAGGGATTAAAGTGGAAACAAGGCGATTTAATACCGGATTTTTAACCTATAATAAATCCATAGCCGGTTCCACCTGCAACTGCTGTAGAAATTTCTTGTTCTAATTTTTCCATTTCTGCCTGCGCTTCGCTTTTTAATGCATCACCATTAAGTTGTCCTCCGCCTTGGGGACCTGCGATTGTAGCAAATTTAGATCTTGCTTCTCCTAACATCATTTTACTAATAGCTAATGCATAATCTCTAATCCATACTTTTGCCATGTAATCACTTAATAATTGATCATCTGGTCTATAGTTATAGCATTCAAGTAATAAAGTTTCTTCTGCTCTAGGACGTTGGAGTATTGTTAAGACATGTCTTGTCCTGTTCCAATTAAATTCTATAAAAGATCCAAACATCCTGCCTACAAGTTCTTGGAATTGACTAAAAAAATCGTAAGTTGCTAATCCACCTAAATTAGAACTTGCAAGTAAATATGTGTTAGTGTATGCTAGGTTAAATGGTTCAAATATACTGCCACCGTCGCCGCCACCTGTTCGAGAGCCTATACTACGTCTAAATATTCGGCGCACTTCTAAAATTTCTTTTGGTAAGGTGTAGGTATTCTGATCTACAATTGTTGGCATAAAAAAATAACTTTCTTCTGTGCTATTTTCAGTTCGTTGCCTATATCTTGATAATGCTTTATCCAAAGCAGTTTCATAATGTACAGGATCAAGTTCTACATCTACCATTCCTCCGCCTAGCATGTTGTGAATGTAATCGTAAACTTCTTGTCTCAATGTAGCTATTTCAGTCATATTTTTATGTCTCCTATAGTATTTATCGACTCGATAAATACTATATGCCTAGAATATCTTTATACAAACCCAGTAAAGGGAACGATTACAATTTTATAGATGCAAGAATATTTGAAATGTTTACTGTTGGCGGAACAGATGTAAATATCCACAAATATTTAGGACCAAAAAATCCAACTGAGGAAGATGCAACTGCAGATATTCCTCGTTATGATGCTATAACTGAAACTAACATACAAGATTTATTATTTTTAGAAAATAGAGATAGGAAATATGATCCGGATATCTATACAATTAGAGGAATTTATAGCGTTCAAGATATTGATTTTAATTTAAGTCAATTTGGATTATTTTTAAACAATGACACTTTGTTTATGACTATTCATATTAATAGTTCAGTAAAAACAATAGGTCGAAAAATAATGAGTGGAGATGTAATTGAATTGCCTCATATGAAAGATGAATATGCGGCAAACGATTTTCATGTTGCACTTAAGAGTTATTATGTTGTAGAAGAAGTTAGTAGAGCAGCAGAAGGATATAGTCCTACATGGTATCCGCATTTGTATAGATTAAAATGTAAACAAATTGTCGATAGTCAAGAATTTAAAGAAATACTTGATTTACCAATGGACGAAGAAGTTCCTGCAGCAGGTAGTCTACGAGACTTATTATCAACATATGAAAAAGACATGCAAGTTAATAATGCAGTAATTGCACAGGCAGAAGCTGATGCAAAGAAAAGTGGTTACGAAACTGGACATTATTTTACATTGCAAACAAATGACGAAGGTAGGGTAGAGTTAGTTACAGCTGATTTAACAGAATTAGATGCAAGTGTTGCAAATGAATTGGCTGATAGAGTTATGCAAACTCCAGAAAGGACAGGCTATACTGGTTATTTACTTGGTGATGGAATAGCCCCTAATGGTGAAATTTTTGGTCATGGTACTCTTTTTCCTGAAGGTAGTGTAACAGGAGATTATTTTTTAAGGACAGATATGGTTCCTAATAGATTATTTAGATACGACGGAAGACGCTGGATTAAAATGGAAGATAATGTTCGTATGACAATGACTCAAACCAATGATAGAAGTACGCAAAAAGGCACGTTTATTAATAATACAAATGTTACAACTGTCGCCGGCGAGTCTGTGCCTGAAAGACAGAGTGTAAGTAAAGCTCTTAAGGCTAAAACCGATAATGTGTAAGGTGAACAATGCAACATTTTTATGATGGTCAAATAAGAAGATACATAACTCAAATTGTTAGGATGTTGAGTAATTTTAGTCATAAAGATATTGAAGGAAATTTAAAAACTATTCCTGTAGTTTACGGAGATCTGGCTAGGCAAGTTGGATCTATCCTTAAAGATAATTCTGAATTAAAAATTATAGGAGCGCCTAAAATTTCAGTTTACATAACTGGTTTAGAATTAGATAGATCTAGATTATCTGATAGTAGCTTTGTAAGTAAAGTTAATATTAGAGAACGAGCATATGATTCTAATAACGAAGAATATTTAAACATGCAAGGAAAAAATTATACAGTTGAAAGATTAATGCCAACTCCATATAATTTATCAATTAATGCAGATATTTGGTCAACAAACACAGACCAAAAATTACAAATCTTAGAGCAAATTCTTATGTTGTTTAATCCAAGTTTAGAAATACAAACAACAGATAATTTTGTAGATTGGACGAGTTTAAGTGTAGTTAATTTAGAAAATATAACTTTCAGTAGTAGGAGTATAGGAACAAGTACAGAAAGTGAAATAGATATAGCAACTTTAGGATTTAGTACTCCTATATACATTTCACCTCCTGCTAAAGTTAAAAAACTCGGCATTATCCATACAATTATTACAAGTATTTTTAATGAATCTTACGGTAACGTAGATTTACATCAAACAATGCCAGAATTATTAGCTTACGCAGATAGTAGATATAAATCAGATGCTATCCATAAAACAGGTATTAACGAAGACGGAACAACAGTAGACGAATTCGGAAATTTAGTTGCAACAAGACCTGATACTGATGCAGTGATTGCCACCACGTATAAGGATTATGATTTGTTTGTAATGAATGATACATTAAAATTAATACCAAATACTGCTTCTGCAAAATCAGTTACCTGGAAAGAATATCTAGATGCTTATCCTGATATTTTTAATCCTGGCATCTCAGAGATACATTTGTATAGGAATGATTTAGATACAGATATTGTAGGAAGTATTACAATTAGTTCATTAGATGATTTTATTATGAGTGTTAATTGGGATTATGATACTTTACCAAGTGATACTATCATATCAGGTCCTACAGGTGATAAAACAAAGATCGACTACATTATTGATCCCATAAAAACTAATCCAACTAATTTAAAAACTGTTGGACTAAGGTTATTGCTACTAGATACAAATATTGGAAATACTAATAACACAGACGGTGCTGATGCATGGAAAAATGACAACGGAACCGATTTTATAGCAGGAGCAAATGACATTATAGAATGGGACGGAAATACATGGCATGTGGTATTTGATTCAAGTGAACACGGAAATGAAATAGTGTATACTACTAATTTAAACACAAATATACAATACAAATTTATTAACAATGAATGGATCTTATCGTTTGAAGGCGAATATCCACATGGTTCATGGAGGATAAATTTTTAAGATAACTATTTTTATGAAAGAAATAGTTTGTAGTGGGGCGCTAATTTACAGTAAAAAAGAAAAAAGGTTTTTATTTTTGCATAGGACAAAAGGCAAAAATAAAAACTTTTGGGGGTTAGTGGGTGGTATTACCGAAAAAGAAGAAACTCCTTGGACTGGCTTGCAAAGAGAAATTGTTGAAGAAATTGGTCCTATTAGTATTTGTAAAAGTATACCATTAGAAACTTTTGTAAGTAATGACAATCATTTTCATTTTTATACCTATCTCTGTTTAGTAGAAGAAGAATTTATTCCGCAATTAAACGATGAACATGATGGGTATGCATGGACATCATTATCAAAATGGCCTAGACCGCTACATCCTGGTCTTAGAAATACCTTAAGTGTTAAAATTAATCAAGTAAAATTAGAAACAGTAATTAAATTATTAGATTTATTAGCAAGTACCTAAACCTTTAACTGTGTCATTGACTGGTTGTTTACTATTCCTCTGATAAAAGTATTAAAAGATAAACTAATCCTAGGTAAATCTGATACATTTGGCGTAACTAGATGTTCTAAATTGCTAGGAAAAATTAATATTGTTCCCGGATCAGGGCAAAAAGTCATAGATTTAGCATTAAATAAATTTGGAGTTTCAATTTCATATTCAAGAGTTTGATATTGTCCAGTGATAAAATTTAATAATCCAGTATCTTTATCGGCCTGTAATATAACTATACCTGAATAAACAGAATTAGGATGCCAATGTCTATGGTGCATTTGATCTCTAATAGATTTGTTAAGCCAACTTTCTGTTATATAAATTTCAGTCTGTTTTTTGACACTTAAAACATCATAAAAATAATCTTGTAAAGAAAGCATTACTTGCTCTTTGAGTATTGAAAATTCTGGCATTTCTAACACGTCGGTGCTCGTGCTTATAAAATTGTTATAATTTTCTGCCCATACAATATTATCAAGATTGACACTATCTATATCTATACGTCCCTCGTATAATGGTTGGCTAAAAAGCGGATGAATACCTAATTCATTCATATTGTTTTCCTTTTATTATATATACTTTATATGGAAGAAAAAGTTAAAAAAACTGATTGGGGATACGAATTAATATGGGCATCACATCCTACCTATACGGGAAAAATTTTAGTATTCGAAGGTTTAAATGCTCGTACAGATATGTATCTTCATAAAACAAAAAATAAAAGTTTGTTTGTAAATAGTGGAAAATTTAAAATTAGATGGATTGAAACCAGTAATGGCGAAATTAAAGAAGTAGAATTTCTAGAAGGTAATACTTTTGATGTTCCTGCAATGATGCCAATACAAATTTGCAGTCTAGCATACAATGGATCGATTGCAGAAGTTTCTGATAACAATCAAGACGATGTTTGTATAATTTTACAATCAAAAAATATTGGATAAATTATGTTGCCTTCTTTACAAAATTCGTCTAATGTTAGAAATAATTTAGCTAGGTACAGTCATAAAATACAATATATTAAAAATATTAAAGCAAAAAATAAAGCACTTATAGCCTTAGAAAATTTAAAAAATGCTATCGCAGATATTGAACAAGCTCATCGAATTAGAACTTCAGGCGATTTACGTCCAAATTTGTTTGATTACCACAGAGAAAAAATTTTTTTATTTAGAAAAGAAATTGAAAAATTAATTAAAGAAAATACTCAAAAGAAAAAATGATATTTAAATCAAAAAAAAAATGGGTTAGATTTTATTGTTTAGACGAAAATGTTGCAACATTATATCCTTTAATTAAATCAAAAGCAGTAATTCGAAACTGGAATAATTTAGCAAGCACAGAAAGGAATCGTCCTGAACAAGGATCACAGACTGTTTTAAATTGTCCTGCTATTAAATTAGTAAAAGATTTTGGATATGTATTAACTGCTCCTGCAGATTTTGTTATAAAATCTGGAGATGAGTCTGCTTATTTTTCCTGGGAAACACCTTTTATATTTAAAAGGTCAAGTGAACGGTATACTTTTGGGGGTACCGATTATTACATCGATTGGCATAGTCATGCTCAGGTTGAACCAATTATTCCAAAGAGCAATACCCAAGTTAATAAACCATATTTACACACTGCAGTAAAAGTAGAAACTCCATGGAGGATAAAGGCAAGCAGTGATATAGTTTTATTACAAATTCCTGTTACATACAATAATGAAGAAAGATTTACTGCTGCTATAGGAATCGTTGATCCAGAATATATGCATGCGGTCACTGTACAGTTGTTTTGGCATGTAACTAACAGCGAAACACTTGTAAGAGCAGGAACTCCACTAGCACAATATGTTCCAATTCATAGGAACTTTTTAGAAAAAAACAGTATAGATTTTATTGTGGATAAAGCTACAGATGTAGAAAAAGAACTAGAAGATGCGTATGCCTTTGCCAATCATAGCAGATTTCCTCGGACGGATACTGCAAACAATAAAATTAAAATTATAAAAAATTTGTTCAACTATTTTAGAAAAAAATATCCTAAACAAAAGATTTAAAAATGAAAATAGAAAATTCGGTTGGTATTTTTGATAACGTTTTAAACACAGACGAATGCAAAAAAATAATTGATCAATACAATTTATTAGCAGGACTTAATTTATCTTTTAATCGTATAGATTTAGGTTCTTTTGATAGTCATAGAATTAAAGATAACGCTGTATTTTTACTAGAAGAAAAATCTATGCGTCTTTTGCCTACAATGGATTTTTTAGAAACTTTTTTGAATAAATTTTGGAATTGTTACAAACAATACACAGATCATTATAGTGTTATAAAAGAAGCAGGTAATCATTATATTAGATCAATGAAATTACAAAAAACTCTACCAGGCGAAGGTTATCATATATGGCATTTTGAAAATGATAGTGCCGAAAAGTGCTCTAGATTGTGTGCGTGGGGATTATATTTAAATACAATAAATGACGGCGGAGAAACAGAATTCCTTTATCAAAGTATGCGGGTTTCTGCGTTAGAAGGAAGGTTAATATTATGGCCTGCAACCTACACGCATACTCACAGAGGAAATCCTCCTTTAAAAGGAGAAAAATATTTACTAACAGGTTGGCTAGAGTACTAATGGAAATTTTAAAACTTTTTCCTATAGATTTTTTTGTTTTTTATAACAAAAATTTTGATAATAAAAAGCTAATTGCAAATTTAGAAACATTAGAAGATATACAAATAAAAAAAACTACTCAAATTAGTTTACTAATTAATTTAAAAAACAATAAAAACTTTCAAGATTTATTTAATTGGTTTAGTGACTGTTTAAAAGAAGTAAAAAAAATTAAGCAATATGATTGTGATCAAATAAAAATAACAAATAGCTGGGTAAATGTTTCATTAGCAGATTACAACATGTATTTAGATACACACAAACACAGTATGAGTTTTTACAGTGGTATATATTACTTAACAGACGGATCTGCTACAACCTTCATTGATCCATTTGAACAAGCTATTGATACACAATTGCAGGTATTAAAATTTAATTATCACCCAGAAGAAAAAATTAGTCCCGAACCAGGAAAATTAATAATTTTTCCTAGTTACATTTATCATAAGAGCGATATACATATCGCAAATACTTCAAGATACATTATAAGTTTTAATACAATGCCAACGGGTAAAATTAACTATAATTTAGCAACAGACTCAAAAATTAATATTAAAATTGAAGATGATTAACGATATAATTATTTTAGGAGGAGGAAATGCAGGATTAATGGCTGCTATATATCTAAAAACTGCTATTCCTTCTTTAAATTTGTCAATAATAAAATCTGATAAAATTGGAACTATAGGTGTTGGCGAAGGTTCTACAGAACATTGGAAATTATTTGCAGATGCAGTTGACATTAGCATGGTAGATCTCGTAAAAGAATGCGGTGCAACGATTAAAATTGGTATTAAATTCGAAAATTGGCACGGTGATAACACAAGTTATTTCCATAGTTTGCCCGAGTTTTTAGTAAATACAGATCCGTATTGCGGTGCACCATATACTTTAATGCGACTTATAGGCAATGGAATTTCCTCAGAAAAATTACATTGGGATTTACCGTTACAAGGTTATGTTAAAGAACCTTTCACTGATTATTATCAATTCCATTTTGACAGTGAAAAATTAAATCTTTTTTTAGAAAATAAAGCAAAAGCATTAAATATTAAATTTGTAATTGCTGATATTGTCGATGTTTCTGTAGATAATGAAGGATTTGTAGAATCTATAATAGATAATAACAACAATAAATATTTTGCTGATTTTTTTATAGATAGTAGCGGGTTTAGGCGGGTTATATCATCTAAGTTAGGGTCTACTTGGACAGACTGGTCAAAATATTTACCATTAAACTCAGCTGTTGCGTTTCAAACACCCAGTCAAAAAGATATTCCAGTTTTTACTTTAGCAAAAGCCATGGATGCAGGATGGCATTGGCGGAGTCCAGTACAAGATCGATTTGGTAATGGATATGTATTTAGCGATGCTTTTATTAATGAAGAAACTGCAGTCAACGAAATACAAAAATATTTTCCTGATACTATCAACATTGGTAGGAAAATTAATTTTATCTCAGGAAAAATTGACAAAGCATGGACTAAAAATTGTGTATCAATTGGATTAAGCAGTAATTTTGTAGAACCTTTAGAAGCAAGCAGCATCAGTACAACTATACAACAAGTCAGATTATTAGCAAGTTCGTTATGGAATTGGTCTCGGAAAGATGTATCTACCAGTAAAAATTATAATAAGATTTTTGATGATATGTTATATAATATTTTAGATTTTATACAACTGCACTATTTTACAAAACGTGACGATACTGCATTTTGGAAATGGTGTAGTAATGAAATGACTGTAACAGATTTTAATAAAGAAAATTTAGAACTATTTTCAAATAATTTTGTAAATCAAATTTTATTACCTGAGGATTTTACTAACCGTACATATAGGATTTATGATTGCTTAAATTGGATACAGGTAATGCACGGCTTAAGAATGTTTAATCAAACAAATATATTACAACTCTTTAAGACAAGATTTTCGCAATATCAAGAATATGACGAATTGCAAATTTCTTATGTTCCTAACAAATTAACAGAAGAATGGTATTCTAGTAGAGAAGCATTAGAGTACATGAAATCTATTTCAACTAATTATGTATTATGATAGATAAAATCTGTATAGTAGGTGGCGGAACAAGTGGATACATTGCAGCGTTAATGCTTAGATCTGCATATCCTAATTTAGATATACAATTAATTGAAAGTTCTAAAATTGGAATTGTAGGAGTGGGCGAAGGAACTACAGAACATTTCCGTAAGTTCATTATACATTCGAACATCAATATCTTTGATTTATTTAGAGAAACAGATGCAACTTTTAAAATTGGAATCAAATTTCAAAATTGGTTAGGAAATAATAAACATTATTGGCATAATCTTACTGAATTTTTTGTTACACAATCTGATACTAATGGTCTTTTTACATCATGGTTACAATTAGTGATGGATAATGTAGAGCCAGATAAAACTGTTTGGGATTTAGCTATTAATGGTAAACATATTGCTCCTTTAGATAAAATTATATCACAATTCCATTTTAACACTTTTAAATTGAATTCTTTTTTTAGGAATCTTTCAATAACAAGGAATATCCATATTGTTGACACTGAAATAGTTGATACTATACTAGATGAAAATAATAATATTAACCATATTATCGACAAAGATAACAAAATTTATGCTGCAGATTTTTTTATTGATTGTACAGGTTTTGCAAGGATACTGGCTAGAAAATTAGAAGTTAAATGGCATACTATATTTGATAAACTTCCAATGAATAGTGCCTTGGCATTTTCAACCGATATTACCGAAGTAATACCAAATTATACATTATCGACAGCAATGTCTAGTGGATGGGCATGGAGGATTCCTACACAGGAAAGGTATGGCAATGGATACGTTTTTTGTAACAATTTTATAAATCCTGATAGGGCGTTAGATGAAATAGAAAATTATTATGTAACCAACAATATTACAAAAAAAATTACAGATGCAAGATATTTTAACTTTACAAGTGGGTTTTCTGATAAATTTTGGTATAAAAATTGTGCATTTGTTGGGCTAAGTGGATTGTTTGTAGAACCACTAGAAGCAACTTCTATAGGAGCCGTAATACAACAATGTTTTTTATTAACTAATTCTTTGTATTTTTTCCACAAAAATGATACCAAAGTAAGTAAAATACACAATGACAGGATGAATAAGATTGTTAGTAACATAATTGACTTTATTCAACTTCATTACCTTACAAGTAGAAAAGATTCAAATTTTTGGAAATTTTGCAAAAATGATTTAAAATTAACTGATTTTAATGCAGAGTATCTTGATTATATGTCTTATAATTTTCCTGATAGTCAACTTTTTCAAGATACTATGTTAATGTTTAATTGTTTAAATTTTGGCCAAGTTATGTTAGGTTTGAATTTAATATCAAAAAAAGGACAGGAAAATATTAAACAGCAATTTCAAAAACATTTATATATCAATTCTTTAAAATTAGAAGATATATATAATGACATGTCAAATCCAGATTTGCAAACCTATTCACACAATGAAGCTATTGAATTATTAAAAGAATTAGATAAACATGAATACAAATACAAGTTATGATGTTGTAATATTAGGAGGAGGTATAGCAGGATGGCTAACGTCCTTATTTGTGAAAAGAATTTATCCAAACTTAAAAATTTTAGTTATTGAGAATTCTAAACATTTACCAATTATAGCAGGCGAAAGTGGCGCCACTACGTTTAATGATATTTTAAACTACTTAAATATTGATTTACAAGATTTTCAAAAAAAAACAAATGCTACTCCTAAGCTAGGAGGAAAATTTTACAACTGGAGTAAAAATACCGAGTTTATTCATGCTTTACAAACTGATTATTCACCATGGCTCGATAACTATAAAACATTTAATAATGAGTTTAGTTTTAAAAGTATGAATAATTTTTTACAAAAAGAAAGAGCTGGTTATTTTGTAGAATTGCACTGTATTAAGAATAAAATACCTTTGTCAAAATTATTTTTTGCTGATGCTTTTATAGAGCAAAATAAAGTTCCTAAATCTAATGATAGTCGTTTACAGCCTATGTGGCACTATGAAAGTAGAGCAACTGCTGCTTATCTTAAAGAAATCTCTTTTAATAGAGGAATTATTTATAAAGATGCAATATTTGTAGATGCAGAACGTAACTCTAATAACGGTAATATAAGCTTTTTGCAATTAAAAAATGGCGAAAAAATATACAGTAAATGGTTTTTTGATTGTACTGGCTTTGCACGATTATTATTAGGAAATACGTTAAAAGAACCAATAATTGATAATAGTTATTATTTTCCAGCTCATTCTGTAGTAGCATGGTGGGGAGAAACAGAACCTAATGTTGTCACAAAAGCATATGCAATGGATTATGGGTGGTCTTGGAATGTAAATTTAAAAAATCGTAATGGTAGTGGATATATATATGATAGCAACCATACAACTTTAGATAATGCAATTCAAGAAGCTGAAAAAAAATTTAATAAAAAAATTGATCCTGTAGCTAATTTTACGTATCAACCAGGATTTATGGAAAACTCCTGGAAAAATAATGTTATAGGCATAGGATTAAGCACTGGATTTTTAGAACCTTTAGAGGCAAATGGTATTGCTTTAATTTGTGAATCTTTATTTGCTTTAGACGATTTATGGAATCCATATGAAGTTAATACTACACTACAAAATAGATATAATGAAAGATTGTATACTATTACAGTTGATATAAGAGATTTTTTATTGTTGCATTATACAGGACAAAAAAATAATACAGATTTTTGGAATATGTATCTTAATGAGATAGATTTAAGCGAATCCTTAAAAAATAAAATCTATTTGTTAACTGAACATGTCGAACATTCCAAAGAAAAACCTTTTTTTAATGGTTACTCGCCGACTGCATGGTTAATGGTAATGCAGGGTATGAATTATTTTGATAAAGAGTACAATATAAACAATTCAGTAATAAATAATTTTTCTAATGTGTTAAATACAATTACAAATATTTATAGTAAAGAAATTGATAGCCATATTACTATAACAAAATGGCTTAATAATGAAAGGTAAAAAATAATGAATTACTATGTAAAAATAATTAGGGTTCCAGAGCTAGAGAATACAGCTCAAAAAATGAATATTAAAAAAGTTTATGCAAAAGCTAACACAATTGCAGACGCAGAAATTATATTTGAGAAGGCATATCATCCTAAATATACAATAGCAGGTCCAAATAGAATAGATTCTGTTCCTAGTGGAGAATCAATTTTACAATTATAATTTAACTAATTTTGATAAAGTATTTGTTTTAAACATGTTATCTTGCATTTCAGTAGATGCATATTCAAAAGGAAGGCCTAATACAGGTCTAGTATCAAATTTTAGATTACTGTGAGGTCCTTCTGCATCTACATATTGCAAAAAACATTGCGTGTGACTTTGTTCTTGTAAAGGGTCTCTCCAATGCTGGTTTTCGTGACCTTTATAAATTACCCCATCGCCTATATTCAATTTAATTTCATAAATCTTATCAGATTTGTTTCTAATATACAAAGGCCATATATCTGTCTGCTCTAATGCTATGCTGACGGTATATTCAGAGCTTTGTCTATCAAAATGTTTTTGTAAAAAACTATCTTTGTAATATATTCGTGCATATGAATATGTAGGATATAATTTTACTTTTAATTTTTTTTCTATTATTGGTAAAATTTTTACAGACAATGCTTCCATCATTAAAGGAGCGTATCTTGCAAATGTGTTTTCTGTTAAATCGGCAAAGTCTGTATTAGGATAAATTATTTTGCAAACATCTTCCATCATTTTAAATTCTAATGAAATAAAATTTGCTAACTCTAATGAAATAATATTTTTTACTGTAATAAAATCTTTTTTCATACTAATGGTATAAATCCTAGATTAAAAAATGGTTTTTCATTAAATGTCCTATATAATTTACCAGTTGGAATTGTATGCACATCAAACCCAATTGTAATTCTTTTATAACCGAAATTTTCTAACGCTACTACCTTGTGTTTAATGTGCCCATGTCCAAAATAAATTTGACCAGGTTTATTTTTTACAGTATGCGACTCAAAAACTGTTTCAGTTTTTTCACAATTTAAATTAATATATCCATGATAAGGCCATTCATGATCGTGCCAATCTAATAAATCCTGATGAGTATGATAATTAATCCATGATTGTAACCAAAGTTCTTTATTTTCTGTTATATTTGTAAGTATTAAATTTTTTAATTCTTGGAAAATATACCAGAAATGACTTGAAGGTGCGAGTAGACTGAATGTATTATATTTAGGATACGTCCATGTTGTATCTTCGTAAGGAAATAATTCTTGATGTAGTCTCAAACCAATTTTAATATCTTCTAAAATACCTTCAATATTATTTGTGATGTAAGAACTTTGATGTAAAATATAATCTTTCATAATATAATATTAGATAAATTTGTATTAATGACGCATCTAAATTTACTTTTTTTACAAAAACTTGCAGTATGATAGTAGTATCCTGGAAAAACTAAAATTTTACCTTTCTCTGGTTTTACTCTTTTTTTAATAGTAAAATCTCTAGAGGAAATTTTTTCAATGTCTTTACTTCCTGGATCATAATTTTCATTTATTTCATTAAAAATTATTGTATCTCCGTCGCTATCATTTACATAATAAATGGCTACAATATGTTTAAAAAAACTATCTATATGTGGCATAAATGCATTTTCATTAATTGCAGGATTTTTAAAAACTAAATTAGCCCTCATTCTTATTAGCCTTGATATGTCTTGGTCTTTGATTTTATCTTGTAAATTTAAAATGATTGGATACACCATATCAAAGAAAGTGCTTGTAAAAGAATTTTGCTCATAAAAAAAGTGATTACATCCAGCAGGGTTGTCTAAATCATTAATAAAACATTTATCTCCTGATACAATGTTTTTATTTAATGCCCAAGAAAAATTAAATCCGGTCATTACAGTTTCAATATAATCAGCCTGACTTTTTGGAATAATATTTTTTATTTCAATAATTTCATTTATCATGTGACTTGTCCAAAAAATCTTAATATTACTAATTTATCATTTTCGTTTGGCATAAAAGAATTATGTATTTTAAAATATTCTTTTGGAGAAAAAAATATACATCGGTTCTCTTTAATTTTTATTGTAATTGAAGGAGTAAAATTGCTATCAATAGAATTGTAAAATACAATATCATCGTTTTCATTTGAATTTAAAAAAATTATACCTCCAATATCAAAATTAGGATAGTAAATATTAATATCAGTATTATCTTCTAATTTAGTTATGTAATTAAAAACCATATACAATTGGTTAAAATCTTCTTTACCATTTGCATGTATAATAATTTTTTTAGCAATGTTATGAAATATTTTTTCGTTAATTTCATTAATTGGTTTAGATATATTGCCAGGAAAAATATGTTCTGTTGTTATATACTCTTCATCTAAAGCTAAATTTTTGTATAATGTATAAAATTCAAAAAAATCATCTATAATTTTTACAGGCTGGTTAAAATAACGCATATTAGATTTTAACAAAAAAAACTTGGGTTAGTCTAGCATCTTTTCCTTTACCAAAAAAGTTTTCAGCAGAATGCCAATTTCTAGTATCAAACATAATAAATCTATTAAACTTTGATTCAATTACTATGTCAGTATCAAACTTTGATCTTTGATCTTTCCTATATTTTTCAAATTTATTACTATCTATTTCATCAGTTTGATTTACATCTTGCTCAAATAAATCTTTAAAAAACTCTCCATTATGATCGTTGCAATCTTTGTAAATACAGGTACCAGAACCTAAAGGTGCATCATTGTTAAGATAGATAACACCGGCAACTTGATCTTGCGGATCGTCATCATGAACCCATCCGTTACCGTAGTTTTCGTCAGTTAATTGAAATCCGGTTTCTAATCTTTCAATTTTTGTAATGCCGTAATCTTTTAATATAAACAGGATTTTTTTTAGAAAAATTTGAAAGAAATCATAATTTAATTCGTGCAATAATGTAGTGCGTAATCCGGGCCAGTTACCTCTATCTCCTTTGTAAAATTCTTGCTGTAGAGCAAAGTGTCTTATTATATCACAGTCTTCATAAAAATCATCAATTATTATTGTAGGAAAATATGGATATAAAAATCTATTTTTGACATCATGTAATTCCATGAATTGAGATACTGGCAAATTGTGTTTATTGTTGAAAATATTAATGTACCAATTATCCATTTATTTTTCCAGTAAAATTAAATGTAATTACAATTCTTTTCGTACACATTTTAGGACAAGTGCTTGCGTGATAATGCCATCCGTTAAACAATAACAATTTTCCAGCCTTGGGTGTACACGTATGCATAGGATAGTATTTTTCAGCTTTATCAATTTCATGGAATATAATTGTATCTCCATCGCTGTAATTTACATAATAAATTACAACAAAATGTTCTTGATCAAAGTCTCTATGCGGAGTATTGTACTTATATGGCAAGCTTGGCAATGAAAATTTTGTGTTCAATAAAAATCCAGCCCTAATTCTTTTTAAATCAATTATTGTTAGAGAAAATTGTTTTTCTATTATAGATAACAAAGGCTTAAAAAAATCTAAATGCAGATTACTTATGTTATTTTCATTATAAATTAAGTTACCAAAAGCAGGAGTTGAGTGTTGAGGCATATTAGAATTTTCAAAAGTTGTATCTTCCATAAAATGCCAGTCAAAATCTATATTTGTAAGATAATTATAAATTTTTTTAACATATTCTTTATCTTCTATATTTTTTTCGATAGGTTTAAAAATGTTACTCATAATTTAATTTGTACCTTTCTCTATCAATAGAAAAATGTTTTGGATCAGTTTTATATTTATTCCAACACGGTATGCTCATACTTAATCGCTTACTACATGGATTTGCATAATGATACATTCTTGACGGAATATACAAAACATCTCCTGGTTCTAACACAACATCTAAAGCAATAGATAAATCTTTTTCTTTAATAAAATTATTCATAGTACCGGTAGGAAACAAATTTGATAATCTATTATTATAGACTTTCCACGGAGTTGTTCCTTCTACTTGAATAATAAAATTAGACGGATAATCTTCATGTATGTAAAAAGAACCATTTTTTTTAATGTTACAGTACACATGAATAGCTGCATTCACATAAAATTCTTGTTCAAAATATTTTAACAGTTGATTAGTGGCATCGTTGAATGATCCATAATTTAAAATTACAAGTCCAAATCCATTGTTAATTTTATCAAATATAAATGATTTGTCTTGTACAGTTTTTGACCAAACCCAAGTTTTATTATAAGTTGGTATTTCTATTTTACTATTTGTTTGCGGATCAATAACTTCAAAGTCGAATAATTCAGGATAATTTAAACATTGTTCTACGTTGTGCCAATTTAGATATTTTTCTGGTGCAGGAAAAATATTTTTCATATATAACGGATTATCATTTAAAAATAAATTACTTTGTTTTTTAAAATTTTCAAAAAAATTATTCATATATCCTATCAATCCTAACATTAAATGCTATTGATATTCTATCTTCGTCAGTAGGATTTCTAGAAACACCGTGAGCTAAATGTCCTGGAAATAATAATAATTTTCCAGTTTTTGGTTTATAACTAATAGCACCGCAACTAATTTGAGTATAATTTTCGATAAAACTTTGACTTGTAATAATATAATCTGCTAGACTATTTTTATAAAAAGTAATATCTCCTTGATTTTCTGTTGCTTTTAGATAAAATGCTCCAGATAAAAATGAATTATCATGTATGTGATGTGAGTTAGAATGTCCTTTTTTATTAATATTAAACCAATAATTTTCAATTTTTACTTTTGATAATTTTTCTATATATCCATAATCTCTGACGCATTGTTCTGCTTGTTCTAATATTTTATTATTTAAAATTTGTAATGGTTTAAATGCTGTAGGTAAAAAATCTTTACTTTGCCATCCTCCGTCATTACTAAGTTCGCGACCTGTTGGGTCATATTTGTATATATCGTAACACAAATTAAGTAAATCAGTTGTATCTATATTAGTCTCTTCCCACCATATCGGCGTCGGAAAATAAAGGTCAAAATGCATATCTTAAATCATTTAAAGTTTTTGGCACAGGTATAAAGCTAAAAGCAAACGAATGACTCCATCTAAAATCAACTTCAGGATCTACATATGCTAGGTGCGGTATGTTTGCTTTGTACATTGTCATAGTTTTTTCGTTTGTAGGTATTGACGCTAACAAATTAAATCCCCATTTCTTTAATTCCTCATCTGGCATGTTAAACCAATTATTTGCCCTAGTAGCATTCCTGCTTATTTCTACCCATTGTTTATGAAATTTGTGGGTTTCGTCAACTTGAAAATCATAAACAGTTTCATACATTTTTCCTTCATAATGAAATAACTTTGTACATGACATATCAAGAGAATGATCTGTAAACCATAAATTAGTAACTAAGCCATTAACATAATCTACGTGAGGAATTCTCCAGCAACTTATAGGTTTAGTTAATTCACGAAAGTATAAATTGCCCCATTCGTGTATTTGCTCTAAATATATATCATTAGAAATATTTTTTGAATAAAAATCAATAAGTAAATAGCAAATATCTTTATAAATCCATTCTGGTAAGTGTATGCTATCAAATGGGTTAGGATCAAAATTCGTTAATGCGCTATTGTCTTTTTGTATTGGAAAAGATGCTATAAGATTTTTAAAAATTTCAAAATGCTTTATGTCAAACGGCGGATCAGTTATCCAATAACCATAATCTTTATCAATTGAAAAATATTTACAATTCCAATTGTCAACATTGTGAATTTTAATTACTTTGTCAAAATTATTTGCATCAGGATAGCATCTTTTAAATTCTGTCATCTTATGTTAAAAGTAAATATAATTCTTTCGTGATCACTTAAATTGGGTTGGACTCTGTGTTTTAACCAGCCGGGAAATATTAAAACATCATTAGTGGTTACAGGTAATTCTTTATAAAGAGATTCTTCAGGAAAAATAGGATATATAGATTTATGATATTCTAATGGGTCTTTAAACTCTATATATCCAGAATTATCAGGAACTTGTAAGTAAGCCGTAACTACAAATGTTATAAAATTATGACTATGTTCTAAAGTTTGTCCACCTTTATAATGAATGTTAATCCATGATTCTGTAACTTCATTATATTCATAAATAAATTTATTTTCTTTCCTAATAAAATAAATCATACTTCCTAGCCATTCTTGGAATTCACTTAGTTCTTCCCAAGTATGTGGCTGTTCAGTGTTGCTAGCTTTAATTGACGATTTTGAATTTCCTATTTCTAATAAACTTGTTTCTGAATTATTTTCTAATAGGTTATAAATTTTAGGTTTTAATATTTCAAATTCAAATGGAAATTGAAATTTGTAAATATAAGGAGTAAAAAGATTAACTCCATTATTCAATAGGTTCATTTTCTATTAGCTCCAACGCTAATTGTAGACCCATTATTGTTCCTTCTATTTTAAGTAAATCAGAACTTAGTTCTTGTCTGGATGCAAAATCTATACTAGTAATACCGTATGGGTTAAGTTTTAAATCATTAAACTCATTTTCAATACGTTCTAAGTCATTTTTTATTTCTAATGACTTATTTTCAAGATTTTTTAATGCATTGTTTATTTTATCAACATAAATCATTTTTTTCCTTTTGATAATATTCTATTTAGTCTTTTAATTCTAGCCAAAACAGAATCTTTCCTGTAGATTGAAGAATTTGAAGCATAAACAAAATCTCTTTCAAGTTTATAATCAGCATTAGTTGCTTCTTCAACTGTTAAAGTGTAAGTAGAATCTTGCAATATCTTTTTATCTATTGGTAAAATTTGACAAAGAGGAGTGCCTGCTTTAATCAAAATTTCGTCATTTAATTTTTTCCAATACAACTGGACATTTAAAACATGCATGTAACTTGGATCTAAAAAACCAGTTGCAGCTTCAAACCTATCTTCATTATTATAAGCAACTGGCATTATAAGCAGTATGATATTATTTGAAACTTCAACCCTCCACGGAGTTTCAACTTTAATTACAGTCTTAAGGATATTATCTTTATCATTTAATAAAGGTTCGGTTTGTATAGAATTGTGTGTATTTATATATGCATATTCTGCCATTTGTCCACATTTATTAAACTGATAACTTTCGTCCCAATAAACACTTACTCCATCTCCGTTTGTTTTTATTATAAAATCAGCAGGTGCAGTTAAAATATATCCTGTGTTTATTATTTTCTGTATTCCTGGACAATTTTGAGAACTTTTAGTATTAGTATCTACTTCTTGTTTTATTTTTAACCAATCTCTTTTTACAAGTCGGGATTTTTGTATTGGATACAATTTTGCAACCCCTGGTTCAAGAGTATAAAATCTAATAAATTGTTTTTTTTTAAAAAAAGAGGTCAGTTTACTTGTTAATATATTCATCTATGCCATTATATATATTATCTTTTAAAAAATCATAATGACTAGGAAGTGTAAGAACATGTTTTGTAATAGCCTCTCTATATTTAAAATAAGCACGTTTAGTAAAACCAATTTGTTCTTTTTTTGTTGCTAAATTTTTTGTATCATTAAAATTAAATATAAGATTTTTTGTAGCAATAGATTTTAACCCCATTCCAGCTGCAATGTACATATTTCCTATATAATCGCTATGATAATGATGATTTATCATGCTTCCTAGAAAATTTGTATATTGATTTTGATTTAAAACAAATTCATTAAATTGTTCCGGAACATACTCATTAATTTGTGTACACCATCTCCAATAAGGTGTATCAGTTCTCTGTGACAATGCATAATGTTGCGATACAAAATCTCTAAATTTTGTTACATCAAAATCAACTGCTAAATTGTAGGCATCTTTTTCTGCCCTTGTTACATATCCATTTCGTCTATTTAAAACATCTAATAATTTTACTATATTTTCGTGAGTGGTTAGCAAACCTGTTGATTCTAACGGCTCTACAAATCCGTAACTAAGTCCTATTCCTAAAACATTATTCAACCATGCTCTTCTTCTTTTACCGTGTCTAATACTAATAGGAAATAGTTCTGCTTTATCTGCTATTTTTTTACCATAAATTTTTTCTAAATGTTTACTAAATTCAATAGCGGCATTCTCTTTTTCAATAAATCTTTTAGAATAAACATATCCTGTTCCTATTCTGTTCCATAACGGAATAGTCCAAACCCATCCATTATTTAGAGCAAAACAATCTGTTACATTTAGCATCTGCTTTTTTCTATCTGTGTAGGGCAAACGACATGCCCATGCGCTATCATTAGCCAAATATTTTGTAAATGGCATAAATGCAGAACCCATCCAATCTTCTAATAGAAGTGATTTGAATCCTGTGCAATCTATCCAAAGATCAGCAGTTAGAGTTCTTCCGTCGATTAAAAGTATGTCTGTTATATTGTTTAAGTGATCTTTTTTAAATGAATGAGCATCACCTATTATGTGCTCAACACCATTTGGTATTGCTACATTATCTTTTAAATATTGACCAAATAATTGCGCATCAAGATGATATGCTGTGTCAAAATCAAAATCAAAATTTCTTAATAATTTATCTTTGTTTTTTGTTTGTTTATTATATTTTGCTAATAATGTGTTTCCGGTGCAAAAAAATTCAGCAAATGATTCCGGAGGAAACTCGTCAGGATAAAGCGTTGCTAATTCAGACCAGGAATCAGTTCCTCCGGGTTTATCTGTATAGTCTAATCCTTCTGAGAATGGATATTCAAACGATTCGCCTTGCCCAATCCTAAAATTTGTAAAACGTATTGAATTTTTATATGTTGCATTGCATTTTGGCATCCAATCTTCATCTTTTAGATCTAAAAGCCGCAAAAATCTATTAATATGTCCTAGTGTACTTTCACCTACACCAACTGTTCCTATTATTTTAGATTCTACAAGTGTTATAGATAAATGGGGACAACATTTGCTTAAAGCGGCTGCTGTCATCCAGCCTGAACTTCCGCCGCCTATAATTACAACTTTTTTAATGTGCATAAATTATTCCTGTTATGGGATATTTATGCAAAGATATTTAGATTATGAATTAGAATTGAGCCAAACGGAATATCTACGCCATGCTGGTAGTTCCATAGTTGACGGAACTGGAGATCTATCAATAGAAGGTTCTGTATTTTCTAGTGCAGCCTGTTGATCCTCTGCAGTTAAAAATTCTTCTTTAACTGTTGGTTTGTCTATTATATCTTTTACCAAACTAATATGCTGGTACCATGTGCCATTTTGGCTTATTGTACCAGATTCTTTTAGTTCATGATAAAGCATGTCTAATTGTTCGCCAACTGTTCCATATGCAACTTGCCTTGCAACTGCGGTATTGGTAAAACCGCCATCTCTTTCTACCCATACCATATCTTGTTGTGCCGGACTCCATTCTAGTGTCCAATCTAAAGTAACATTATCCGGAGCATTAACCCATGCTATAGTTGCATCTGGGCCGTCATAAATTTCATATTCTTCTCCAGGATCGCGAATTTCACTTACAAAACCTTGATACGACATTAAAACTTTTTTCATTTGTATTCCTCTATAACGATTATGCCTGGTCTACCATCTGATCCCCTGTGACCATGAAAATATCCTCCGGTACCGCCTGTGCCAGGAGCAGAGTGACCTTGATGATTATGAGCAAAATGACCACCTTGGGGATGTCCTCCTGGTGCTGCTCCTCCAAAATAACTGGTGCCACCTGGTCCAAAACTGTGATGGTGGGCACCGCCACCGCCTTGATGTATATTTAAATTGCCACCTGATCCGTTTCCGCTCACACCGCCAGAGTGTTGATTCTGTCTGTTAGCTCCATGGCCTCCACTTGCGCTTACATATGGTCCAAAAGATGTTGTTCCGCTATTTCCTCCTGCACCAGAATAATAAGTACCACTGCCACCGCCACCTATATTACAACTTACAGAACTGATGCTATCTACGTTCATTATTCTCTCTGCATACCCTCCGGCTCCACCTGACTCTCCGTGCCCACTTGCACCACCACCAGGACCTTGTACTTTTACCCTAATATACCTAACTCCGGCTGGTTTATTCCATGTTCCGTTTGATGTAAATACTGAAATTCCACTGAACCCTAAATTAGCATATTCTAGAGCGCTACCCGAAGCACTTGTTCGTCTTAGGAGTTGTTGATTACTTCCTATTGTTGATAATCCAGTTCCTCCCTTATCTCGTGGCATTGTTCCTGCCACCGTTGAAGTGCTATAATCAATTGCTCCATCTTTGATATTATCTTCTATAATAGTATTATCTTCTATGTTAGCAGTGGCAATAGTATTATTGGCAAAACTTGTTGTTTCTAACGATTCGTTTGTTACAGATTGATTTGTTAGATTTTTTAGTAGTTGATAATTAAACGCCATAATTAACTTTCAATAAAATTCTGTTATAACAATAATGCCTGGTTTACCATCTGATCCTCTGTGACCCGAATAATATCCAGATGTACCGCCTGTGCCAGGAGCAGAGTAACCTTGATGATTATGAGCAAAATGACCACCTTGGGGGTGTCCGGCAGGTGCAGGTCCTCCCCAAAATGAAGATCCTCCCATTCCAGAAGATCTTTGTTCGTGGCTTCCGCCACTACCACAATGTAAATTTAAACTACCACCAGATCCTCCTCCACTAAGTCCGCCATTATGTTGATTATGTCTGTTCGCTCCATGGCCTCCACCTGCACTAAGATAAGGTCCAAAACTACTTCCAGCTCCGTTACCTCCTGCACCAGAATAATATGTACCACCGCCGCCGCCACCTATAGTTACTGCTACGCTTGAAATATTTGCATTTTCAACTTCTAAAATTCTTTCACTATAACCCCCGGCAGCTCCTGACTCTCCGTGGCCACTTGCACCGCCACCGCCTGCTTGCACTTGTACCCAAATAAAACGAACATTTGACGGTCTAGTCCATGTACCATTACTTGTAAAAACTACCATTCCTTTTATACCATATGGTCTAAATGATAAAGAATTGTTAGCACTATTTGACATTAAAATTTCAAAAGGATTTCCACTGGCAGTTGTATTAGTTCCGCCTTTGTTTACAGGTAATGTACCTGACACACTAGTTGATGTGAGATTAACACTATTGTCTGCAAATTTTGCAGCTTCGATAGTATTACTGGCAATTTCTGTATTTGTAATTTCTTCATTTCCTATATCTGTTCCTGTTATTGAACCACTTATAAATGAATCATTTGTTAATTTTTTTAATAGTTGATAATTAAATGCCATTGAAATTGCCTTAATAATATTCTGTGATAATTATAATACCTGGTTTTCCGTCTGATCCTCTATGACCATGAAAATGAGCGCCTGCTCCGCCTGTGCCGGGTGCAGAGTAACCTTGATGATTATGAGCAAAATGACCACCTTGGGGATGATTTCCTGGAGCACCACCTCCAAAGAATGTGTTTGCACAACTTTGGGCACTATATGCATGATGGTTAAATCCGCCACCTGAATGTAAATTTAAATTGCCACCCGATCCGTTTCCGCTCACTCCTCCTGAGTGTTGATTCTGTCTATTAGCTCCATGACCTGCACTTGCACTTACATATGGTCCAAAACTACTTCCGCCTCCATTACCTCCTGCACCAGAATAATATGTACCACTGCCACCGCCACCTATAGTTACTCCTACAGAACTGATTCCTGTTACATCAAGATATCTCTCAGCATAGCCACCGGCACCACCGCCTTCTCCGTGACCACTGCCACCACCGCCACCGCCTTGTACTTGAACTTTGATATATCTTACATTTGCAGGTCTAGTCCATGTACCATTCCCTGTAAAAACACTCATTGATCTTAAACCATGTTCGTGGTAATCTAATGAGCTACCTGTACTTCGTATAGCTTTGAAGGCTCCTCCTAAAGATGTTAATCCGGTTCCGCCTTTTGAAGTTGGTAATGTACCAGTTGTTTTGCTATTTGAATTTACAACAGCATCGTCGGCAAATTTGTTTGCGGTTATAGAATCATCAATCAAATTTGCATTTACTATTTGATCTGTTCCTATATTTGATTGTAGTAAAGTGTTATCAATTAAGCTGTCGTTTGTATAATTTTTTAAAGTCTGATAATCAAACGCCATAGTCATCCTTAAATATTTTCAACTCTCCATCCTTCGGTATTATCGAACCATATAAGAGTAAAAGATGCACCAGTTGTGGTAACTTCCATGACATCAGTTGTGCCCATAATTGGATTAGATCCTGGATTAATTCTAAATATTCTGATGTTGTTAATTGAATTATTTTTATCAGTAAAAGTAATTTTGTCGTACTTTGATGGTGATGTTGGAAGTGTAACTGTAAATCCAGAGTTTGGTAAGCAGTCTACCCAATAATGTTTATTGACCACAACATTTGTATCGCTTTGTATATCAACACTGTGCATATCTCGAATTGAATGCCAACCGTCTCCGTCATAAATTTCTAGAGTATGTTTATCTGTATTGAAAAACAATGCTCCTTGAACTGCAGGATCCGGTCTGGTGCTATCTACTCCATATCCAACTGGTAATGATACAAAACTAGATCCATATTGTACTCTTCTACCCATTAATCATCCTTATAATGTTGATGTTTCTATTCCGTATGCTATGGCTGTAATATTTGCTACATCAGACCGAACCATTACTGAATAACCGTCATGAACAACAATTCCTGTTCTTTCTAAAACTCCATTTGGTACAATTTGTGTATTGAATTCAATATAATCAGCAACACCAATTGTTCCGGTTTCACTTATTGCAACATTAATTCCAGCTGTTGCTGTAGATCTATTACAAATATTTAAAGTAACAATTGCAAATGTGTTATCAGGGCAGGTATAGATTATAGTATCAGTATCAACTACAACATCAAATTTGCCTAAAACTCCAGTAGCCATTAAATCTCCTTATCTTTGTATTATTTATCATCTCAAAAAGTAATTTAATGCTAATGGGACTCCTGTTATGCCTCTAGTAAAATTAGTTGTAACATTAAATGTAATTGATGTTCCTGTTACTGTATTGATCTCATTTGTAGCAATGTAAATATCTCCAGCTGTCAACGAGTTAACATTTAATGCAGCACCACCACCACCAATCTGGGCTTCAATGTAAGCTTTTATAGCTCTTTGAGTTGGTATAACTGTATCACTATTAGCAGTCATAAATGGATCTGTTGAGAATTCACTGACTGTTGCAGAACTACCACCAAGTGTTACTTCTCCTAATGTCAACTCTTGTAATCCTGCAATATTAAATGCATCTGCATTTAAAGTAGCAATACCTGTTGATTGTTCAACATTAAATAAATTTCCTACCCTAAAGTTTCCGTCCTGATCTGTTGCTGTAAAGAAAACCCTACCGCCATTTGACTCAACAGTTTCTTGAGCTTGGACAGGATCTTGTAAAGGCAAATTTGGATAGTTTGTAGTTATAAAATTTCCAGTACCAATGTCAAGGAAGTCATGACCAGTAAGTCTTACTTGAGAATATCTAATACGCATTGTTATAGGCGTACCGTCTTCAGGGGATTGTATAGCTTCAACGGAAGGAGAAAGATTTAAAAATCCTGTGTAAGATCCATCGGTATCTCCTAGGAAAGAAACAGTGTTTACAAGTTTAAATACAGTGTCTGGTAAATGATCAAAAACTACATTTGATCCAGCAATAGGTCTTTCTGATAATCTTCTAACAGCAATATACAAACCACTTTGATAAAAATCAGCATACCCATTTGACGATTCTGCTGCAATAGATCCTGATGCTGCTTCGTAACCTTGCCCTCTATCTATAAAAGTTGGGTTAGCCAGCACGCCGTTACCCATTCTTACTGTATATGTAACATCATAGATGTTATTAGGATCAGTTATTGTCATTGTAGGTGCTCCTTCATAGTATCCGCTGCCTGGTTCAACTAAACGCACAGCAAATATTTTTTCATTTGCTATGCTCGGTCGTCCTATTGCTCTTACACCTAACTTTATCATAGAAATATGATCGTCTACGTCTGCTCCTTTGACTACCCAACATCCTTGATGATTTGGATTGCCAAATGCCAGTGCATCAAATCCATTATTAGCAGTCGGAGCTGCTGTTACAGTTCTTAACACCCAATTAATACCATCAGTTGATGTTCTTAAATTTTCACCTTGTACATCATCAATAACAACAAATTGACCTTGACCATATTTAATTTTGTTGCCCGATCCTTTACTTGATCCATCAGATGGTAAATCAACAAGTGTCCAAGTTTCTCCTCTGTCTATTGAGAATAATGCGTCATTTTGATCTTCTGATATAATTATAAATCGGTTGTTGCCATACGCTATGTTAGCATAATTTCTTATTGCCGGAGCAACAATTTGAGTCCAAAGTCCTGGATTTTGATGATTAGCCCAAATAATTTCATCACTATTGTATTTTACTGCAACTAACCGGTCAGATCCAAATGTTAAGCCTACAAATCCCACACTTGGCAATGCATCTGTATATTGTAGCCACGATAAGCCTGCATCATCAGATACAAATATATGTCTAGAATTTTCAAATCCTAAATAAAATTTATTCCTTCCGTATGTGATAAATGGTTCACTATCTTGGGCTGCAGGAAGCGATACTGCAGCCCAATTGTCGTTATCATTACTTACAAAAATTTGATTTGGACTTGTACTTTGAGTTACAATTATTGTAGCACTAACAGCATATTCACTTGAGCCATCATTGAATATAGCATTTGCTATTTTAGCTGGCCCTGACTGCCCGGTTCCTCCTACAATTTGTTGCGTCCACATCATACCATCGGTGCTTTTTTCAATATTTTGACTTGAATTACCTACTGCAATAAATGATCCACTGCAACCTAAACCTTCCTGATCAAAATAAATAATTGCTCCAGTTGTACTATCAATTGATGTAACTGTTAGCACAAGATCGTTTATAGGGGTCATTCCTCCTAATTGTGTTCCTATAATTGTTATTGTATCACCTCTTGCATAGTCTTGACCTGCATTAACAATTGAAACTAAATATTTGCTTCCTTTTCTAATTACTGTAAATGTTGCACCAAACCCTACAACAGATACTTCTAAATCAGGTGTTAAATTACTGTATTCTACAGTGGTATAACACCATGCAATATCTGAAGTTGGATGACTTGCACTTAAAGTTGCGCTTGTTGAGCTGTATGGCGGATCAGTAAACGAAACTTTTGGTTCAATTTGATAAATTGAACTTGCATTTGGAGCAACAATAGGTGTTCCAGGAAATAAATGTTCCCACCCTGGTGAATCGTCGTCTTTGACTACTGTTGCAAGTTTACTACCAGAACTGTATGTATCGATAGTTCCGTACTGCCCAACTCCTATGCCACCTGTAATGAATATCCTCATAGTTTTGCCTGAGTATGCAGTATCTGTATTTCCATCTGTAGCAGCAAGGGTAATATTTGCAGCCGTCACTACGCCATCGACATCTGTTGTAAGCAATCCAGTTTGAGCTGTATTTGAAACAAGTAAATATCCCGATCCGCCAAATTGTTCTTCGTCTCCTGTAAGATCCGTAATCCTAATCCGGTTTACAGCATTATCTCTAAATTCGTCTGCATATGTCTCTGCATTAATACCGTTGCCAAATACATTAATTCCTGCTTCGGTGTAATCATTTCCAGCATGATTAAATTCCACATTTAAAATTTTATCACCATCTGCGTTTACTTGACCTATTTCTGCATTATATTGCAAACGATTGTCAACTATACAGGTAATTGGTATTTCGTCAGCATCTACTCCTTCGGCAACCGAACCAAAAGTACCGTAACTGTTATTACCGTTTGTTGCTCGTATTCTTCCGCCTGCTTCTGCTAGGTAACCTATGTGGGAATAATAAGTAAATACGGAAACAAGTTCTGCTCTACCATTATTAGTTATCCATGCTCCTATACCATCACTAATAACCTGTGTAAAGTCATTTGAAACGATTGAATCGTTTCCTCCGTTATGTAGTGCGCCGTCTATTTTTTGACCTATTGCAGCATGACCAAATGTTGTAAGATTTTGAACATATGGAGATCTTGTCATAATCCATACACTTTCGTCATCTGGTCCCCATCCTGGATCCAGTGAGGCATATGCTCCTGCAGTTGGTCTTCTAGTTCCAAACTCATTGTTAGGTGATAAATCGCCGTTTAATCCATCAACTGTTTGTAATCGTAAACCAGTACCGTTCCGTAAGTAATACATATCCTCTTCACGAGAACCAAGAACAGCATTTACATAATACCTAGCAGCATATTTTGATTTGTAATTTGCCGGAAACTGGAAGTTTACTTGATATGATCTTAATTTTGTATCTAATGTAAATGTTCGTTGATATTCTTTAGGATGTACTAAATCCCAGCGCATTGCGTCAACAATATAACGCATGTCTCTGCGACATAATGCAGTATTGTATTCATACCATTTTTCAACACCTAAATTAATTGTAGGATAATCTTGCGTTATGATAAGAAATACACCACTTGCATCTTCTACAGTAAATTCATTTTCTGATAATATTTCGGAAACTACATATTCATTTCCAAATGCAATAGGAAACGTTTGACCAATATCATTTTCAGGATAGGCATTGTCTAAATCAATAAATTTTATTGACATACCGGCATCAAGCCATTCGGTACCATTGGTCATGGTTAATCCGCTATTTGTAGATGATATGGAAGTTACAGTTCCTGCAAACCAATTATCAACATAATTTACTGCTTCTTCTACAATGAAATCTTCATTTAATTGAAGAATTCTGTTTGTTGCCCACAAATCTGTAAAAGCTGTTTGCTTATTATTAGCTTCTGCTGCTACACCAAAAATTATGTCATTAACAAATTCAATAGCGTATCGTAATGCTTGTTTTGCCGGAGTCGATAATACGATAGCATCGGCTTGCTGCAAAGCATAAAAGTTTGCAGCCAAAGTCGCATCTTTTTGATATCCATATACTTTTGCACTAGGTTGTCTAGCATAACTGTAAGCAGCAACTATACTTGCAAAGTTTTGATTTATAGTCCAATCGTATATTGCAGCATCAAAAATTAATGCTAAATCTCTTGTACATTTACTATGATTAAAATCAAATCCACTATAAGTTGTTGTGATACCTTGCAACGTAGCTTTTATATAGGTATCTGCGTTATTTGTTATTGTTGCTCCTGCTGCAAGGGCATCTGCGGTTTGCCAATCTAATGAAGGAGCAATGGCTGTAGCTAGAAAATCGTATTGGTTTTGAGAAATATTACCGGTAACTATATCTCTCAGCGTATCAATCTTACCAGTTTCAGTAGGAGTTGTAAAATTAACAATGTCTGTATAAGGCTGTCCACTGATATTATTATTTGCTGCTTCCTTACAATTAGTTGCTAAGGCTGAATATAATTGTATACTTGCTGCTCTTTCTGCAGAAGTACCATAAACTGGTTCGCCTGTAATATTATTATAGATCGATCTAACATGATTTAATGTTGCTATATTGCATCCACTTGCGTCTGGAGTTTGATCATAATTTATATCATATGCCCATGCTTCGATCATTCTTGCTAAATCTTGTTTACATTTTGCTCTAAGATCAGTGCCTAATCCTTGCCAATAAGCATTAGCATTAGCTGTAAAATCAACAATGAAGTCTCTATTTTGAATTAATAAAATTTGAGTATAGGTTCTATTAGGATAAGACGATCCTGATAAATCATGATATGTAACACTAGGAGCAGAATCGTCTCCGTCTATAAAAATGCTTTTAATCAAATTTAATGATGAGGTTACAATTGTTGCTGCTGCATCTCCGTCTGTTGTTTCTAATGCTTCCATTCCAGCAACAGACTGATTCTTTAAAAGATCGATAGCATACAATTCTTGTTGCTGTTGTTCATTTTTTACTTTAGCTGATTGTAAACGATTGTAAGCATATCCAGAATACACCCCCCAATAATTAGATTGAAGCATACTATCATAAAATGCAGCATCTAATATATATCCGCAATCTCTTCTACAATAGGCACCTTTGTAAGTAAAATCTCCAAAATGGGTAATGATAAAATCAATAGTATTTTTTTGTATTGTATCATATTGTGCTTCAAGTAATGCTTTATCATCTAATAGATATTGTGGAGATGTAGTAATATCAGGATATACATAAGACGGTAAATTATTTACATCTGTAATTGTTGTGATTACATCGTTCATTAAATCAAATATGTAATTACTAGCGGATAACGATGCATTGGTATTTGTAATTACTTGCTGGACATTTGTTTGATATGGAGGAGAAATTTGATTATTTTGAACTACACTCTGGAGCATTGCTTGTAAATATCCATACGCATCAAGAGTTGCAACTTTTTCTGTGCTATCAATTACAAATACTCCTTCTGTTCCTCTATAGTATGCAAGAGCTGCAACTAAAGATTGCCATTGACAACCTAGTTGTATATCATAACATAAACCATCTAGTAAATAACCTACATCTTGTAAGCATTTTGTTCTACTATAATATAGATTAGGATAGTTAGTATCAAGAAATCCTTTAACCTCAGCTTTTAAAAATTCTCTGTTTCGTAGTATGTTATCTCTTGCATACCCTCCATCTGTGAAATTAAATGTATCTATCCACTGTACCTCTAATTTTGTACCTGTACCATGATCTATTAATCTTTTAATTAATCTAGTTAATCTTTCAGCAGAATAACCTGTAGTTGTATTCGCAGTAGGCCATTCTGTTATTTGAGCTTCATTATTATTATCAGTAGGTGTTATTGATATTCCTTCAACTATTCCAGCTATTTGTGTTTCAATGTGATTTAATGCGGTATAGGTATAAAGTGGATCAGTTGCAGGTGTTAAATCTTCTTGATTTTGTCTAGGATATACTGTTACAGATCTAAGTTCATCGCCCATTATACAACATAATGCCGGTACTTGGATTGGTAAAACTTCATAGTATTTTCCAGTTGCTACCCTAATTAAAGTATTTGTTTCGATCTTTGCAGGAAGGTTATTTGCATTGCCAGCTGTTATAGCATCAGTGATTAAGGTAATTAACTCTGTAACTCTTCCGTACGCATTTTCGTTTTCTAAATTTATATTTTTCCATTGAGAAACAACAGCAGAAGAATTATCTCCGTTTACTACCTGATAACTATTGTAACCAGTTAAACCAATTTCCGGAGGATCAGTTTGATTTAAAACATGTTCCATTAACTGCCATGCATACACTAAGCTTGCAACAGTTTCAGTTTTTTGGCCTAAATAAGGAGATCCTACAGTATCATTAATGTATGATAAAGCAGCTTCTCTTGATTTTACATTTCCGCCATGTGTTAAATCCCAAATTACAGCATCTACAATAAATCCTATATCTCTTTCACATTTTTCTGCAAAATATGTAAAATTAGTTGTAAAGGGATCTATACCTTCTGTTATTTGATAATCAGTCCATTCAGTTGTTTCTCGTTGAATATAAATTCTGTTTAATTCTAATAATCTTTTTGCATTAGGATATTTTGTTCCTTTGTCAATTTCTTGACAAGCAAATCTTATACTTTTCCAGGGTGATTCTACAGTTGTTCCTCTAATAGGCGCAGGTTGATCTACACCTGTAGTGGATACATAATAAACATCTGGGTTTTGCCCAAAAAATGTCCATTGCGGTTCATTATTAGGTGAAACACGTAATACTTGTCCTTCTTTACCGATAGGTAGTCTTGTAGGACCTGATCCACTAAAATAAACTATATCTCCTTGTGTAGTTAAGGCATCAGTTTCTGCTCCAATTGCTAAGATATTCCAATATGTTCCTGTGATATCACGATCTGGTCTACTATTTTCTGCCCCGCCTCCTGGTGCAATTTTAGTTTCTGTTGAATAATCGTCATCTTCGCTTACATGGGACTCTATGCAAATGTAAGTAGCTGTATCATATCTTACCACGTCACCAATGACATAATATGCATCGTCTGCCCATACGCCTCTCCATTTTAATCCTGTATTGAGCCTATCCCAATATTGATTCCATGACTGATTCTCGCCTGGTTCTATGTTTGAATTATCAGTATTTGCAACATATACATACCCACCAACTGTAACTACATCTCCAGTTCTATAATCTTGAGCACTAGAATCTGCTCCCCATTCTCCTTGGAAAGAAAATCCTTTTGAAAATACAGCCCAATCCTCAATTGAAGACGTAGGAGCAATGTTAATATTTTGTCTTAGAGAAATGTATTGATACCCGCCCCATGTTACAATATCTCCTTGTTGGTATGTCGTTGTGTAGGTCCAATCGTTTTCAAAACTTAGTCCTTCTACAAAAACATCCCAACGATAATTATCACTAGCAAACTCAGCACCCGATGTATGAAATTCATTACAAATCATTAATCCAGCACCATATTTTACAACATCATAAACTTTATAACGTGTATTTTGGGTCCATACTCCTTTCCATTCTACACCTGAGGTAAATCTGTCCCAATTTACAGCATCATTTTCTAAACCTGCAGCAAAATTATTAATGGAAGTATGAGCGGTATTACAAACAAATGTTCCGCTTCCGTACTTTACAATATCACTTGCAAGATAATAAGTCGATGGTTGCCAATTTCCTTTCCAATCTAAACCTGTTGCGAATGTGTCCCAATTTGCTATTTCGTCTGCTAAAGTTATATTTGTGTCACTAGAGGAAGTATGAACTGTGCTACAAATATATAGATTTGCTCCATATTTAACAATATCGTTTAGTACATAGTAGGTATTGTTAGTCCAATTTCCTTTCCATGTTTGGCCATCTGACATTAAATTCCATTTAGGCGGAATTACCTCAAAGTCAGTAAAGAATAAAGTAGAACTTGTATGTCCTTCGATGCAAATATATACCCTACCCCTATAAAATACTACATCATCCTTGTAATAAACTGTATTATCTGCCCATTCATTTTTCCAAACAAACCTAATCCTACCTAATTTAAATTCTGCCATTAATTATCTCCAGTGCTTCTATATTTATTATATTTTTTCATCTCAGTGCATCTCTAAAATAATATGATAAAGCTAACGGACTACCTTTAACACCTTTATTTTGTGCTCCTATAAAATCTGCTCTTGTATTAACATTTAATTTAAATCCTGTCGTTGTACTAAAAATATTTTCATTTGTACCAGCACGGACTTGACCAGCTATTAACTCGTTAGTTAAAACTTCGCCACCGCCTGCACTAATTCTTGATTCAATAAAGGTTACTACAGCTCTTTGAGTAGGTATGATATTATCAGAATCTGCATAAAAATTTACATCTGTAGAAAATTCTCTAATTACTGTACCTGATCCACCTAACCTTACTCCACCTAATGCTAGTTCAGACAACCCATCTAATGAAAAGAAATCTGCACTAATAGTTACAATACCAGTAGCTTGTTCTACAGCAAATAATTCTCCTGTCCTAAAGTTACCGTCTTGATCTGTTGAAACATAAAATACTCTTCCTCCTCCATTTTCTATTACTTCTTGTTCTGGTTTAGCAATAAAAAAGGCTCCTTCGGCATAAAGAGCAGGATAGTTTGTATCAACAAAATTACCAGTTCCAATATCTAAAAAGTCGTGACCTGTAATTCTACACTGCGAATATCTTTCTCTTATTTCAATTGATCTATTATGTGTCAATAAATCTTTATTTTGAATTTTTGGACTGATCCTAAAGTCTGCTCTCAATGTTCCTGCTATACTACCATCTGATCCTAAAGGATCTATAGTTACAAGTGTAAAAATTCGTAAATCATCAGGATTTTCTTCGTCATAAATTCCATCTATGCGAAGTTGCGCACCTGGACCTGGATAGACGGTTAAACCATCGACAAAAATATCTACATCATTAGATGGTATCCTATCTGCATACCCGTTACCTGATATAGTAACTCGAGTTGTACTAGATCTGTAACCAATTCCTCTATTTATAAATGTAGGTTGTGGTAAAACATAGTTACCTATCCGTGTAGTAACAAAAGCTTGAGACACCCATGAATTGTCAACAATTTCTAGCTCATAATCGTTACCATTTATATACCCACTACCTGGATCCCATATAACGATTGCATCTATAGTAGAACTATCAACTTTTGCTCTTGCAAGTGCTCTTTTACCTGTTTGTATAAGCAAAATATCACTATCATTATTTGAAATTAATCCATAATGAAACCCTGAATTGCCCTTGTATCCAAAGCTTATAGCAGACCATACGTTAAACGAAGGTAGTGTTTGTTCAGTCCAATCTATACCGTTTTCAGAAACTGCTAAAATATTTGAATTTGCAGTCCCTGTTATAAAATATAAACCATTTGAATTTTGTATTTTATTATAAGAGCCAGCAGGCGTACTGTATTCCACCCATCCATTTATAGATTCTGAAATAGATACAAGTAGTCTTCCTTCAGTTGTTAAAGCTATGATGTGTCCAGCGTTAGATGTAATACTTATGAATTCGTGTGGTAACCCTGGTTGTTCAGGATCTGGTTGATTCAACGGAGTTGAATCCGCTTCAACCGTCCATATAATGTCTTCTGTATCTTCGTCCCAGACTCCTAAAGCTATTGCCCTTGCATCTGATAAAGCAATAAATTTATTGTATTCATACGTAAGTACTGTCCAATCTGTTGTAACTGAATTAGGAATTTCAGAACTAGCCCATGATGTACCATTAGTTGAGTAAAATGCAGTGCTTGAATTTGTCAAAATAACAAATATTCCGTCTCCGTACGCAATATCTTTTATATTTCGTGTAGAAGGTAGGCTTGCTTGACCCCAGTTTGTTCCTGTTCTTGAGTAGGCAATAGTTGAACTTGTTCCATAAGGAATGCATATAAAAATTCCATTTCCATTTATAATTTTACTCCATGCTTGAATTAAAGGTAAAAATATTTCTGTCCAAGTTTTTCCATCTATAGAGTACCCAGAGAAGTTACCATCTGAAACAACCATCCATTTTCCTTCTAATCCTTCTCCTGTAATCTGGATATTTGTAATAGTAGATGTGCTGTCATCTGTAACTTCTAAAACTTTTATTGTTAGATCATTTATGTCTACTTCTCCACCTAACTGATCTCCTTTTATTACAAAAATATCATCTACTGCATATCCGGCTCCACCGTTTAAAATATCAACTGAATACTCTTTGCCTTGTTTTGTTACTCGAAAATTAGCCCTTAACGGAATAATTCCAACTACTTCACCATTGCCAAAGTCTAAAGATATGTTGTAAATTTCGGTTGTAGGCCCCCAGATTACGTCAGTCCATAATTTAGAATTACTTAAAAGTTCGGCAGTTACTGAAAATCCTGGATGTGGTACAATTATCCTAGGTTCAATTGAATATGACGTACTTGCTGTAAGTAACGGTGCAATTGTTGTTCCTGGAACAATATGATCCCATCCTGGTTGATCGTCAGATTCTCTATAAATTGTTGCCGTCCTGTAATTTTGAGATAAATCATCATCCTCGTAAGCTTGTATGTACCCATATTGTCCTGTACCAGGTCCTGATGTAATGACTAGACGTTGTCCTACATAATCATCTGCTGTAAATAAATCAGTTGCTGATAACTTTATATCTAAATCTGTTCCTAACTGAGCATTGTTTTTTCGAATAGTATATCCTAATCCTCCTATCCTTGTACTATCTTGCGGTTCTTGTAATCTAAACTCAAAAATTCCGCCTTGCCGAAAACTGTTATATTCGCTCTGCACAAAATTTCCTGATCCTACTACTGTTGCAGAAGCATTTGTATAATTTTCTCCGCAATGTGCATATTCAAATATTAGTAATCTGTCTAATTCTCCACTATCATCTGAAATTTCTCCAGCAAAAGCCTGATAAACTGAGGCTTCGGTCGTCCTTGTGTTAACGGTTGCATATCTAGGAGTTTCAGCATCGTCGATTCCGAGCGCAACTGATCCATACTCTCCGTAACTATTATTACCGTTAGTTGCTCTTATTGTTCCGCCATTTTCTGCAAGATATCCTACATAGCAATAATAGGTAAAAACACTTACTAATTCTACCCGGCCTCTATTTAAAATATATGCTCCAATTCCGTCACTTAATACTTGGGTAAAATCATTTGCTACCATTGATCTATTACCGCCATTGTGTAATATTCCGTCAATGTGTGCGCCTATACATCCAGTACCTATTGTTGTTACTCCTTGAACATACGGAGATCTATTATTAATCCATGCTTCTTCGTGGGCAGGTCCCCAACCTGGATCTAAGCTAACAAATGCTCCGCCAGTAACTCTTGTTGTATTAATAAGAGGTGCTGCTCCGGTCAATTGCCCTACTAATCCTTCAGTAGTACAATTTCGTAATCCAGTGATGTCTCGTACATAAAACATATTTGTATGTTTAGATCCAATTATTTGATTAGCTAATAGAGTAGAATATCTAATAGCTTTATAATTTCCAACATAGTTAAAATCGTAAATAAATCCATTTAAAAACATTTCAATGTCTAATTTTATTTTATCTGGATCAATTTCATCGGACAAAGTTGTTGCAGTAATCAAACACTCTTGTGTAAGGAATTCATAATTATTAATTATTAGAGAACGTGCTCGTTGAAAGCTTTCTGAACTTATATTATTTGTGCCAGTAAGTTCTATATTTGACGGACTACCTTGTACAATTGATGTAATATTTTCTTCTATATTTGCAAATAAATTATTCATTAAATTTATTACAACTGTTGGATCCTCAATTTCTAGTTCAGGAAAAACTTGTACTGCTGTATTGCCTAATTGCGGCGATATATTTTCTCCGTTAATCAGAGAAGGAAAAATTGTAGCTAAATGATTTAAATATGCTATTGTAACTTCACTATCGTCAAACCCTGTATTATTTGGTAATATAGAAACAGATCTAAGCTCGTCGCCCATTACTACTGTCATTTTAGGAATTACAATTGGCAATACTTCTTCGTATCTTCCTGTACTTACAGAAATTTTGCAAGGCATTATGTTATTTTCTTCAACAAATCTGCAAGCATATTGTATAGTTCTAAATGCGTGATATGGATCTAAACCTCTTCCTCGAGCATCAATACCAGTTGGTGATACATATACAACAGTTGTTTCTGTTTGATGCAACGTTCTCCAGAACAATCTAAAATCGTCACTAACAGATAATAACTGATCTAACTCTCCAATTCTCAAGCCTGTTGGCCCAATTGTGCTATTATCACCTACTGCTTCTCTTTGGAAATCGTAGGTAAGTAAGTCACCAAAAAAGTTCATTCCTGCTTCACTACCAGATTGTACAATTAAATCCCAGTAAAAAAAACCTTTGCCATTGTCGCCTGGAAAATTATCTCCATTTGATAAATGAGGACTGTTACATTTCCATGATTGGCCTAGGTAATAAATTATATCATTTATAAAATATTGTACATTTATCCTCCAAAAATTTGCCCATTTTTGTCCAGGTATAAATACTTTCCATTTTGTTTCGTCTAAGACTTCTTCGTAATTTTGTCCTTCTAAAATAGCTTGACATTCATATAACTCGCCGCCAAACAGAGCAAGATCACCGGGTTTATACTGATTTCCTATAATGTAGTTACCGGTTATAGAATTAGAGGAAACCAATTTGTTCCAATAGGCTACACTATCATCTGTATTTGTCGGAGCAACATTTACGTTACTAGCAAGACATACATACCACGAACCACCAAATTGCACTGTATCACCTGCACCGTAATATGTGCTTGCAGTCCATTCGTCTGCATATACATATCCAGGTATAGCTACTTCAAAATTGTGTCGATAAAAGTTAGGTCCTGACACATGTGATACAATAACAACATATATTGATCCACCAAAATTTACATAATCATTTTTTTTATAAAAAATTCCTTCTGTGTAATCTCCTATAAATTGATGACCATCTGTAAATAAATTCCATTTTGTTTCGTCATCTTCTAACAGTGTTCCAGAAGTATGAGACGTAATACATCTATAATTCAAACCGCTATATTTTACAATTGCACCTGCTCCAAAAACTTTATTTGGTTCCCAGTCCTTAACATATTCACTGCCAGTAATAAAAACATTCCATTTGCTTATGTCATTTGAAAATGCTCCTGAAAAATGTCCATCATTGCACAACCATAACGATCCGTCAAATAGAACAATATCTCCTTGTTGATATTGATAAGAATTCTGCCATCTTCCTATAAAAGCTTGACTGCCGGTCATTACTTTCCAATGTATGTCTGGTAAAGGAGGATTGCTATTCGGAACGATTGCTTCTAAATCTACGTTAAAATCAGCATTTGAAACATGTTGCTTAAAACAAACATAAGTTTTTGCTCCTACTCTTACTACATCGTCTTTATTGTAGCTATAATTTGGCTGCCATTCACCTAACCAATTATATTTGAATCTTTCTAGTTTAAATTCTGACATATTTTAATAACCTTCTGTAGATATTCCTTCTTCATAAACATGATTTCTATTAATTTTTATAGACAACCTGCCATTAATATCAATGTAATAACTTAAAAATCTATTATCCCATTTTAATTGCGGGTATCTTAAATTAGGATATTCAATTTCATGATCGATTGTAATGCCTTCTAAGAAATCAATACCTTCTTCAAAAAAAGGATAATTGTCATCTCCAGTACCAATTTCATTAATTACAATTTCATCATCATCTGTTCCTAACTGATCTATTGAAATAAAAAATAATTCACCGTCTTCGTTCCTTCGTAGTCCATATAGATATCTTTTTATAAAACTTTGGTTGATATCAGACGGTGTAATTCCAATAAAATAGCTCATAACTTTTCCTTAAATTGTCACATAACTTACAATAACATCTATAGAATTTTCTGTACTAGATTGAACGTAGACTGAACTATTTTCTGTCAGAATTAATTTTTCTCCTGTAGAAATTAATCTTAAACTTGTGCCTGATGCTATTACAGTATTTTTTAAATAGAATACAGATGTATTAGTAGAATCTTCTAAAATAACACTTGCATTAATTAATGTAGGAGAAATATTTGTTAAACTTAATCCAATAACAGTAGCATTTACTTTAGTACCGGTAGATAATACAGAGACTGGCGTTTGACCAATATTACCAATTATGTTATTTTGTATTTGTGTTGGCATAATTAACCCAATTAAACTATATTGTATTTATAGTAATAATTATGTTAATTAATCGTCGACTACTGCACCACGATAAAAATCAAGGGTCATTAGATACTGATAAGCCTGTGTAAGTTCATTATTTAGATTATTAATATCTAATAAAAACATGCATCTTGAATCGTATGCTGCATGTCCTACATGTTGGCCGTATTCATTATCTGTAGGATACATGCCTATAAAACCTACAGGACGCATACCTTTTTCTTTATCTTTTTTTGATGCCCAAACAGTTATTGCAATAGTGCAAACATAGCCAGCTTTCCAAAGAACTTCAGGGCCTTTGTCTCCTACTTCTGTAAAGCCAGATTCAGTTGAATCGTCTGGTGGGGGTAAAATGTCACTTACTCTTTTTTGGGTTGATATTTGTGTAATTACATGATATGCATTTGGTATTGTATATGATGTACCTGCTAGAGTATAATCTTTTATTAAAGCCATTATTTAATCCTGTCTAATAATTTATTTACTAAATCTTTTAATTCTATAATTTCATTTTCTAATTTATCAATTTTTTTCTGCTGGGTTTTAATTGCTTCAATAAAAACACCTGCCATTTTTCCATAATCAACACCATATTGGTCAATATCAGCTGCGTAGGTTACAACTTCAGGAAGTATTTTTTCAACATCTTGTGCAATCACTCCTACCTTGCGGGTTTTTGCTTCGTCATCTTTGCGATTATAATACACCCCTTGTAATTTTAATACAATGTTTAAAGCATCGTCAACTGCTACAACATTTTCTTTTAATCTTGCATCAGAATACGCTACAATATCACCGGTGCTATAAACTGCTTTGTCTACATATAACCCATAACTACTACTTGTTGTGCTTGTATTAATTCCTGTACAATTATTATTCCTGTTATGATAAAGATACCACCGTGATGTAGAATTATTATTAAAATAAATTCCACCGTTGCCTCCCGAGTCACCCATGTAATGCATGTAACTGTATGAATCTAGAAAACCGCCATACCCTCCCCTACTCCCATTCATTCTCCACGGTGTATACGATGTTAGAGTATTTGGATACCAATGTGCGTCGTTTGCATTAGAATAGATGCCTTGGGTGCCAAAATTCATCCAATTACCGGAATAATTATAACCACTACTTCCGTTAACTTGAAATACTACTGTATCTGAATCATAATCGCTTGTAAATCGAACGCCATTGTAGCTGCTATTTGCTCCTATTTTTATTCCCGTATGATAATTAATACGTAAATCAGGATACGGTGTAGACCATGCACCTCCTTCTTGATATAAAGCATAGGCATGAGCACTAGCTGATGCTGGTTTTCCACTGTCTTGACCAGTTTTGTAAAACCAAAGTGTTCCTACGCTAACATCATAATTATCAGCTCCACTTACTGAGGTACCAAGTGCTGGAAAATGTTTTCCGTCAAGTGTGTCAGCATCTAGTCCTGAACTAGGACCATCATTACCTGCATGCCATACCGTATAGGCATTGCTTTCTGCAGTGTATTGCAATCCATTTATTCCATCATTTATATCTAAATATTCATCAGTTCTGTCATTATATAGCCGCAATGAACTGTTATTTACATATTGAATATATGCTCTTCTAGTAGTATCTTGCCAAAAAGATATATAAGGATTGCCTGTAGTGCTTTGAGTTTGAATTTTTATCTGTTCATCACCATTTCTACGTAGAGTTAATAATCCAGTTGATGTATCATCTGCGTCACTCCTTATAAATGATCCACTATCAAGTCCGTCTACAGTATCAGCATCTAAACCACTGCCTGTTCCATCATTACCTGCATGCCAAACAGTGTTGCCTAGGATTGTCATTCCGGCACCTGTACCTCCTAAACTGATAGTATTTGACCAACTAGGTATTGTTCCGTTGCTAACAAGTACAGTATCGCTCAGTCCTATATTCAATTGTGTCAAGCTGTTGTTAGAACCACTGTAAATCAAATCTCCTTGAGAATACGTTGTAAGTCCTGTACCACCTTGAGCAATTCCTATTGCTGCTGATTGGTTTGTAGGATCTAAGAAATATGCTGCACTAAATCCTCCTAACAATCCTGCATCAATTACTCCTGATTTGACACTTACTTTTCCGTTAGTCACTGTAAATTGACTTTTAAGAAAGCTAGATAATCCTTCTGAACTATAGGTATTATCATTGGGATTTGATGCTTGATCAGAAGCTCGTGTAATATCAATTACTAATGAATTATAATAATAATTGATATTACTTGTTGTAAAATAATCTCCTGTAAATGTTATTGGACTATTAGTATTTGGTCTAATATTCTGGAGTGCATATTGCCAAGAACTGTCTCCCCTAAGGAACGTTTTATTAGATGCAGAGCCTGCTGCTGCTAATCTAGAGGTTGTTATAACGCCACTAACAATGTTTGATGCATCTATAGTAGATTGAGCTATTCCGCTCCAGTTGGTTGCAACAGAACTTGAATAATTGTAAGCCCCAATTACTTTAACGTTTTGCTCTCTTACTGATAAAGTACCAGCACCTACATCTGTAATATCAACTGCTGATGTTGTAGCTCCGTTGACACTGCTTGTTGCATCTGCTACGTTATTGTGTAAACTAAAAGAATTTGTTGTAACACTACCTATCCAGTAAGAACTAAAATCATTTAAACCTCCGGGCATTAATGAAGAGCTCGATAGTCTAACTGGAGTTCCAACAGTTAGTCCATGGCTAGGGTATATTATCCTATTTTCGTCAACATTTATTTCATATCTTGTTAGATTGTGTGATCCGGTGCTTGATCCACTTAAACTTACTGCAGTTCCACTAGTAAAAGCATAATTTGTATATAGTTCAATTGAATCTGTTGTTATAACTTTTACAAAATATGTCGTATTATTAGTGAGTCCTGTAATTGTTAAATTACCTCCATTACTATACCTAACCGGATCGCCGTCAGCAAATCCGTGCGCTGTTATATTAATGTAATTATTAGCGTAATCAACATCACCGCTTTGAGCAATATCAGCGGCATTAAATGATTTTACAATCGATCCTGTTTGATTGACTCCAAAGATTGGAGCATTTGCATCAGTTATATAGTCTGGAATAGCAGCACTAGGAGAAAATTTAATATAACTACCTGTTAACTCTAAGAACAATCTATTTTGGATAGAAGTTACAACTCCGGCAAAACCGCTGCCAGTTCCGCTGAAATCTGCATTTGAAACTGTTATAGTATCGCCTACTGTCCAATATTCACTCGCATCAACTATATCAATATTTGTAATTACACCATTTGATACTGTAACATTACCAAGAGTATTACTGGCTCCGTTTCCGTATAACACTGCATTGTAGACAATAGTGTTTCCTCCATTGCTATATCCTGATCCTCCATTAGTTATATTAAGTGTGTACAAGATACCAAGTCTTAAAGGACTAACAGAACCAGTTCCTGTTGGACCATTAACCAAATTACCTTCTGCACCTGAAACTGCTCCTATAACACTCACCGTTGTGCTAAAATTATAACTTTGTGAAGGGTCTAATACTAGAAATTGATTTGTGTTATCATTGTTTAGAAAATAATTTTCAACAATTGTTGTTACTGGTCCTACAACTGTTGGAACTGAAGCTGCACCAAGAAATGTACCATTATCTATCAATTGATTAGATGTATTAAATGTGCCTGTTGGATTTACAAGTATTAAAGTTGTACCGTTGATAACAGCTTCTTTAACAGTACCAGATGCTCCACTGCTATCTTGAATTAAGAACACGCCTTTAACAATGTATGTTGCTGATGTAAGAGTTAATTCTATTTGATCATATGTTTCACTTGCATTATCACCTGATAGAATTTCTGTTACAGGTACTGTATTCCATAATGTAAACCTACCTTCGTATGAATCTACATTGTAAGTGGTTACACCTCGACTAGGAGGTAATAAATCTGCGTTTATTTGTCCTTGACTATTTAGTAATACTAAAGCACCAGGAACAGCATTAGAACTAGCTTGTTTATCTAACACATCACCTAATCTATTAGCAAAAAAACTCCGCACTGCAAGTTGCGTTGATAATCTACTATTAAGAGCTCCGCCTGGCTCATTGTCGCCTAGATCAACATCAGTAGATATAGCATCAACTTCAACATCTGATAACGACAACTTCAAAACTGCTAATGTTGTAATTTGGACTTCTGTCCTAAAAATGATATTACCAGATTTATTTTCAGCAACAATAAAATCGCCAACTTTAAAATCACCTAATTCATTTGTACCTGAACTGTAAACTCTACCTGGTAATTCTGATATCTGCTCAAAAGATGCACCTCTTCCTAAACCACCGTTTTGTGGTAATGCATTGTAGTCAATTCCTGATCCGGCATATTCCCATGTATGAGCCGACGAGTTTACAATACTTGGACGATGGAAATTTATTTTTTGTAATAATGCCTGGGCATATTGCAGAAAAGTATTTCCTTCAACTGTAGATTGAATTTGAAACTGTGAAGTCCATAAATCTGTACGTGATGCGGTACCTGCAACACCAATATTGCTTGAACTTCCATTAATGCTAGTTATAGAGCTAGTTGCAGACCAAAACACTCGTTGTTGTAATTCATTTATAACGCTGTACTCTACTGATACAACTAAAACATTTGTTGCGCTATTGTATGAATAAACATAAGCATTATTTTCAAATCCATCTGTTTCTCCAACTATTGAATCACCAGGAGAAAAACTGTATGTTCCAGGATCTAAATTTAATGTTTGATAATTATTGTGATAATCTATCATCCTATCGACAAAAAATTCTTCTGGAAAAAGCAACAGTTTGTGATTACCTACACCAACTGCTGTAATATCTATTTGAGCTAATAATCCTTCGTCATTGTATAATTCAATAGTATCTTCATCAATAGTTTTTATGTAATAGATAGCCTGATCAACTAAACCAGGAATATCAATATTACCGTCATTGCTGTACTGTGCAGGTGTACTATCTAATATACCATGTCCTACAATTGTTATTTGGTTTAAAGTTGCATCAATGTCAACTGCTGCATCAAATGTCTTAATTGGCTGTACGGCCTTGAAACTACTTGTTATATCTAAATTTGTAGTAGCATCTTTAATTCTAATTACAAATTGTTCAATAACTCTTCTTCCTGTTCCAATAGAAGTTATTGTAAAAACACCATTTGATGTTCCTATGTTTGCAATCAAACCTCTATCAAATGTAAAACTATTTTGGCTATAACCTGTTGCTCGTAAAGCAAAATAACCAAAGTTTGTGGCTGAGTTTGTAATAGATAAGTATCCACCAGACTGGCAGTATGAACCATTTAGGCAAAATATTTGAAAACAAGATACAATTTGGGCATATCCGTCATTAGTTACAAGCCATCCTGTACCGCCAAATGATACCATTGTGAAAGCGTTAGCAACCATAGATTTACCTTGTTCAGGCACACCATCTGTTAAATTAACTGGAAATTCTGCTTCGTCTGGAAATTGAGGAATGTTAGGAGTAAGAACTTTTGATCCGTCAACTTTGACTCCATTGCCGCCTAAGAATGATATTATTGATGAATTTTGAATATATGGAGATAAAGTTATAGTTGGTTTATCTTTAGACAGACCAAAATATCCTGTCCTATCAACTGAACTATCAGTAGGATCATCAAATGCTACCGCAAAATCAAATGTGTAATCTGGACGCAAATCATTATCAAGGCCATCTCGGAAAGTGATGCCAGTGAGATATGCTCCATTCCTTACCCTAAACATATCTTTATTTGCATTCAATGGTCGAATAACAACTGCTCGCAAACTATCTCCTACAACAGAAACTAGATCTGGAATAATAATAGGATTGTCTACATAAAAATCTCCACTAGCAACATTTACTGTAACTGGAATAGTCCTAAAAGATGCTGCTGTAACTGTTCCACTATATGCAGTTTCTGTGTCTAATATATCTACAATGATATTGTATAATGCTAAAATATCAGTTTCTGTAGTTGAAGCAGTAAGAGCAGGATATTTTACTTGCTGTACTATATTCTGATATTTTGCTGGATGATCTGCACTGTTAATAATGCTAATACTTAAATCTCTTATGAATTTTATAGATTCAACAGTTGCTGTTTTTTGATTGTTTATTACTTCAGTAACTGTTAAATAGCTTTCTCCTGCTTCAACGGATTTTTCATTTCCGCCTAGGATTAAATCAAAAACAACAGCATCAACAATTAATCCTACGTCTCTTTCGCATGTTGCTGAATTGTAAGTTAGGTTATTGTAAGTTGTAGTTATAAAATTTATTGTGGCCGAAATAGTTGTTCCTCTTAAGTTTTGAACATTTGTAAAACTAGAATATAAAGGTTCATTAGATACAGGAGCTTGTACTAATGTAGGAATACTATTCGGATTGCCTGCTGTGATTGCATCTTCTACAATTTGCAATAAAGCCGCAGCCAGACTAACTTCTGTAGCAGTAGAAGCAGGATTAGATATATCTTGACTACTTGCAGTTGAAATAGGACTCCAATTAATATCTGCTTGGATAATATTTCCTAAAACAACTGAAAGATAATCATATGCATCTGCTGTAGCAGTTGCTTCATTTTGGCCTAATTGGCTCACTCCGTTGACATAATAAGATTGAGCTGCAGTTACTGATGCACTGTTACCTCCGGATATAATACTGCTATTATTTCCATACATGATGTCGTAGCACAAAGCATCAATTAAATATCCAACATCTCTATAACATTTTGAACTATCGTAATTAAGTGTAGGATATTCTTGATTAATATAAGCGATTATTTCTTCTTGAGCAAAAGTCCTATTTGCAACAAGCTGAAGCATGGCATTATATTGATTTGTAGTTGTTCCTGATGCAGCAGGAAAATTTAATGTTGCTACAATATCGTTTTCAATAATATTTGTTATGATATCAAAATTTGCATCACTAGCTGCCTGTGCAGTTGGATTAGCTGTTAGATAACCGTTTACTTCACCTTTTGCAAAATTAATAGAACCAAGTGTTTGTATACTTTGATATGTTTGATTTGAGCTGGCATTTGCCCTTTTATAAGATAAACCTGCAGTTACAGAATTATAATTTGTTCCTAAAACAAAATCATATGTAACTGCATCAATAATTAGACCTGTGTCTCTTTCACACTTAACTGTATCAAAATAATTGTTGAAATAAACAAAATTATATTCAATAAATTCTATTGTTTCTTTTTGAATGTATCTTCTATTGTCTTCTAATAATCTTTTTGCATTGTAAGCTTCGGTTCCGGGATCAACATTTGGAATTTGTCCTAAACTTGCTGCAATCTGACAAGCTCTTTTAATTGTTTTTACAGGTGCATTTACACCGTCATTTAGGTCATCGCCGTATCTGTCAGACGCAAAAACCCTGTTGCCGCCAAAAAAGTCAGTCTTACTCCATGTTGTATTTCCTTTGCCATCGTTTCCAAGTAAACTAAAATCAATAGGTTGTTCAGCAGGTAATTTTAGTATATAATTTTGTTCTATGGTATCAGGAGCTTGAATAGCAATATATTTGTTATTTGCATTATCAAAAAGAGTGAATGTTTCTGCACCGTTTAGAGTTAACGGTCCTGAAAAAGTTATACCTCCTGCAGTAATTGAAATTTTTTCAGTACCGTTAACATTTAATTGAATTGAACTTAGATCAGGATCACTGTTAGTATTTGTAATAACACTGGTGGTGTCATCAAAAATTTGTTTGGTAGTATCAACAATGTCATTGTTTAAATTTTTTAAAAAAATCTTACCATCTGCATAATTAATTGCAATTTCGCCATATTCAAGGTCGTTAATAGTAGGAATTTTATTATTTACACCACTTCTTTTTAGTTTTAAAACTGTTGCCATTAGGCAATCTCCTTTTGTTTAATATTCGCCACAATCTATTTCTGCAAGTCCTGCAACGCCATTAATTTGAAAACCTCCATTTATGTTTAGAGCTCCATTTGCGGTTGCAAAGTTAATTGTAAAGTTGTCTGGTACAAGGAAATTTCTATTTACTTCTATCTTGCCGTCGGCTGCTGCTGTTTCTAATCTTAAATTGCTTTGTACAGTAGAAATTTTATTATCATCTATTACTACATCATGAATGATTGCACCGTCTGCGGATATTTCACCAACTGTTAAATCGCCTGTTATATCAAAATCAGAAGTTGGAGTAGTATTATTGACTCCTATACGTCGATTGTTTGTATCTAAATATAATAAATTTGTATCAAAAACTAGATCTAATCCATTCCTAACTAGATTAGATTGTAAAAGCTGTCCACTAATCCTTCCTACTGCCACTTGTGTTCTCCTTAAGAATTACTACAGTATTTAGTAGGCAAAACCTTGTTAATGCAACCCTTTATTGTCTGCTAAACTTTTAGCTGTAATTTTAGCAATTGTCATTTTTTATTTTTCCTATCTTGCATTACTATATTTAAAAGGTTGCTCACTGAAGGCCATAAAGATGTACACCTGAGCGTCATTTGTTTCTGTGTTGCCTCCTGAACCTCTGAGTTTGAATCCATTTGAAACAAAATCAAAATCTAAAAAATCATTTGCCCCAATAAGAGTTGTTCCATTCCCTCTATATCCTTCTTGAGTACTTTGATTTGCCCATAATGTTTCTGGCCCTCCTGTTGGATTGTAAGAACTTCTTGAAGAATCAATCATTCCCCAACTGGAATACTCATGACTTGCATTAATATTTTTATACATCACAAAAGCAGGACGGAATCCACAGTACACAAACGGCCCATCGGTTGACCCGTTGCCTGTGTAACTGCCGATCTTACTGTAGCCTTCTACCGAATGCCAGCAGTAGGCTATATGGTCATCATTATTAGTGTTTACACCAGTACTAAAGTTTGTAATAAAGTAAGAACTATTAACATTTCTGGTTCCAGACGATGAAGTGTCAACCGCTGCATTGGTCAGATTTAAAAATAAGGTATGTGACCAAGAATTTAATTCCCTGCTAAAAACATTCCAATCACTTGTAGAATTTGTTCTTTTAGTAATAATTAAATCAGGAGCAGTGCTTAACCCATGAGGTAGACTAGCAGTCCCATTACTGGATAAGTTTCCAACATACTTAATAATACTAAACCCTGCAGCTTGATTGATACTCATTAAAGTAGGTGTAATTACATTGCTAGCACCAGCATTTGTAGCTGCAGTGGCTAATGCACTACAACTGGTATCGTCTTGTGTGCCACTTGTATTTATTCGTTTAGCAGATCCAGTTGTTGATGTTGATCCACTAGGCGCACCTCCTGCTTTCCAACACCATGCGACATAATTTTTGTTAGAAGCGTTGACAGCAACTCCTGAGCTAGCTTTAAGAGTAATATCATTCGTTGAATTGTTGATGTCCAAATAATTATAGCTGAATTCTTCATCAGTTCCCTGAGTTGCTAAATAATTATCTACCCCACGAACAGTATCCATCACCCGATGTGGAGTGCTAGAATCTGTTCTTTGCTTAAACCATAATAAATCAGGGGAAAATCCGCAGTTTATTGTTTTATCTGTCCCACCATTCCCAGTATAAATCAACGCCTTAAAATAATCCTGCGGCACATCATCAGTAACGGTTGGGGTAAAGTCAGGCAGGTTGGCAGTACAAAGTGCTAGTGCGTCAGTTGGTGGTTGATAATAAAATGCGCCAATGCCGTTAGCGTCAGGAGCATCCGCTGATCCGCTAGTTTTATTTCCACCGAAAGAAGGGTCTTGTCCAAAGTTGCACTGATAGTTCATACTTCCTCCACTACTATCTGACGCACAACCAATATATAAAGGATAATCAGTGTTAGGTACGGCACTACTAGCAACTTGGCTCCCATTTTTGTAAAAATAAACCGTGTTCACAGATGTGTCATATAAAATACCCATGACATCATTTTCAGTAAAAGTTGTTAAACCAGTTTGAGTTGTAGTGCTAAATATCGCTCCATCACTACGATAATGAATCCTAGAGTCCCAACTTGTTGGATTTGCAAATACACCGATACTCCAGAAAGTACCTGATTTACTACCTATATAAATTTCACAGTAACTGTCTTCATTACCCAATGCATCAATCGTCATCGATGATAGAGCAATTCTTTGGTCAGTTGTTGGACTTGCCCACTTTAAATTGCCATCAGCAAATGTTCCGCTGGGATTGTTTAACGGATTCAACGTACAGAAATTATTCGTTGGACTGTCCGGTACAATATCGTGTGTTGAAAAAGCCATAGTTACTCCTTAGTTTGCTTGCCAGTGGTTGCCGTTACCACTAGAGTCTTTACCTAAATCATCATTTAATGGATAATGTGCAATCAATCCATTGGTAATTTCCTCTTTATTGTAAAGAGATGTGATTTCACTAGCTGACAATGGAGAGCTAAACAATTTAATATTGGCAAGTTTTCCAGTGTAATAACTTGTATATACTGAATGTAAAAGTCTTTTACCAAAATGTAAGGTAGATGATCCAGCCCATGATATTGTATGACTATTAGTGTCTACTGCTCCATTATTCAGAACTAGTTTGTGGGCTGAAATAGTTACTTCAAAGTAAACATGATTCCAACCTATAACAAGTGAACCCGTGCTCGCCAATTCGCTATTACCGGGTGGGCTTTCGTTGTAAAGCTGTATTTTTGCCTTGCCATTTGACAGAAATAAATCAAACCCCTTCCACCAAGTATTGTGATATACCGTTCTGTTAATCACTCCAGTAGTATCTGTGCCATCATAATAAATCCAAGCAGATATATAATATGTAGTAGCAGTGCTTGGTATGGCGATGTATTGACTGCCATCAAATTTTGCTACATTGTCACCATAATCAGCATCGTACACCAAAGTGACACCGTAATTGGTTCCATTATTACCTCCAACCACATCTGATTCTATTGCGTTCTTAGAGTCAAATCGTAACCAAAATCCGTTTGTTCCATAAGTACCCGAATATGTTTTCGGCGTCCAGATACCATTTACAGGTTCTCCAAAATCGCTGGCAGACAATGCTTGTCCGTCTATGAATTGAATGTTGGCTAGGTAGCCGTAAAATACCTGCCCCGGTGCTTGCCCATTACCAATCCTGTGCTGATTTAATGTATTTACATATGTTGAGTAATTAGGTGCTGGGGGAATATTACTTGATAAATCTGATACACGTTCCCCATTTACAAATAATTTATATCTATCATCGCCAGTTGAGTTTGTTGTGTCACAAACAAAAATCAAATGATACCAAGATGAATTGTCCCTATATTTTGCAGTGGAAATAATTTCTCCAGTTTTACTGGTATGGTATGAGTGGATATTGATTTCATCTGACGTTTGAAATAACATTACTAGATAATCATTTCCATCTAACTTTGCTTCAAATATATTTTGATTACCACTTGAAGAATTAACTGATTTTTTGACCCAACAAGAATATGTAAATGTAGTGCTACTACTGCCTGTTGTTGTTGTAGGAGTCCTACTCAAATAACTAGTCCCATCAAACCGTAAGCTATTTTCAATTCCAGCTTTCTGCACAATGTTGACTGTTCTAGTTGTTTCAATCTGAGTTGCTCCAGGGTCTGAACCTGTGCTAAATGCTTTCACTGTTGGACTGTATGTTGTATCACTGCTGACATTAGCCAAACTACCACTTATCAATCCAGTAGTTGAATTTAATGCGAGTCCACTTGGAAGATTTGTTGCTGCATAGGTGACAACATCTCCGTCGGGGTCTATTGCTGTAGGCAACTGAATGTCTACAGCACTTCTAAAGATTGCATGAACTGTTTTGATTGTCTCATTTGGAGTGATAGACCAAACCGGCTTGTTGTCAACATATAACACATTTTGTGCTATTACACCTAGTCCACTTGCCTTCACTACACGCACATCGTATGGTTCTTCTGCAGAATCCAAATCACTGGTGTTCACTGTGATCGAGAGTTCTGTTCCACTTACAAGAGTTGTACTAACCGGCACAATGTCTGTGTTTCCATTTGCCGGCACAAGTCTTACATATGTTCCAGAATCAAAGCCATTTCCTGTAATGGTGATTGATTGTGTGCTGGCAACTTCAGTTGTGCTGATGTGTGTTGGTGAAATACTAGCAATTGCTGGTGGGGCATCGTTAATCTTAATCCAACCGGCCACACTATCATAAAGTTCATAGTGTTCAAGTTGTATGTTGTACCTTATCATTCCAGTGACGGGACTGGATGGTCGTTGTGCAGTTGTTCCTTTTGGTACAAGAATTGCATCAGTACGACCACCTATATCCAAGCTTACTGCAGGTGTATTACCATCAAATCCTATATTACCCTCAGTATTAAAATTACCATTTGTTACATTAGTGGTACTATAATTTAAATCTACTAAATCTCTTACTCTACTCATACTGGCAAATACCTTATATCAATACTTTGGTCTTGAAGTGGCGCAACTCCAAAACGTAAAGTAGTACTATTAATTATACTATAATCTTCTGGAGGTAAAATATAACCGTCTAGAATAACAAAAATATCATGTACAGTGTGACCTGATTCTATTGTAAAATCTACAGTTGCATTGTCACCTGTATACTGGTTACTACTGTATGTTAAGTTTAGTTTTTCATTTGTGACACTGGTGTCTTGTAATTTAGCTGTGCTTATGCTATTATCAGCAACTGTTACTACAGGTGATTGGAAACTATATGAGCTGTCACCATCTGATGTTAATACTAAACCACTTGTAGTAGTTGGTGTATTAGTAGTAAAATCTACATCAATTGCCTTTGATAACTCAATCACAGCATTCCCAAAAATTTGTAAGTCAGTAGTACTAATGGCCTTACCAATCATACCTAATGTAGTAGGAGTTGTAGTTAGTGATCCTAGCGGGTTTACATAGTATACAGTATCTTTTACTAAACCTGTTTGACTTCTATTTATTGCACCTGATAAATCAATTAAACCTGTAGCAGTGTCTGCAATATCTTCTGCAGCAATACCTATCCACGATGATGCATTAGAATTGATAGAAGCAAATGTAGAATAAGTTAGATAAGCAGGTCCTGTGCCGTAAACACCAACAACTCTATCAATACCAACTGTGGCTTTATATTGTTCTCCAGTATCATATTTAAACATATTAGGTGTTTCAATACTATTTGCTAATGAAGGAGTTCCGTTATTAAATACGACATCTGCAGTGTATTCTTCACCGCCAGCATAAGGGAATTTCTTATAATAAAAATAAAATTGATCAATTAATTCTAAATATACCATTCCTAACCCAAGTACATCACTAGTACCTGTGAATTCTACAGTATTAAAAGTTAAGGTGTTAGTAACATTATCTATAGTTACTTCTCCTAACGAGGCTTTAAAATTAGTGGAAATATAAGGTAAATATATTTTACCTTCACTTGTTTTATAATAAGGATTTCCAGGAGCATTATTATTAGGAATTGTAGTATACGCACCAAAAGTAATTGAATTATCACTATTAATTTGTGCAACTGCGGCTACTCTACCATTAGCATCATGTCCTACAAAAAATCTTTGTGCTGTTTGATCATAAGCAACACCTGTCCATGTTGGACCTCCTGAAGCAGTTAATGATTGTCTTGTTCCTAAAACAATATTTTGACCATCTACATAACCTGCGTTACACCTCACATCTTGATAAGCACCGTAAATAACTAAAAACTTACCACTATCTGTATCATAGCCTATGCTAACGTTGTTTATATTGGGGTTATCTGTATCAGCAGCAATATTTCCCATTGTAATAGTGTTTGTTGCAGGGTCAATTTCAAAAGCAGCTACCCGTAAACCACCATCAGCATAGTTAGATCCACTACCTACCCAAGCACATATAATTTTATTTGCGTTTTTATCAATTGTTACCGATAACTCATTAGTAGTATAATTATAAAATTGTAATTCAATTCCAAGTGTAAAACCTGTAGATGTTGCTTGAGCAACTACAGCATATAATGCGCCTCCGTTACTTCTAAACACAACATATCTATCCGTGACTTGGTCATAAATTACATTTGCTGCGAAGTATGGATCAGTTGCTAATGAATTAGAATCAGTAGCCAAAGCACTTAGGCCTGATGTACCCAAAAAGGTGGCTTTTACATAACTACCATTATCATATACTACAATATCTCCTGCAGCAAAATTGTCACTCGCTGTAATTAATTTTTGACCGCTTCCTATAGTATCAGTATCTAAACCTATACCATTTAATAACAATGCACCGTCTGTTGCTAAAGACATTGTTAAATTGTTATTATAAGCAAAATTTAGGGTATCTTGAGCATCCATGAATATTGTCCACTCCATGGATAAATCTCCTAGTACTGTAAGGGTGTTCGCCCGTGCAGTGCCTGTTACATCTAATTCTACACCCGGACTGGTATTTTTTATGCCAATTTTACCATCTGTTGTGATAGTAAGTGCATCATTATTAAATGTTAAGTTTCCTGTGAGATTTAAATTTTGCTCTAGCATTTCGCCAGATATGCGTCCTAATGCCACTCATTGTTCCTTACTTGTCTAAGTTGTGTATCACAGTAATTGGTTTTCCGATATCAACTGCAGATGAAAATTCTAAATATAGCCCAGCTCGTCTTACAGTTCCACTTCCTAAGGCTTTTCCGTCAATTTCCCAAACATAAACTGCGCCCTTTTCGGCTCCTTCTTCGTAAGCTCCTACTATCAAATGGGTATTTGTTATTGCTAAAGCACTACCAAATAAATCTCCTGCGGGTGCCTCGTCCCAGTCAACATCTGCTAAATTTACTAATTGTTCTCCAGTTAACAAATCAAAAACATAAACAACACCTGCATCTTGTTCTAGAGTGTTTGGGTCTTCATAGTTAGGAATATCTTCGGTATGTCCACTGATCAAAGCATATACATCGCTTATTGAAACACTATAACCAAAAAAATCATTTAACGGAGTTCCGTAGATATTTGGATTTTTTATTCCGCCAAAATCATCATTTAGATAAGTATTTCCGCTTATATCGCTGTTTGGATCTGGATATAATTTTGGAGCTAGATCAGTTGGCTGCAACGGATCTACTTGCGGTATTTCATAAAAATAAACTCTACCAGTACCCGAAACACCATCAAAAGATTCATTAAAAGCACCTACTATAGCAAATCTATCACTGATAGCTACACTATGACCAAATCCATCGTCATCTGTCTCGGCAGTATTAGGATTATTCAGTGTATAAAGATGATCTCCTGCTAGATTAAATATGTATGCTTTATTTTGATAAGTTTGTCCTTCGATATTATTTGTGCCAACAATTACATAATTTGATGAAATATCTACAGCAGATCCAAACCATAATCCGCCCGAATCATAGTCTAACGGATTATCAAGAATAACAGGAGTTGCAGTATCGGCTAAATCATAGATATATGCTCTTCCTGACGGTTTTAGATTAACAGGTTCTTCTTTAGGTGCGCCAACAACTAAATGAGTTTCTGACATCGCTATAGCATAACCAAACCAGTCTGTAGCATCACCAATACCAGTAGTTATTTCTAATTGTGTTGTTGGAACGTTTACATTAATAGTATTAAGTTCGTATAGAAATACTTTACCGTTGTTATCACCTACTCCAGCTGGAGCAGCACTGTCTTCTTGGAATGCACCTACCGCTATGTGAGTTTGATTTATTGCGACAGCAAATCCAAACCAATCTTCGGTTTCTGTTCCAAATGCTTGCGGATTTGGAATTTCGTATGCAAGAGCTCCTGCAAGGTTGTAAACATAAACTTTTCCTGCTTCTGTTGCAGTGTCTGAGTTTTTATAAGCTCCAGTTATCAATAAACTATTAACACCGTTATTTTGTATATCTACACTATATCCAAACCTGCCGCCTAACGTAGGTCCTAACTTATAATTTACAAAGTTTGTTTCTACTGTTAAGTCAGCTATAAATGTTTCTCCTGATACATTAACAGACGCTCCAACTTTTGTAAAATCAGTATCTGCTGGATCAACTATAACATATTCAACACCATTAACTAAATAAAATGCATCAATCACCGCTCCAGTAGCTATACTTGCCGGATCTCTTGCTAAAAGATAATTTGTTGTTGGAATTTGATATACATTTTCAACAAAAACAAGTATGCTTTGTGGATTTGCAGGTTCAGGAAAGTCATCGTCACCACTTTCTAAAGGTCCAAATACTGTATAAGTTCCATTTCCTGGTCCTAATGTTTGTTGTGTTATTTGCCCAGGTTCTTTGTATCTTACTACTTTCCAAGTATTTTCAACAAAAAATTCAAATGCGTCAATATCGGTATTATATCTTACGTATCCGTTAACAGGTGTAAATGGTTTTGTCTCTGTAGTACCTTTTGGAACTAATAAAGCATTTGCATCAACTGACGCAATGTTACTTGCTAAATTGTATTTGTAACCTTTTCCTGTTATTGATCTAGCATTTGTTGTTTGTTGTTTTATTAATCTCATTATATTTCCAAATAACTTATAAATGCAGTCAAATCTGTTAAATTTAGTGTATCACCGTAAATTGGATTTTCTGGTGTACCGCTTACTTCTGTAAAAGTTTCTACTGATGGTCCGGCAAAGAAAACAATACTATCGCCTGGTCCTAAAATAATTTTTTCAGTATCAAATGTAAAAGTTTCTTCTGCAACAAGAGTTAGTTGATTGATTACTCTCGTACCAGTGTTACCTAATTGTCCATTTGAAACTGGATCGCCAAACGGAACTAAATGCATATCAAAAGTAGCTGAATTAAATTCATTATTATTACAGACAATTATATTTGTTACAGCATATGTTTTATTTTGAGTATAATTTGTTCCAGTAACCGGATCCGTTAGTTCAGTTGACGGTGGTTGTAGTAATGTTAAATTAGTATTTTGTAATCTTACACTTTTTATTGCCATATTTTTTCCTTAAAAGATCAAACTATAAACTATTGATCTGTTCCTACTTATAAATTCGTCTTGTATTTCATTATCGTTTATAAAATACAAACCAGTTCCACCATTATTACTGGATTTACTGTAAATTCTTATGCCATCTGACGGAGCTTCAGGATCAATCTTTGGATCATCTGCATGCGGAGTGGTTGTAAGTTCTAATACATCGTCAATCTGAACTTGGGATTGTCCTGGAGCTCTTAAAGTTAAATTATTACCATTCGTTTTTGGCCTAATAGAAGGTCCATCTAATGTCAAACCTTGAGTATCAATTGTTGAACTGTATACTGTAAAAACAATATTTCCGTCTATAAAATGATCAACTCTACTAGGAGTGCTATCAATGTCAAAATCATGAGCTTGTACTTTTGTATCATATGCTTCTATTACTGCACCAGTTCCTATGTTTGTAAAGGCGTATTCAACATAATCTGCTACAGCCTCCATATTTGGAATATGGAGATAATCTTTTATAACATTATTGTTTATCTCTACTAGATTATTTCCACTATAATTTAATACTTTCTTTTTATAATCCGGGATTAATTCTGTTGTTATAGCATCACTTGCATCTATAAAAAATTTACCAGGTGTTTTAACTCCGCCGATATATATAGGTATAGGACCAATAAAATCGTCATCTTCAAATGTAAATGTTCCTCGTGTGCTAGTGCCTTCGCCATTGGTCCAAGCAATTGATTCGTCGAACACCATCCTAACCCTAGACCAATCACCTCTATCTATTTCAATACCGGCTCTATTTGAATTATCTATTATACCGTCAATACCAGAAGGGTTTTCATATTTGTTAATAACAACTATATTATCATAGACATTTAGATTTTGTGAATTTACGGTTGTAGTTGTTCCTTTGACCAATAAACCACCGTTGACGATTACTTCACCAACTAAATCGCCATTTGAATCAATTTCTCCTCGACTTGTATCAAGGATGATATTTTTACCAGATTCAACTTTAACAATATAATTTCCGTTTTCTACACTTAAAACTTTTGACATATTTTATTCCAAAATATGTAGGCACAAGGTGCCTACATTTTACCTATTATACATCTTCAACGAAATCAGTAGCATTTGTTCCAGCATCATCATCGCCTGCTTCTTCTACTTCTACAGCACCATCATCTAGAGCTGTTGAGAAGTTCCATGGAATTGATTTTCCGTCATAAGCATTTGCCCCTGTAGCTGTTGGAGCAACTACTGTCATTTTACGTCCAGCAATTTTTTTACAATTATATGTTTCGCCGTCGTCTGCTTTTACTGATATTGACATTTCAGTACCAGTTAGAGCTGCAGGTAATTTACCCCAAGTAAGAAATCTATCGTAAGTTGGTGTTCCACCTGTTCCAAGAGCTGCTACTCTAAATTTTTTGCTGCCTAATTGCTTTACAATGTATCCTTGTACAACACTTGCTGTTCCCCAGAAATCAACTTTGATTTCTTTACCTGCTGCAGTAGGTGTTCCAAAATACTTTTTGTTTACTGGTCTTCCCATTTTTTTCTCCTTATTAGAAGTCCGATCCGGGTTCTATCCGGTACGCTGTGGGTCAGCATAAGTCCACCATTGTGGCACACTATCGCACAAAGTATTTATCAAGTTTTATGCTTGTTTTGTTTTTGTTCTAACCATGCTTTCTTAGCCCAATTTGGGAGATCTTTAAAGCGATAGCTAGTTAAACCTATTTGTTCATTTTCGTCTTGGGTTTCTAATTTTTTGTGCATTGTTTACTCCTGTAATCTTTTATTGCTGCTTTAATTGCATCTTCTGCTAAAACTGAACAATGGATTTTTACTGGAGGAAGTGCTAGTTCTTCTACTATTTCTGTATTTTTTATTTCAAAAGCTTCGTTTATTGTCTTGCCCTTTACCCATTCTGTTGCTAAACTACTGCTTGCAATAGCTGATCCACAACCAAATGTCTTAAATTTTGCATCAACAATACGTTCATCTTCTACACGAATTTGTAATTTCATAACGTCACCGCATTCCGGTGCACCAACTAACCCTGTACCAACATCTGCTGCTGATTTGTCTAAACTGCCTACGTTTTTAGGATTGTTGTAATGTTCTAATACTGCATCATTATATGCCATGGTTTTTTCTCCAAAAAAAAAGCTCTATAAAAATATTTATAGAGCTTTTTAGTTTTAGTATCTGAGTTAGATAATAATCTTAGCTAAAGAATACCTTGGTTGAATCCATTGCTACTTTATTCAAGTAATCAGCAGCATTACCAAGAGATGAAGCTGTATTTGTTAATTCTACATATCCATATCTTGTCATAAAGCTAACTACTGGCTCGAATGTAGCCGGATCAAGTACTGTTCCGCTGCTCATCAATGGAATGTATGGGCAGTAGAATGCAGCAGCATCGCTCTCGCTTGAACCTTTGTATCCAATAAGAACGTCTGTTGAATCTCCAGCATATGTGTCTACATATACTTTCATAGCATTATTTAATGTACCAACAAATTTTGTATTTGTTGGAGCTTCAAATGTGCCTTCTGTTGTTCTAGCAAATGCGCTTGTTGTAGCACTTTGTAGTACAGTCAAAGCAAAAGGAGAAACAACTGCCCAGTTAGCAGCGCCTCTTCTTGTTCTTTGAGCAATAATATTTGCTGCTCTGTTAATCAATACTGCCAATGCAGCATGCTCATCGCCTACAAAAGTTGCAGTACCTGAAATGTTTGTTTGATCATATGATAAACCTGATGTACCGGCTAAAGTTCTTAAACTAGCTAATACTTCTTGATCAATTTCAGCAGTAATTTCTTGAGCTAATGCAGCCATAATTTCAGCTTCTACATCAATTCCGTGCATAGCTTGAGCATCTTGTGCAGCTTCAAAAGTCCAGCGAGCGCTGAGCTTTCGTGTTTTAGCTTCAACAGTTTGCTTCAAGATTTGAATTGACATTTTTCTGCCAGCTTGACCTTCTAGGTTAGCTGTTGCATCTGGCTTTCCAGGATTGCTACCGTTACCTGAATAAGCTTCAGCAATCTTAAATGGTGACAATGCTTCTTCTCCGGCAGTTACATCAGTTCCGCCGCTTGTGGACATTGACTCACTGTAGCGTACACGCAATGTATGGATTTGTCCTACTGGACCTGTCATTGGTTGAACACCAACAATTTCGTTAGCTATAACGGTTGGCATTACTCTTCTAATAACTGGTAAAATTACTCTGTTTAGGGTAGCAATATTACCTGCTGCTGTACTTCCAGCGGTTGCACTTTCAACCAAATACTTTCTTGTATTTTCCAAAGTCGTTGCCATGACGCTTTTTTTCGTGCCTTGTAGGCCTTCTAGAAGTGCAGCTCTAGTATCCTGCCAGCGACTCTCTAATAATTCTGACATCTCTTATTTCTCCTTAATTAAGTCCTGCAAGTCTACGAATGTCAATGACATTATCCCTTGCACCAGTTGTCATATCTTGTTTTTGTATTTTATTGCCTGTTACTTCTTTGCCTTCTGTTATAATTGCCTTTTTTTGCTCTGGTTTTTTACCGTCAATTACGGTTGGTAAATATCTTTCAAAAGAATTTTGTAGTCTATCTGTTTGTACACTTTCTAATAAATCAAGCATAAGCTCTTTTTGTGCTTTATTTAAAGGTTCTACTAATCCAGAAATAATTTTATTCCTGTTAATAGATTCATTTAGACTTTTTACTTCTTTTTGCTTTTTCTGTGTAGCAATTTTAGCTTGCTCAAGAATTTTCTTGGCTTCTATTAATTGCTTGTTTTTAATATCAACAACTTTTAATAGTTTAGATGTTTCAGATTTTTCATTGAGATAGCTATTGCCATACTCAGCTGCAAATGCTTCAAACAATCGTCTACCAAAGTCATTTTTTCGTGCAGTGTGAATATCTTCTTTTAATTGATGAATTTCTTTATTAAGAACTTTATCAACTAATGTAGATACTTTGTTTGCACTTGTTTCTACAAACTTTGTTTTAATCTTCTTGAAATGTCCTTTAGCTTCTCTAACAAGTCTTACTTTAGTTTCAGCTAAATCTTTCTTATCAATTTGGAACTCTTTAATTTCTGATGCTAGACTTTCGATAATAAAATCTTCTAACATTCTAAATTTGTCCGCCATTGTTTTTTGATCTTCGTGTAATTCTCTAACTTCTTTTACTAAACTTTGTGTTACAAAATGCTTCATTACAGAGGCATTTTCTTTCATAGCTCTAGTATATTTGGTTTTTGCTTCAATAAGTTGCTTGCGATCTTCAACTAGTTCAGCCATTTCAGCTTCTAGTTTTTCGCTTACCATTCTATCTACAGCTTCTACCATTAAGCCTTTATCGTGCTCGTATTTTTGAGCAAATTCCTCACGAAGTTCAGCAGTAACACTTAGGCGATTTTCTTTCACCTTTGCGTTCCATGCTTCTTCAATTTCCTGGCGCACATCTTCTGAAACTACGTTGTTCTCAAAAAGTGTTTTTAGTGCATCCAACATTATTATTCTCCTATTATTGGAGTCGATTGATCATATTGATCAATGATTCTTTTAAGTACTTTTGTGCCTTTTTATCTTCTTTAGTTGCCTGTGCTAATTCATATGCCTTATATCCACCTCTTGTATTCATTAAATGTTCGTATATAGGAGTCGGATACGCACCAGGTGCGCTAGGTTGTGCTACAACATCTACTGTAATAATTTCAAAATCACTTACATTTCCGCTTCCGTCTTCTGATACATTTCCTGACCCTCTACTTGAAACTCCTAGCTTAACTCCGCTTTCTAGCATTGTTCTTACTAATTGTCCCATAGGCGTTGGAAGGATTTTCATTTTTCCGTAGCCATTTGGACCGTCCATCCACATTTCAGTTATCATGTGACTAACACGATCCAAATTGACTGTGAGGCCTTCTGGATGATCTACTTCACCGAGAACACTATATCCACCTTGTATCTGCTCGCTGAGAGTTTTGACAGCCCTGCCAATTTCATTTACAGGATAAACACGCTGGTTTGCGTTGCGTACTCCGCCTTGTATACAAATTCCTTTCATAAACAAGTCTTTCCCTTCGTTGGCATTCTCAACGATAACTCCTGCTTGGTCAAAGGTCAAATGCTCTCGTAGTAAATTCATCTATAAGTCCTTATTATTTTGCTCTCTTTGGAGCACCGTTTAATGGGCTTCCGGCACCTTTGTCTGATGACTCTGGTTTACCTTTTCTTTCAGCACCATGTCCTGTAGAGTTTGCTTTCATTGCCGGAGCTTTTTTATTTCCTGGTACATTAACATTACCTGTATTCATGTCTTTTGGATTTTGATCACTTACTGGGTTACCATGTAAATTACCTTTATTCGCTTCAACACCTGACTCTGTTCCGCCTTTTAATATGTTTGCTGTAGTACCACCCATATCATTTTTTCCAGCTACTGGTGACTTTGTATTTGTACCATTGTCGCCCATTTTGCCATATTGATGATATTGCTCGCCGCCTACTTTATTAACATATTCTCGCATAAGTTCTGCTTGACTCAAGTTTTTTCTTGACTCATAGTTAAAATTTTCTTCAGGCATTTCCTCTTCTTCGTCGCCCATATCCATGTCGCCTTCTTCGTCGCCCATATCCATGTCGCCTTCTTCGTCGCCCATATCCATGTCGCCTTCTTCGTCATCCATGCCCATTTCACCTTCTTCGCCGGCTAGCATTTGCTCAAACTCTGCTTTAAGATCGGCTAATTCTGCTTCAAGATCTTTAATATCATCTTGTGTTACAGGTTCGTCACCGTCCATGTCAGCATCCATATCCATATCGCCTTCTTCGTCATCCATGTCCATTTCCATGTCATCGCCTGCGTCTCCGCCCATCATTCCCATGTCCATGTCCATTTCTGGTTCGCCTTCAACTTCAAATTCGTCTAAATTAAAGTTTTCATCAACTTCTTCGTCGTCTGATTCGTCAACTTCTTCGTCGTCTGATTCATCGACTTCTTCGTCGTCTTCTTCTTTTGATTCGTCTAATTCGTCGTCGTCTGATTCATCAACTTCTTCGTCGTCTGATTCGTCAACTTCTTCGTCGTCTGATTCATCAACTTCTTCGTCGTCTGATTCGTCAACTTCTTCGTCTTGCTCTTCTTGTAACAAATTTTCATAAATTTGTCTTGATTTTTCTACTACAATCTCATGGAATAGATCTTCTGCTTTTGCAGTATCTTCGTTTACAAGATATTCTAGCATTTGCTGGAATTTATCTCGGCTTTCATTTATTTTCTTTTTAGGCGCAACTTTTTTGTTAACGCTTTCTTTTACTTGTTTTCTTGTTCTTTTTTGTGCCATTGATTACTCCTATAAATTTACCAGATGGTAAGGCTGTCATAATAGTATTTACTTAAAATGTTTAAAAAGGTGCTTAAAAGATGTCAAAATGTTGTTTTTATGTTAAGCTATATGTTTTTTTAAAAAATTCTTTATCTACGTTTTGAAAATTATCTAATTTTTCTAAGTCTTCGGGAGTATAGTTACCTTTATCAATAACCCTTTTAAAGATGACATCAGGGTTTTCTTTTATTACAGTTTTTGTTTGTCTTGCCCAGTTACCAAAAAATGTAGCACTATCTGAACTTTTTTTGTAGTTAGGAGTATTAGCGTAAATATTATTAAATTTTTTACCGTTGTCTAATCCTTTATAGTCAAACCCTAATATAAATATTTCTTTCCATTTATGTTGAACTGCTAACCATAATGCGGTAGGACCACTACTCCATCCTTTGCTTGGTTGAAAAAAATTAAAATTATTCATTCTTTCGTATGCCCTATTAGGATTAGTCCAAACTTCATGTTTATTTTGATAACCTGATTTGTTAATTTCTAGAATCATTTTTGCATCAACAGCTACTAGATACTCAGGCGAAAATTCTCTATACAACGCATTACAACCATAGATAACGCCTACATTTGAAAGTTCTTCTAATACAATATTTCGCCTAGAGTTTCCGTTACCTAATACAAAAGCAACTTGATGGGTCTTATTTTGAGATGGTTTTATAAAAAAATTTCTTTTTTTTTTTGATTTTTTGCTATTCTACGTTGTTCTCTTATGAGTTTAAATTCTTCTTTAGTGTATAATGATTTATCAATTTTCACACTAACCCTTCGCCTGCTGCAGCCGCTTGGGCAGCCATTCCGTACATTTGTCTTACAAATTCAATCTCATTAGCCTTTTCTTTATCATGGAGTTCTGCTGCTTTCCTAGCACGATTTATCTGTTTAAGTGTTAATCTTGTTTTTCTAGTGTCATCTAGATCAACAACAGATTTGTCATACTGCGGTTCGTACCTATCGTCTTCGTTAGGCTCCATGGTTTCTTTGTCATAATAAAATAATTCACGTAGTATCATACTGTATTTATACCGTTGGTGCGGCTCCTGTATCTGCTGGTGCGGTTTCTGCTCCTGGTTCTGGCACAGTTGCACTTGTTGGAGGTTCACCTTCGCCTCCGTCTTCCATTCCTTCGATATCTGCTATGTCTTCAGCACCGCCAATATCCGCAGATATTCCTGCTCCGCTAATTCCTACACCACGCATTTCAGCTGACGCATCTCCTCCGCCGGGTTGTAGTGTTTCATCATTCTCTTCTCGCCAAAGCCGTTCATTTTCTGCAATTTCTTCTTCACTTAATCCTAGATATCTTTTTAATGCAAAACGATTAGCAATAAATGGTATAGCTTGTATTTGTCCAAACGTACCAATCCTTTGTGTATCAAGTTCAGATTGTCTATATGCTGCAAAATTTTGTGGAGGACAAAACTTAATATCAAACATTGCAGTATCTATATTAACACCTTTTTCTAGTAAATATCTTTTAAATTCTTGATCAAATTCTTCTATCAACAAGTTTTGTAAACGTTCGCAATAGGTATTAAATCTCAATTCTTGTATGTAAGCTGTGCCTACTCTACCGTCGTTGTATTGAGCATTGCTATCGTCAGCACCGGTGGGTAGGTAACTGCTAGGTATACGTAAGCCTCTTACTAATTTATTTGTAAAGTAACGTAGGTCATCTATCTCGCCTAGATTAGTTCCGCCTGGCAATGTTTCAACTTTACTGCCTCTACCTTCTGCAGTTTGAGGAAAAAAGTAATCTTCGTTGATTGACAGAGGATTATAGCTACTGTCTATGACGTTTGTTCCTCCTCCTGTCTTGGATGGTATTCTCCGCTGATGGATTTCCGTTTTGACACGCTCAACAAACTGCATTGCAAGATGGCTAGGCATGTTACCCACATCAACATAAAAAACTCTTCTCTCAGGTGCTCTTTGCACTCTGTAAATTATAATTGCATCTTCTAGTAATTCTTTTTGTTTGTAAACTTTGAAAATACTTTCTAATAAACTGTTACCGAAAGGAAAATTCTCATCTAATCCTTCGCTTAAACTAATGTGTAGAATATGATCTGCATTTACTGCAATCTCTTCTTGTTCAAGCATAAATCTCGAGCCACCTTGGGTTGGATTCGTTGGTCCAACCATTCCCCTAGCACCGCCTGTTAAGTAACCTGTTCCGCCTCCAGTTACACTACCATTTGTTTGCAAAGGTTGTGTTGCAACAAGATCTTTAAAATTTAAAGCTACATCTTGTACGATGTATTGCTCAGGTTCTTTGCCTTCACTTTCGTTAACTATTATACGATTTACTTTTGCAGGATCAACATAAAATAATTTTTTTGTTTCCGGATCTCTTAAGAAAAAAGTATCGCCATATTTGAATGTATTCCTTACAATTCTAAACATTCTCGTTTCAAATTCTTGGAGTTTATACCATTGTTTTAGGTATTCGCTTAGGATTTGTACTTCGGTGTTTGTAGCATTCTTATAAAATTTAAATTCAAAATGGGTATCATTCTTTTTATTTTTTTGCGTACAAAATTCCGCAAGGATATCAAGTGCAGCATTTACTTCTGAATCCATATCCATAGTATTGTACTGTCCATATCTTTCTACACGATTAGGAGCTCCAGTATAGATATCTGGTAAGAACGAATTATAATTTGATCTTGCTGGTCCAGGTTTATTTGAAAATTCTCTCCCGCTAATAGGACTTTGCGATTCAGTTCGTGACCCAGCTTTATTTACTGGTGTAAAATATTTTTTCCAACTCATTTTTTATTAAATTCCTATTAAGCAAAGGTCGAATTTGATCTGATTTCTTCTAAATTTCTCTTGTATAAGTTCATTGTTTGTGTATTTATGCCAATTAGTGCTATAACATTATTATTGAGACTTACTAACTGTTTTTCCATATTATTTTCTGTTGGTTGGTCACCGGCTAATGTTGTAGGTCCTTCCAGTTGTCCAATTAATTGTCCTATCTGCATGCTTAGAGTATCTATGCTTTTTTGTAAAGTATTTGATTGTCCTTGTATATTATCTGCTAAATTTTTAACATTTAAATTTGCATCTGCAACAGGATCTTTAGGCATGCTTGCAACTTCTAGTTGAGGTGGTTCTGTTCCAACTTGTGAATAATCTTTTGTATAAGTTGCTCGCATTTGTAAGGCTAGATCTTGTATCTTATCAAATGATTCAGATCCATTTTCTTCAATAATTTTTTGGAAGTCTTCAAAATTAGGAGTTCCTGCTACTAAATCGTTAAAAACAGTTTTCATTTCAGGTCCAAGACTTGCTACTTGTTCCTTTATACTATTCTGTTCTGCTGTCTTTGCTTGATCTTCTTTTTCAAAACTTGACATTAGATTTGCTATTTCTGTTACTTCCGATGGTTGATCTTTTACCTTAACATTTGCTTCGGCTACCGTTGGAGGTTGATTTAGTCCTTTGGTTTCAGCTTTTGATAGCTCTATAATTTTTCCAAGTTGGTCTATTGATAGATTATTATCTAACCATTCTAGCAAAGGTTGCCAAAAATCATCGTTATTTTCAATACCGTATGTAGGTTCTGTGGCAGGATTTTCTTGTACCTGTGTTTCTATTTGTTGAACAGTTTCTTCTTTCTTTTGCTGAAGCTGTTGTTCTCTTTCCTTTATTCTAGCATCGCCTAAATTTTTAAGTTCCTCATAAATTTTAAGATCTGTGTCAGTGGCTTCTAAGTTTAGATCATCAAAAAATTTAGCTCCTAGCTGCTCTCTTATGTCTGCTTTCTTTTGAGTATCACCTGCTCCAAGCTTCATATATTCATTATATTTTTCTATATCCTTTTCTGTTATATCATATAATTTTTTTTGCTCTTCGCTTAATGAATTTAGCGCAGCACCAATGTCATCTTTAAAGAAAGGCAAATCGCCTATTTTGTTATACACATTATCTACTAAATCTCCTGCAGTGTTAGTATTTCTTGACATGGTATTAGCTGTACGACCTAAATTGACATCTTGATTCGCAAGGGTGTCTCCTACATTTTCTTGGAATCGTGTAGCTGCATCTGTTGCTTGTTTTCCAGCTTGATCATATATTTGCTTCATATTAGTACCGGCTACTAAACCAGATGCTTCGTCGGTGACCCTTTGAATAGAATTAGCAACTGCTTTGTTCCATGCATCAAGGAAAGTTACACTTTCGCCGGTGGTTGCTTTTAAGTCATCCATGTTGCCACGTACTGCGTCAATTATTGGACCCATTTCGGATAAAGCATCAGCCTGCCCTTTAGCCACATCACTAACCTGAGATAATGTTGCAATAGTTAATCCCATTTCGCTTTGTGCAAATTCTGCTCCTTTTGCAGCCGCTTCTTCTGTCAATCTCTGTGCTTCTTCAACATCTCCTGCTTTTGTAGCCTGTGCCGCTTTTACCAATAGATTATAAGCTTCTCCGTTTACAGCCGCAAAATTTTGTGTTGCTTCGGACATAGGAACACCTGTTTGAATTAAGTCATCTAACAAGTCCTGCATTACTTTTGGAGATTTTTGTAAAGCAGTTTGAGCTTCAGTGTAAGCTGATGCTACATTTGCACCAGCAGCACCTGCTTGTTTTTCTGCTTTCATTAAAGCAGCCCTTGTTGCTCCGTCACGTAAACGAGCGCTTTGCTCGTCCTGCATTTGTTTTGCACTCTTACCAGTCAACGCTGATATGACTTTTAATTGTTTTGCATATTCAGCAGCTTGGGCAACTTCTTGTTGGGCTGTCATTTGTGCCATCCTGTTACTTCTCTGTTGAGTAGCAAGATATCGTGTTGTAAATTCAGTTGCTTCGTCGATAGAATAACCTAGATTCATAAACTGATTTATGATTGCACTCTGTCCTTGGTTTGAATCGTTTAACGCTTTGCCGTATTCGCCTATACGCTTTGTTCCTTGACTTACACCTCCAGCAAATGCAGCGAGCTGCTGGCTATTTTCTTGAGCAAATCTTGTAAATTGGTCAATACTCATCCTTGATTCGTTAAACGAGGAACGCAATTCAAATATGCTTCCAGAAAGTCCTGCTCCTGATTTAGCAAGTGTGTTGTACATATTATTTGTTTCACCTATGTACTCAGTTGCTACATTTAATGCCGAGCCAAGCATACCTAACGCCGAGCCAAGCACAGGAATACTGCCGGCTGTATCTCTAAATGTCTTAGCCATATCATCAGCTGACACTGTACCTGCCCTAAGGGCTCCGTTCAAGGTTCCTAAACTATTTGAAACACCGTTTATACTATCTTTAAGGGCTTTTAAAGCCTCATCTGAAAGTTGCTTTGCTTCATCTGCCATTAATCAAACTCCTAAAAAATTGGATGTGTAAATATATTATATTTATAGGAAAATCTATGCCAAGTTTTTTAGAACAGTTTAAAAGACAACCAAAAATATTTGTTAATTTACCCAGTCAAGGTGCTTTTTATAATAATGATATAATTGAAAATAATAAGATTACTGATATACCAGTATATGGAATGAATACTATGGACGAACTGGTGCTGAAGACACCAGATGCATTATTTTCAGGAGAAGCAACTGCAAGGATTTTAAAAAGTTGCATTCCTAGTGTGTTAGATCCGTGGAAACTGATCAACACGGATGTTGATTTCTTCTTAATTGCTATAAGGGTAGCAAGTTATGGAGAAAAATTACCAGTAACAACAGTGTGTCCATCGTGTGAAACATCAACAGATAGTGATTTAAATTTATCAAGATTGCTTTCTCATTATGACGATATAAATGGTTATACCACTGTAAATTATAACGGTCTTATAATTACTGTTAGATCAATTACCTACCAAAGTGCAACTGAAATTAGCAAAGAAAACTATGTGAATGAAAAAAGTTTGTTGAACATTACAACATCAAATGCACTTAGTGATGAACAAAAAGATAAACAAAAGCAGACGATTTACGATCATATGACACGGGTGAATTTTAAAAGTATATTACAGCATATAGACAATATTTCCGACGGAGAAAATATAGAAAAAGATCCAATTGAAATTAATAATTTCTTTGCTGATGCGGACAGAGATTTATTTGAATTATTGGCATCTACTATTAAAAAATTAAATAAAGAATGGGAAATGCCTGACATGTCAGTGATTTGTTCTAATGAAGATTGTAAAAAAAGCTATAAGAGTAAAATTACCATAGACTACAGTACTTTTTTCGCCGCCAGATCCTAACGCTCGACGAATCTGGCCTGTTAGAACTAGCAAACAAATACGAGCAACAACAAAAACATTTAAAACACAATGTTTTCAAGATAGCATGGTATATGAGAGGTAGTATGACTTACGAAGATGTATTTTGGAATTTAAATGCGGAAGATAAAGAAATAATATCAGATATTATAAAAGAAAATATTGAAACAACAACAAAAACAAGGATGCCTTTACTTTAATAGGTTTTTGATGTATTTCGTTATTGCCTCTATGCTTGATTTTATGTTATTTGGAAAACGATTATATATTTGATTGTATAATTTTTCTGCTATTTTTAAGAAGGCATTTTTAGCTTGCTCAAGATCTTCATTTATTCTTTTTTGTTCAATTAAAATATTCTTATTAGACTTGCCTGCACTTTCGTTGCAAGCAACTAACCCTCCAGCTACTTCTAACCATAATAGATAGAAAACATAATCTCCTAAAGTTTTACCTAATGGTTTCCACTCGGTAGCTATAAATTTTTCAACCCAAGGCACTGCAGCATATCCTAACGTAACACCAATTATTATTCCTATTATCCAAATTATTGCTGCAGGAGCAGTAATTGCAAATATTGCAGCAATAACTGAGCAGAGTTTTATTGCAGCTATGGTTGAAATTGTGCCTGTTGCCCAGCCAGTTAATACTTGAACTACAGCTTCGGCTATAGTATCTGCTGTTTTCTTTTTTAAATAAATCATATCATCGTATACTAAACGATTGCCATAAGGACTCTTATTTGTTTCTATTCTTTTTTCACTGCAACCGTTTTCTGCATATGCAGCATAGTATCGACGAATATAAAGGAGGACATTATTTCCTCTTTCAGCAAGTGTAATAAATTTCATCAGTCTATAAGTAGTACGACCACCTAAGAATTTTTTGTATCCGTCAGTAGCAACTTTTTTATACTGTTCTTTATTCTTAAAACGCTGTTGTTTTTGTTTTTGCTTTAATAATTTAGCTTTCCGACGCTGATCATTTTTATCAATCCATTCTTCTGCTTCTGTTGATGCATTTTCTCCTCGAAATGTAATAGCCATACCAGTTTCTTTGTCGTAAACTTTATAGCCAACATGACCATTTGCATCAGGCGGTGTTTCTACAAATCTATAAAATGATTCAGGGTCTATAGTCGGTGCTTCTAAAAATATTTCACTTGCTAACAAAACATTCTCCTATCCTATATTTATGTAATGAGCTACGCTCATTAGTGTTTTCGCTTACGCTCTAACACATTTCTTCTAGCATTAATAAATTAGAATCAATTGATGGTTCATGTAGATTGTTTTGGTCAGACGGAACCTGTACAAAGGTTCCAAGTCTTTTAGAAAATGTTTCATGTGAGTTGCATTTGCCGTGACTATGAAGTAGGTGTTTTGTACGACCCCAAGGGCTCCTGCCTTTCCCTTACCTACACCGACATCATGTAAGTTAAACTTACACTATCCTCTGCTTCGTTCCTAGTGCTAGAGGTTTTTAGGGGTTATCGTGAGTGAGACGCACCAGTATCCGGTGTTGTGTACAAACAACACCTCAAGATGGATTAGGCAACCCTAATCAAACAATGTCTCGTATATAGCCTTAAGCGCCTGTACAACAGGATTCAAATGCTTCTTTGTTCAATTCAAAGAAGTCATTGTAACCTGTAAGTCTCCAAGTGTTGTTAGCCTTGTCTGTGTAGTCTAAGTGCCTGTTAGTTTTGAAGTTTTGTGGTAATTGGTATGCGATATATTTGCCTATTCGGTCAAATTTCATAAAGAGGATGTTCACATCGCCTTGGTCTGCTGCCTCAAGTGTTTGTTGTAGCCAGTTTTCAAGTTGTGGTATGGGGCCTTTAGTGAGTAATTGATGGAAGGGAAATCCTGCATAGTTTTTACACTCTGCATTAAAGTATTTCCAATGGTCAGGAGGAATAATATCTCCTTTATGGGCTCGTACTTGTCCTTCCGTAAGTGTTTCTCGACGATAATTGTTTTTACCGCCAGTGAAAGCACCACTGTCTGGAACTCTTGTAAATGAATTATTATACATTTCAGAGAGATGCTTTGCTATTTCTCTCTCGAACCCTTTGCCTTTTGATTTGCTTTTCGATGGCATACTTCTCGTGGATTTCTTTTTGTCTTTGTTTTGCTAAAGTAATTATCTTTCTTAAAGATCTCCGGCTTGAAGCGTGAGTCCTATGTGATAATTTACGCTCAAACTTCTCATTTTCGACAAAATATTCCATATATGCTTTTGTAAGCAAGTCATGCGTATCGTCAATTATCATACTGTCACCTCTAAATCATTACTGTAAGATGTAAATCCATTTTCCTTAATAACTTTTAACACATGGTTAACTCTTCCGATTAGTTCATCCTTGTGACTAATAAGGAAAACATTTTTTTCTCGTTCTCTACCCATTTTTTTAATTACTGCAAGTGAACCTTCTACTCCTGCAGTGTCCATCCCGCTGTCGATAAGTTCGTCAATGAATAATAAATTAATGTTTTGGTACAAACTCTCCCAAACATCACGGAATGCAAAGCTCATACCAAGTATTAATCGATTCCTTTCGCCTCTGCTAAGGTTATCAAAGTCTAAATCCTGTCCAAGCTGGGTAATTTCTACTGCTAGATCGTTTTGGAACGTAACTTGATGTGGTAAACCTAGCCTATCTAGGTAATAAGTAAGCCTATTGTTGAGATATGCAAGATTTTGATCAATAATCTTCTTCCTAATGAACGAATCCTTGTTGGTTAACAACTTTAATAGGAATTCTTGATGCTCTTTATAGTCTGTAAGTGTGTTTACAGTATCCCAAACAATGTCCTGTAGTGCAGTTTGTGACAATTCTTCAATCTGTTCTTGGTATGGATCTGTTTCTGCTAAGGTACGTTCTAGTGTACTACGTAATTGACCTACATTTTCTTTATGCTCGTATGCTTCCTTAACTGTGTCATAAAAAGTGTTAGGCCTGCCATTAATATCACCAATTTCTGTTAATCCTTGTTCAACATCTGTTAATTTTCTTGTGATTTCTGTTTGATATGTAACAGCATCTTCTAATTCTTTGGACTTTTTATCTACCATTTCCTGTTTTTTGTCAGCATGTAGAGGTTGGTTACACGCATAACATATAGCAGTTTCTAATTCTTCAATATCCTTTTTGACTTTATCAACTGTTTTATCTGCACGAGATAGAGCGCTTTCCAATGTAGCACGTTCCTTGTTTAGTGCTGTAATTGCGTTGTTGTGTTCATTCCAATCTGCGAGTTTTGTGTGTAAGTTTAGCTCGTTTTCAATGTCTAACTCTTCTAATTCGGTAATGCTACGTTGTAATTTACCGATTCCTTTTTCTTTTTGAGCTTTCCAGGCAGATTGTTTTAGTTTTAAGCTATCAATACTTTCTTGTATGTGTTCGTTACTGGTTTGCACTGCTCTAATCCGTGCTTCTTCCTCGGATATAGCTTCTTTGGTACTTCGTACCTGTTCTTTAAGTCGTTCTGCCTTTTCAGATAACAGTGTAATACCTAGCAGTTGTTCAATAATCATTCTTTGATCATTCTGTCGCATGTTAAGGAACGGTTCCGTATAGGTATTAAGTGCAACAACATGTTTAAACATGTCATGACTCATACCAAGTAGCTCATTTATAGCCTCTTGTGTCTTCCTACTGTCTCCTTGGCTCTCGTCTACTATTTCCTGTTCTTGATTATTAATATAAAACTTCATTACATTTGGAGATCTACCTCTTTCTATCCTGTAGTCGGTATTATTCTTCTCAAAATGTAATGTAACCAACATTCCTTTACTGTTTGTCTTGTTAATTAAGTTGTTTCTCTTAATATTAGTAAGTGCCTGTCCGTATAATGCGTATGATAGTGCATTTATAATGGTAGTTTTTCCAGTACCGTTACGAGATCCAGTATCGTCACCGCCTTGATCTAAGTTTTCACCTAAAACTAGTGTTAATTGTTCTTTGCTAAAATCTATTGCTTGCGTTTGATTTCCAACGCTCATAAAGTTCTTAACTGTAAGGTCTTTTATTTTAATTGGCATTATAATTCGTTGTAAATGTCTAACAGTGTGTTTTTGTTGAAGTTTTCGCTGTCGATAGCATTGATTTCTTTAGAAACAATCTCATCTACTGTTTCAAACTGGCTAATATCTAGCTCTGTTGATATTTCTTCAATCTGTTTCTGTGGAATTAGCACAATTTCTCTACAATTGTATTGCGATATATAAGTTTCTTTAATAAATTGTGCTTCTTCATATGATATTGGTAAGTCTAGTGTAACCCTAAGATACATATTTGGTTTAATTATGTTTGCTTGTGGATCTAGTAGCTTACTTAGTGTTGTGGTACGATACTTAGGTGCATTTGACCAATTAATATATTGAGGTGCAAGGTTATTTTCACGATCAAATATCATCATACCACGTTCATCGTCACCTGCATCTGCATAGTTGTGAGGAAATGCATTACCAATATACTGTATCTTACCTTGTTTTTGACGTTTATGGAAATGACCACTGAACACAAGGTCTTGATTTTTGAAGTGTTCAGGTCGTAAATCGCCATGTTCGGGCATTTTTACCATAGCATTCATATAAAAATGCGGTAATTCAAAGTGTCCAAACATGTATTTGGATTTACATTGCTCAATAAGCTTCCATTCATCTCCTACTAACCAGGGTACAAGTGCAACATCGTCAATTTCCGTAAACGAGTTTACAAATTCTACACCTTCTATATGTCTAGCAAAGTCAGTAGAGCTTACATCACGCTTGTCTTTGTAATATAAATCGTGATTACCTGTAAAAATAAAAAAAGTATTAAATGCTGCACCTAATTTTTCTAAACTACGGAGGGTAGCCTGCATAGTTGTTAGATTTAAACTGTTGCGATTGTGATGCCAATCTCCGCAAAATATTCCAGTTTCGCAGTTATTTTCTTTTGCAGTTTCGATAAACCAGTCAACAAAATTTTCACAATCATCGTTATGTATTTTACTATTACCTTTTAATCCAAAATGTATATCAGTAAATACTGCTGCTTTTTTAAACATAAAAATTTAGAATGTATTGTTTTCTTGGAATTCTTTTTCTCTTTTTAAAGCTACTTCCCATTCATCATTTGCTTGTCTAGTGTAGCTAGGATTCATATCATTCATTTCCAAAATATCATCTCGTATGTTTTGATTACGTTTTTCTAGATTAATTACCCTAACAAAACTGTTTGTAACTGCTGCTGTATAGTATGCAAATGGATTTTGACTTTTAGATTCGTCAAATTGTAACCCAATCTGAGCTAACTGTAAGATTGCTTGACCTCTCATTTCATCATTATAAGTATATCCTCTTACATTACCACGTGTAGCATATCTTTCACATAATTTCATCCACATTAATGCAAGTTTATCGGTAGCAATACCGTGATCAAGTGAAAAAGATCCGCTAAATAAATCTCCTTTCCAATGACTTTTTCCAATACAAATTAATTCATTATTATCATTAAATTTCCAATGTTGGAATGGAGGAAAATTTAATTTAATTTTTCGATCAGCAATAGTTTTTGGATTTTTCTTTCGACCGGGCTGGTCGGGAATATGATCAAACGTCATAATTCTAAAAACTAAATCAGTGTTGGGAATATTTTCAATATCAATGCTTAATTTTGTATCTTGATTAATTCTTTTTGCTCTATTAGATTTTGCAATATTAATTAGTTCAGCGTCTATTTGACTAATATTTGACAAAATAGCATCATATTGATGATATTCTGGTAAACTAAAGCTACAAAATGTGTTTTTACTTTTATGTATTTCTAATAATATATCTTTATTGTTAAGATAATTTGTTTTTTTCATTTAGTCTCCAAATTAATTTTTATTATAATATATGTAGTTTAAAAAGTCAATAAATACTTTAAAGGAGTATATCCAATGGGTGAAATTAGAGAAAATTTGTTAAATAGTGCGTCTCCTACAAATACAGGTGGAAATCCTTTAGAAATAGATTTAGATCCATATGCAGATAAAGCAGGGGAAGCTATTTCTGGTGCTTTGGATTCGGGCAAAGAATTAGCTGGATCTGCATGGGATTCAGTAAGTGAAACCGCATCAAATGTAGGAAATGGTATAATTGATTCTGTATCAGAATCTTCATTTGGAAAATTTTTAAGATCAGTAGGATTGCCAATTGGCGGAGAGCCCGAGGACGGCGGTGGTGACGATTCAGCATCATGGGGTGTATCCGAAGCAGCAAATGCAGATTGGAGAGTTCGACTTAGTATTGCTCCAGGATTTGGCGATGCAGCGATTATGAAACCATTTACTTTAACTGATAATACTTTAGTTTTTCCATATACTCCGTCTATCATATTATCTAATTCTGCATCTTATACTCCTATAAAACCCATACATAGTAATTATCCTTTTTATGCATATCAAAATTCGCAGGTAGATAATATCACAATCACAGGAGATTTTACTGTAGAAACTATGGAAGATGGAAAATATTGGATAGCAATGGTGCATTATTTACGAAGTGTCACAAAAATGGCCTATGGAGCTACACCTAATGTAGGTGCTCCACCTCCTGTAATAAAATTAAATGGTTTCGGAGAATATGTTTTTAATGATGTGCCTGTTGTAGTTAGTAATTTTACAGTTGAATTACCAACTGATGTTGATTATATTTTTGTTAAAAGGGTAGGAACGAGAGGAACTCATGTTCCTACAAAAAGTACTTTATCAGTAACGCTAATTCCAATGTATAGTAGAAGGAATATAAAACGATTCAGCTTAAAAAGTTTTATAAGTGGAAGTTTAACACGAAGCAAGTATGGATTTATTTAATGTCAAAATATAAAAACAACAGTCCTTGGATTAAAACTGAAATTGTCAATAGAACATATCTAGATATTTTAGAAATTAGATCTGTGCCAGCTGAATCAGATGATGTTAGATATATGATACAACCTCAGTATACACATCGACCAGATTTACTTGCATATGATTTATATGGAGATTACGGTTTATGGTGGGTTTTTGCTCAACGCAATATGGATATAATACAGGATCCTGTTTATGATATCGAAGCTGGTGTAGAAATTATATTACCAAAATTGTCAAATTTAGTAAAATATTTAGGTTAACATGGCTGATACAGATATACAAGTAGTCTCAAATAACACAGGAGGAAATGGTGAATCAGCCGCAACAATTAATATTGACAGTAATGACGATAGGTTAACTGCTCAGCCTACATTACCTTTTCCAAATGAATTAGATGATTTTGTCAGTTATAATTATATTTTTACCTTAAGTGCTTTAACAGATGAGGAAACATCTGCACCAAATGAAACTTATAGGAAATCGGATCCTAAGATAGTTATTTTAAGATCTGGAGGAGGTGCAGACGGTGTTGATACACCTCCAGAAGCGGCACTTGGTAAAGTTGAGTATTTTATAGATAATGTAGAAATTAATAGTTTGATAACTCATAATAGGAAAACTAAACAATCAAATGCAACAAGTATTTCTTTCAATGTTACTGAACCTTATAGTATGGGACTTTTTTTACAAGAATTAAAAGTAGCAGCTCAAAAGGCGAGAGGAGAAATGTCAAATTATCTCGAAGCTCCTTTTTTATTAACTGTTGAATTTAAAGGATGGGACAGTGATGGAAATTATTTAGAAAAAAAACATCTACGCAGGTTGCTGCCCTTTAAATTTGTTGATATTAATTTTAATGTAACCGAAGGTGGTAGTGTTTACAATATAAAAGCAATACCGTGGACTGAACAAGGACAATTAGACGAAGTACAGGCATTAAAAGCTGATGTAAAATTAACTGGTAGAACAGTAAAAGAAATTTTGCAAACAGGAGCAGATAGTTTGCATTCTATTATTAATTCTCGAGAGCAAGAGCGTAGACGCAAAGGCGAAATAACAACAGCAAATGAATATGTAATAATTTTTCCTAAAGAAGCGACAGATTCTACATTTAAAGTAGGAGAAGTTGCTGATAATGATGGAACAAAAACAACATCATTATATTATAAAAGTCCAGGTGCTTTAAAAACAACTAATTTGTATCAGTCTTCTGTATATGAAAAAGATACTGCAAGTTTAGGAGAATTTGTTGATGATTTAGATAATCCAGATCAGACAATTTTGGGTGTAACAGTTAATAGGAGTAATCTAGGAGAAATAGCAAGAACATTTGCAGAATCAGCTGAAACAAATAATGCAATTGGTAAGGGAAAACTTGTTGATTCATTTTTAGATGGAACAAAAAAACCTTTTGGCAGACCAAGATTTACCGAATTAGATGACAAAGATGGAATTTTTGAAAGAGGAAAAATACAGGTAAGTGACAATTTATCTACTTTAACTTTTAAAACCGGAACAACGATACAAGAAATTATAGAAGAAGTAGTTATTTTAAGCGATTATGGTCGCACAATTGCAGATGCAAAGCCGGACGGATATGGAATGATACCTTGGTTCAGGGTCGATGTAGAAGTTTATAATTTAAAAGATACACCGCAAGAAATTAACACAGGAAAACCTCCAAGGTTGTATGTTTACAGGGTTGTACCGTATAAAGCCCATATAAGTAGATACCAGTCTAGTTCAGAACCTAGTATTACGGCTGCATTACGAAAGCAATGTGCAAAAGAATATAATTATATTTTTACAGGTGTAAATGATAATGTACTTGAATTTGATATTAATTTTAATAAAGCATTCTATCTTGCAGCCCAACCGTTTGGCGGAATAGATAAAGGTAGTATAAAAAGTGACGAGGAAGATGCAAGGGCAGGTGTCTCGACACAAAAACACAGACCACCTGTGCCGGGTAATATTGCTACAGATTCTTCGTCAGGAAGTAAATCGACAGAAGAAAGTCCAAAAACACAAACAGGATCAGTAGGCGGAGGGCAACCAGACAAACTTAGCACAGGAGTTGCAAGAGATTTTAACGATGCTCTTCTTAATAGTCCAGTTGATTTAGTAAACACAACTATGACTATTTGGGGTGATCCTTATTTTATAACTGATAGTGGGTATGGTAATTTCCATGCAATACCTAGTCAAGAGTTTATAAATGTAAATGAGGACGGAACAATGAATTATCAAGATAGTGAAGTGCATATTATTGTAAATTTTAGAACACCGTTTGATACAAACGCTGATAATGGATTTATGGATTTCAATGGTGTTGGCTTAGAAGATACTGCTGCATATAGTGGTATATATCAGGTTATATCAGTTGTACATAGTTTTGCCGAAGGAAAATTTACACAAAAGTTAAAAATGATTAGGATAAGAAATCAAGAAGGAGTTGATACAAAACAAAAAGCAGATCCTGAAAAAGGCATAATGAGAGGATTAGATGAATTTGAACAATCTATAATTAATTCTGGAGGTTATTTGTAATGGCAAGTCAAGGATCTCGTACCCAATATTCTAGGGGGTCTAAACCAACCTGGATGACAGGAGTCGGCCCTTATGTAGGTAGGGTTACAAATCATTTAGATACAGAATACATGGGTTCAATCGAAGTTGAAATTTTAAAAACAACAGAAGCTGGTAGTCCAGGAGAAAGTACTGGATATTATATACCTTGTTCATACGTAAGTCCATTTATGGGTAATACTCCACGAAAAGGAGTTGGAAACAATCCTGGTTATGATTATACGCAAAAAAGTTATGGTTTTTGGGGAGTTCCTCCTGATTTGAATGTAAAAGTTCTAGTATTAATGGCAGAAAATAACTTTGGATATGGTTTTTGGATAGGTTGTTTGCAAGACAAATATATGAATTTTATGATGCCAGGTAATGCATCAACAACTTATAGTAACGACCCAGATGGAAAATATACTGGTAAGATTGTTCCTGTTGGCGAATACAATAAAGTACTAGAAACAGGAACAGGTAATGATCCTACTCAATACATAAAATCTGTAGATAAAGATAGAGCCGATATATTAGAGCATCAGGGTTTAACCAAATGGGATGATAATATTGTAGACCAAACTCGAGGAACGACTACTTCTAGTGCTAGAAGAGAGGTTCCTAGTATGGTTTTAGGAATCAGTAGTCCAGGACACCCTGATAGACGTAGTGGTAAACCTAAGGCTAGATATGGAGAAAAGTTTGGCGAAACAAATATTCCTTTTAGTAGATTAGGTGGCACAAGTTTTGTAATGGATGACGGCGATGAAAAAATTCTAAGGAAAAAACCTGCAAACACTGATCCTCCTGAATATGCTTACGTAGAAAAAAGAGAAACTGACGGAGATGTTGCTTTACCGCATAATGAACTTACGAGATGGCGCACACGAACTGGTCATCAAATAGTAATGCATAATACAGAAGATTTAATCTACATAATTAACGCCCAAGGCAATGCATGGATTGAATTAACAAGTAATGGAAAAATTGACATTTACACAGATGATAGTGTTAGTATACATTCTGAAACTGATTTTAATTTGAAAGCAAATAGAGATATCAACTTAGAAGCCTCTGGTAATGTCAATATTAAAGCTAGAGAGCAAATGCGTTTAGAATCTGGCAATGCTACCCATTGGAAAGTTGGTACAGCAGAAGTTAAAAAAGATCCTGCACTGAGACCTGAGTTAGGTATTAAGAACGAAGACGGAACATGGAAATGGAATAGTTTTGAAGATTTACCAACGGTAGAACAACCAGGTGATAATTTGTATATAGATGTAAGTAGAGATGTATATTGGAAGGTAGGAACTCATCCTAAATTAGGGGATTTTAAATTAGAAATTTCTCAAGATAGTCATACAACTGTTGATAGAGATTTTTTCTTGTTAGCAAAAAATAATATCCATCAGCATTCAAATAAGGCAACGTTCCATCTAGCTGATACAACTTTTGATCAAAAGTCTGGAGATGATTTTAAACAGTTTACATCTAAAAATATGCATATAAAAGCAGGTTTAAATATGCGAATTTATGCAGATACAACAGCAGTTTTAAAATCAAAAGTTTGTTACATAACAGCAATGAATACTAATCATATAAAAGCAGGTAATATTAATTATGTAACGGCTGGTGCAAGTAATGAATATAATGCACCTATTAATAATATGAGTAAGCTGCAATATTTTGGAAGCGGATCAGCTAAAGGATCAAATGGTATTACAGCGGATACTGCAGAACCTGCAATTGATGCATTGTTACCTGAATGTGCTCATCATACTTTTATACCAATACGTATTCCTATGCACGAACCGTATTACAGCCATGAAAATTTAGAACCTAAAACATTTTATCCAGATAAAACAGATAGTACAATATCAATTGACGATGCGTGTGAATTTGCAATAAAATACGAACAAGAAGAAATAAAGACTCCTCTAATATTTAACGGAGGAGCTCAAGACGATACATTTAAGAAAGGTAAATGATGAATCTTACAAATCTTTATAAAGATATTACAATAAAAAATGCTAACAAAACGCAAAGATTTAAACCAGGATCAAAAACTTATCGTGGTATAAGCACCATCAATAGTGCTACAAATTCACAATTATACGATCTTGCATTAATTAAGCAAGATATTATAAATCATTTTCATATTAGACAAGGAGAAAAGTTATCTGATCCTACATTTGGTACAATTTTATGGGATATTTTGTTTGAACCTTTAACTCCACAATTAAGAAATTTAATAATTGATAATGTAAACAGAATAATTAGAAGTGACCCAAGGGTTAAAATGGCAAGTGTAATTGTAGATGAATATGAAAGTGGAATACAAGTTGAGTGTGATTTGATTTACCTTCCTTATAATATACAGGACAAAATGAGATTAGCATTTGATCGCAGAGCTGGATTTTTATCATCGTAAAATGCGTATTTAATTTGCAAATAAATACATAAAAGGATTTAATATGGCATCAACTGATAGACAAAATAGATTATTAGTAGCCGAAGACTGGAAAAGAATATACCAAAGTTATACAAGTGCAGAATTTCAAAGTTATGATTTTGACAGTCTTCGCAGGGTAATGATAAATTATCTAAGAGAAAAGTATCCTGAAGATTTTAATGATTATATTGAAAGTTCAGAATATATAGCGTTAATTGACTTAATTGCATTCTTAGGACAAAATTTATCTTTTAGGATTGATTTAAATGCTAGAGAAAACTTTTTAGAGTTAGCCGAGCGTAGAGAAAGTGTATTACGATTAGCAAGATTACTAAGTTATAGTCCTAAAAGAAATATTTGTGCAAATGGATTATTGAAAATAACTAGTGTAAGAACAACAGAAAGCATTATTGATTCTAACAATCTAAATTTAGAAGGGCAAAATATTATATGGAATGACCCTAGTAATAATAACTGGTATGAGCAGTACATTAGAGTGTTAAATGCTGCATTTGATGTCAATAATAAATTTGGACAACCGTATAAAAGTGATACAATTAATAATTTATTAACAGAAAGATATAGAGTAAATTCATCGCAAACAGGATTACCTATTTTTAATTTTGCAAAATCTATCGATGGTCAGACAGTCAGATTTGAAATAGTTCCTGTTGATTTTTCAAACGATATTATTGAAAAAGCACCTTTACCAGGAGATAAATTTAGCCTTTTATACAGAGAAGATGGTATAGGACCTGCTAGTATTAATACTGGATTTTTCGTTATGTTTAAACAAGGTACTTTAGATCAAGGAAATTTTACAGTAGAAAGTCCAAATGCTAATCAAATTGTAACTATAGATTCCATTAATATAAACAATGACGATGTATGGTTATATTCACTAAATGCAGATACTTCAATAAATGAATTATGGACAAAAGTTGATGCAATTGAAGGAAACAATATAATTTATAATGATGTCGGAAAAGATATAAGGAATATTTATTCTGTATTAACCAGGGTTAATGACAGGATTAGTTTAATTTTTTCAGATGGAACTTTTGGTGCGCTTCCTCAAGGTAATTTTAGAGTTTATTATCGCACAAGTAGAAATTCAAATTTAGTAATAAATCCGAGAGATATGTTAGGCATTGGTATTTCAATTGATTATACAAGTGCGAGCCAAAAAATTGAAACTTTAAATTTAGTTTTAGAATTACAGTATACAGTTGATAATGCGTCTATAGCAGAGTCTAATGATTCAATAAAGCAAAGAGCGCCTATGAGTTATTATACACAAAATCGGTTAATTACAGCAGAAGATTATCAGATTGGACCATTATTAGCAAGTACAAAAATTGTAAAAACTAAAAGTATTAACAGGTTATCATCTGGCATTTCACGATATATTGATTTGAAAGATGCAACAGGAAAATATAGTAAAACAAATTTATTTGCTACAGACGGAATTTTATATAAAGAAATTTTTACAAAAAAATTTAATTTTACTTTTGAAACAGATTTAGATATTGAAAAAGTTTTACTAAATCAAGTCAATCCTTTGTTAAATGCAACACAAACGAAAAATTATTATTTTCATGTAGTTGCTGCTATTCCATATGTAGATCAAGGGTTGACTTGGGTAGATGTTTATAATGATGTAAATTACTTTACAGGGTATTTACAAAATAGCAACAATATTAGACAAGTTTTAGGAACTTTTACCCAGTCTATTTTAAAATTTATTAGGCCTAATAGTTTGTTAAAATTTGTACCGCCTAACGGTATGCATTTTGATCCAGATGGAAATTTAAAGATTGGTCAAGCAGATTATAAAAATTCAACAAACTATAAATGGGTTAAATGTATAAAATTTGAAAATGACGGTACTAACGAGCTAGATAATGGCGATGGTCCAGTTTTATTAAATGATTTTATTCCTACTGGTGCAATATTAGCAGAAATTAGACCTTTTGTATCTCAAATACTTACTGATGATGTAAAAAAAGAAGTAGTGTCATTAATCTTAGCTTATCAAACATTTGGTTTACGATTTGATAGAGGCACTGCTAAATGGCAAATTATTAAAGAAGAAAATTTAAATGTTGTAGATAACTATAATGAAGGAAAAGCAGGCGACATAACTGGCCAGAAATTAGATTCAACATGGATAATAAAATTTACAACATCGAGAGAGATATATGATGTTGAGCACAGAGCTGCTAGGTACATATTTGAAAGCGAAAACGAAGTAAATTTTTATTTTGACGAGTCGGATAAAATTTATGATAACAGAACTGGAAAAATTATCAAAGATAAAATCTCAGTTCTGTCAATTAATACTTTGCCTTTTTATAATGATCAACAGGGAACAGAAAATTTTACACAAGATTTCAATTGGCAAATTATGGAATCCTATAGAGATGAATTAGGATATGTAACGAGTGATAAAGTTGCAGTTGAGTTTTTTGACAGTGACGATGACGGAATATCAGATGATGAAAGTATGTTTGAGGAGATTGTAAATCCTAGTTATAACAATGGATTAAATTCTTTTGTATTTCAAGAAAAATATCTTTCGGTAAATGGAGTAGAGAGATATAAGCATTTTCCTAATAATAATAATGAAATCATAGTTTTACAAACAAAAAATAATGTAGGACCGCTAAGTCAATATGATAATAATCAAATATTTTATTACATTGATACAAATATTTTTCAAAAATTTAATAAAAATCTAAATTTACTTGATACAATAGTTGATTATAAAGCATTTTTAGGTAGAAATAATTTAAAGTTTCAATATGAACACGCAGCTGATCAATCTGCACGTATCGATCCAAGTCAAACAAACATTGTTGATGTTTACGTGTTAACTTCAGATTATGATACTCAATTTAGAAAATATTTGAATAATACTATTACAACAAAACCGTTACCATTATCAAGTGACCAACTTTATGTAAGTTATGGTACCCAATTAAATTCTATTAAATCAATTACAGATGAACTAATATATCATCCTGCCAAATATAGAATAATTTTTGGAAGTAAAGCAGACGAGACATTGCAGGTAATATTTAAAGTAATAAAAAATACTGAATTAGTGTTAAATGATAATGAAGTAAAGTCTAGAATAGTAACTTATATAAATCAATTCTTTTCTTTAACAAATTGGGATTTTGGAGAAACATTTTATTTTTCCGAATTATCAGCTTACATAATTAAAGAAATGGCTCCGGATATTACAACATTATTAATAGTTCCAGTTCAAATTGAACAAGTATATGGAAGTCTTTATCAAATAAAATGCGAAGATGACGAATTGTTAATTAGTGGAGCAACAGTAAGCGATATAGAAATTATTGATGAAATTAGTGCAGATAAAATTAAAGCAACTGGAGCAGTTGTTGTTAGTTCTTATTCAGCAAACACAGGAATACAGTCTTCATAATAAGGATAGTTAATGGCGTATAAAGATAATCAAACAGATCCAGCATTACCGGCAGATAATTTACCTAGACGAGAAACAGTAAATCATTTACCTAAATATTTTAGGACAGATTTTAATAAAAAATTTTTAAATGCTACATTAGATCAAATGGTTCAACCTGGTGTTGTTGAAAAAATAAACGGTTTTTATGGTAAAAAAAATGCAAAAGCTTTTGATGCAAATGACAATTATATAAATGATATAACACCAGATAGACAAAATTATCAGTTAGAACCAATTACTATATCTAAAGATAATTTAAACAATATTAATTTTTTTGCAGATTATAATGATTATATTAATTTCATTAAAATTAGACATGGAAATTTAGATCATAGTGTTCTTAACAGTCAAGAATATTATTCATGGAATCCCCATATCAATTGGGATAAATTCATAAATTTTAGAGAATATTATTGGTTACCAAACGGACCAGAAACAATTACTATTTCTGGTCAATCAAAAGAAGTAGTAAGTGAATATACTGTAAGTTTGCGCGATAATGATGATAATTTTACATATATTTTTACTCCAGATGGATTGACAAATAATCCTAGTCTTACTTTATATAGAGGACAAACTTATAGGTTTGATGTAAATACGCCAAATTATCCTATCGCATTTGTTTCAAGAATAACATTTACACCAGGAGAAGAAATTGATGCTGAATATAATTCATCTTTAATTTATACTAATGGTATTAAAAAAATAGACAGAGATGGCTTAGAAATTACAGCTGATTTTGTTGACGATGGCATAATAGAGTTTGTTGTTCCTGAAGTAGCACCTGATAATCTTTTTTATATTTCTAAAGATGATCCAAATTTGTCTGGTATTATAAAAATATTTGATGTTGTAGAAAATACTGAAATAAATGTAGATAAAGAAATTTTAGGAAAAAAGTCATATTTAACAAGCGGTGGCTTTCATTTATCAAATGGAATGAAGATAGAATTTGCAGGAAATGTTTTTCCAGAAGAATTTAGTACTGGAGAATATTATGTAGAAGGTGTCGGAGAGAAAATTGAGCTTATAGACACAAATAGATTAAAATTGTCTAGTTTATTTGTAGATGATTTAGAAATACCGTTTGATGATAACGGGTTTGATCAATATCCATACAGTGAAGCTTTAGGATATGCTGTAAGTAAAGATTATATAACAATTAATAGAAGTTCAATAGATGGAAATTTGTGGAGCAAGTACAACCGATGGTTTCATATTGACGTTATAGAACAATCATTAAAAATTAATAATCAAGCAATTGAAATAAATCAAAATTTAAGGGCAAAAAGACCAATAATTGAATTTGAAAAAAACTTAAAATTGTTTGAGTTTGGAACAGTTGCAAAAAATGATGTTTGGTTAGTAGATGACGTAACAACAGATGTTTTTTCTACAATAGAAGGAAGTATTGGTTATAATATTGACGGAGTTGATTTAACTGAAGGTATTAGGATTCTTTTTTTAGCTGACAATGATATTTTAGTTAAAGGCAAAATTTTTAAAGTAAAATTTATTACAGTTAACAATAATACTCAAATTACACTTATTGAAGAACCTGATACTAATCCAATTGAAAATGAGAATGTATTAGTAAGAGAAGGAAAAACATATAAAAGTAAATCATTGTATTATGACGGAAATGAGTGGAAGATTTGTCAACAAAAAAATAATGTTAATCAAGCTCCACTATTTGATATGTATGATTACAATGGAGTGGCATTTACTGATTCAAATGTGTATCCGTTTTCACAATTTAGTGGAAATAAAATTTTTAGTTATAAAGAAAGCTCTAATACAATTGACGTTGAATTAGGGTTTGGGTTATCCTATAGAAATATTGTTAATAGTGGCGATATAATATTTGAATTCAATTTATTACAAGATAGTTTTCCATTTACAAATAATAATAATCTAGTTACTGAAGTAAAAACTGATATTGGATTTTTAAGAAAATACAGTAGTTTAACTGATTATGTGTCTGTGAATGGGTGGTCAACTGCTAGTACTAAAACACAACAAGTTGTAATTAGACAATATGTAGTAGAAGATGTAACAAATTTATTTGAAATAGATGTGTATGATAATTATATTGATGATAAAGAATTATGGTTACGAGTTTATGTTAATGGAAATATAAAAGAGCTTGATAAAGATTATTTTTTAGAAAGAAATGTAAATGATGATCTGTTTATTAATTTTGTTATACCTATAAAATTAAAAGATAATATTATTATAAAAACAAAATATAAAAGTATAAAAAATGATAACGGATATTATGAATTACCTTATAGTTTAGAAAGAAATCCTTTAAATGAAAACGTTACAGATTTTACTCTTGGCGAAGTTATAGATCACGGTTCTACTATTGTAGAAGAAAGTACATCATTTAGAGGAAAATTTCCTGGAAAAAGTAATTTACGAGATTTAGGTAATTTATCTATTTATGGCAGGAAATTTTTAAAACATACCTGTCCATTAAATTTGTCAATCTATCATTTATTAGATAAAGATGTAAACGTG